AAAAGTCAAGATTTACCGTATTAAAGGAGAAGAGGGATGATGACTAAAAAACACAAGCTACCAACACTAGAATCAATTGCTGCCAAACTCCAGGAATTAGGACAGCAAGCCCGATACATTCTGAAGCACACAGAATTAGACTTAACCCGAAAGCGATCGCTAAAGAATCCACAGAACTACGAAGTTGAGCTAGTCCAAGTTGCAGCGGTAGCCGTCGCTGCTCTAACCGACTTCAAGATGCAACAGAATTCAAATCGTCGGCAAGATGATGTCGAGAGTGAAATATTTGGGGAGATCATAGTTGAGCGAGACAGGCAAGACACCAAGTTTAATCGGTTGCTCCCCATTGGATTAGATCCGTTGATATGGGGTGCTGTTCTGACTGAAGAAGTGGCAGAGGTAATGGCGGAAGTTGAAATTAAGGAGAATGATCGCAATGTTTAAACCCCACGAACTAAAACTAGCCAGAAAGCTTCTGGAACTAGCCTCAGAGCAATTTGGCAACCACGGCTGCAATGACTTTGACTTAGTGGAAAATGCTGGACTGACTTTGGAACAAGCTTACGAAGTTAACCAAGCCTACGTGCAATGGAATGGCAACCCCGACGAGTACGAAGAGAAGGAACTACGTGTCACTCATGCCGTAGCCGGAGACGATGGAATGATGATGTGGTTAGCGGCAAGGATGGAACAGGAATTAGAGGAGAGCGATCGCAATGTTTAGAACCTGGTGGATAAACAACAGTTGGAGATTCTGGGCGATTCGTTGGGTGCTGTGCCGTGACCCCTATGCTGCTGTTGAGGTGTGGCAAGAGTATCGCTATATGCTCAACCCGACTGATGAGCGAGACTTGGCTGAATTGATTTGCGATGAGTACAGCAAGGATATAAGCGCAGCCTTGCGGAATCCAGTGATAGCGCTACTGTGGCGATTCCTGTAATGAAGGGAGTGATGGAAAATGATTGAACTAAACCTAACCACGAAAGAAGCTGTCAGGCTTGAGAATGAGCTTGACTTACTGGGGATGCTCCTCAATCCCAATACACCTCCTGAGATAAAACTGAAGCTGTTGAATAGGCAGCTATCGCCAGAAACGATCAGCGCACACGAGAAGCTAAAAGCTGAACTCGACAACCTAGCTCAGGCTCAGCGAATGCTACTGCAACAGCCTGAGCCACGCACTGATTTAACTTCAGGCGAACTGATTGCATTGACTCGTCAGCAAGGAATCAGTATGAGCGAATTCCTGGGAGTTCCAAAGCTGTCACGAGAGGAAGCGATCGCCCTTTACCGCAATGGTGAGATTACAGAGGGACGGCTAGCTGACTCTCTCGGAGTGGATAGGTTGGAAGCAAGGCGGATTATGCAGGAGGAAGAATGCGAATAATCATCACCAATCATTTCCTCTGCAAAGGATTTGCCTTCGACGTTGCCCACTTCTACCCCAGTCACGTCATTACGAAAGGTGGCAGTCGCTTCTATGCGAATCAGTGGCGAGTAGCTGGGGAAGGGGAAGAAGGTGAAAGGCTGAATCCTGACATGGAACTGAGTAACCCTAGTGGATTGAGAGGGATTCAGCTAACGCTGATGTAGGCACAAAAAAGACCGCAGGGCAGCTACGGTCATCAGGGTGCATCTATCTACCTGATCTATTTTATGCGATCGCTCTAATCTCCTAGTCGTAACGAGATCGCTTCAACGACCCATTCTTCTAATTCTTTATCCTCAGCAGCCGCCCTCAACTTGCACTCGTTAAAGTGCTTCTCTTCATTCCTCATGCAGTAAGTCTCCAATGCAGTAGCGATACACCCATTGAGAGGCTTTTTTGTTGCTTCTGAGGCAATCATCAACCGGATATAAACGCTGATTGGTAATTCTTGTGTGGTTAGGCGCTTGCCAGAAAGCTTCTGGAACAGCCCTTTTTCTTTCAATAGCTCGATAAGCCTGTCTATGTTCATTCGTCCCTAGATGTTCGTGAGCATCGCTACTACATCTTATGTTATCATTCTCCCAACAAGGTGATTGAATTTCTGTCAAGGATTCATCACCACGCAAAGCACCGCTGATGAACGGATGCGACCCGCTCACCAGCGACTCCCCTACCCAAAGACAAACCCTAAAGGCAGGATGACACAATGATAAGTGCATTAACACCAGAAACGGAACTACCAAGCGAACTTCACCCCATCGCATTCATGAATGCTTGGAACCTTACAAAAGGTAGGACAGCAGACTTGCTGGGAATTGAACCCCGAACTCTTGACGCATACTGCTACAGTCCAAAGGCAAAAGCACGAAGAGAGCCGAAGCCGCCAATCAAGCGCGCTGCGGCAGTCATTCATGAGAACTGGTTGTTAAAAGGATTGCAGCCACCTAACCCTGCTTTTTTGTCTCAATAGCACCATCAACGCTGCCATCAAAAACGCCATCATCTCGTAGTGACCCACCCATAGCGGTGGGTTTTTAATTAGATTATCGAAAGTCACAGGCTGTGACTCTTGAAAAAGTCACACCGCAAGTTCAGGCAATCAATCCAGTTGTTATCACTGTGACTTACGACCTCTAATCTATCCAAGTCAAAACTCACATTTATGCCAAACAAGGAGACACGAAATGACCCGGAAAAGCTAGCGTTCATGCAAGCCGGAGTGTTATTGGTGAACTTCATAAAAAAGCAAAATTGGAAGCGAACAGAGGTCGCAGCGATTTTGGGGATTCACCACAACAGCTTGTACAAGGACGAGTTAATCCTTGAGGAATGGTGCGACCACTACAACAGCCAAATGAGACGAACTCGCCTTGACCTTTATCAAGTGTGGTTGTTACTCTTCACCCGATGCTTGGTCAACCAGCTAGGGACTAGAAAACAGGCAGAAACCTTTATCTTCAAACATCCAGGGTTGACCACTCACGAAAAGTTCATTCAAACCAAGCAAACAATCATTAAAAACTATGGAAACCAACCGCGACAAATCAAGCGTGTTCTCGCTGCTTAACTTTGATTCAGTTGAGAGCATGAATACTGCGCTACTAGAATTGTCTGAAACCCTTTCTAGTCAAGGTAAAGCAGTTCCCCAGGACATCAAGAACGCTGACAAGACTAAAACGATTTCAAAGGCTTCTCTCCAAATATTGAGGGATTCACAGCAACAGCCTAATGCGATCGCTGGCGCTACGGAATCTGAACCAGATGAAATCGTCGAAGCTGGCGAGTTGACCATCACAGACGACGCTATCGAAAGCCTTGCAGCCGACAAAAACATTGACCTATTCGTTGTTATTGATGCTGCTGAGAAGGTTCAAAACTTGGCGTTACTGGTGCAATGGGCGGAAGAGTATCAGCGCCAGAAGTTAGAGATTGAGAAGCAAGAGCAGGACGAAGCTATCAAGGAGTCTGTTTCTCAGCAAATCAGAACTGAAAAGCTGAAAAAGCAAGAGGATGAGCTAAAGCAGCGCTTGATTAATGCCCTTAATCCAGTCAACAAAAAGCCGTTTGACGTTAAGCAGGTTGAAAGAATGCTCAACATTCAAGTCCCTGAGTCGGTTAAGCAGATGGCTAGCTACAACCTCGACAGTGAGGACAATGTACCGGATTTTTTGAAGCAAGCGAGAGAGAACTTCGCAAAGCTGAGAGCGTAATCGTTGCAATTGAGAAAGTGAGGGCGGAACGCTCTGCCCTCCAGGATTTCAGATACAGGATGCTACTCAATCAACCCAAGGATAAAACCATGAACCACTTACTCATCGCCTCTACCCTCGCTCTCGTCGTTGGTGCTATCGGACTCATCTTCCCCCCTGCCGCATTCGGACTTGGATGTCTCGTGATGAGCGGCGGACTGATTGCTAGAGAGGGATAGATGAATATTAGGGCTATCTACGACGGCTATCACTCCCCAGTGAATCAGCAACCGCAAAGCACTACCACGCACCGACCAAAACCAATTCTTAAACCCAAGCAAAAATGAAACTTACACCACTTTCAGTCACGACACTTTTCTTAGGCGGAACGATCGCATTACTCCCAGAATTCAATCAGCAATTGCTAGGTGTTGCGATCGCATTCATTCTCATCAACCTCGCTAGCCGTTTTCTTGAGCAATGAATACAGCAAAAAACCCTCAGCTTATTGAATTAGCAAGGGTTGCAGCGAACGAAATCATCAGCCTTAAAGGCGCAACACACGAACAAATCTGGGGTATCTACCAAGACTTTCGCAAGCAGTACGCACAAATCAAAGCAGAGGATAGCGCTGATGAATTGAAAGCTCCCAACGCTGCCTCTGCTAGCCCAAAAGACAAGGACTAAAACCAGTATGAACAGTAGAAAGCCAGTTGGACACTTCACTCATTACGACTCACAGGTTCAAGCGCCTTACTCACTTCACTTCTTGCAAGAAAAGTTTGGTAGCTATCTTCAGCAAATGGGGTATAGCGAAAAGGTTGCATTGCTGGCGATTATCACTCGGACTCTAGCGGTTGATGCTCAATTCGGGAGTGACGAAGTGTTTACCCTTGAAGATGCCTGGAGTGAGACTGGTTACGACCTCTCGCCAGAGTTAGGGGGATTACTCGAAACCCTTAACGACCTTGACGACGATGACCTATACGGACTTTGTATGTGTTTGATTGACAACCGACATGACGAAGGAGTGGTGGCAGCATGAACTGGGACTATATTACCAAGCACCTAAACGCCTATAATCGCCTCCCTTGCAATACTTCGCGGGTTCACGACGACTTACTCTATCGCATTGGTAGTCATGTTGATGTACTGACACCTCAAGACTGCCAAGCCATCGACAAACAGAGAGGTTGGTTCACGTCAGAGCAACGCTATCGGGTTCTGAACTGGCTGATTTGTCAAGATGGGATTGAGATTGAAGGTGATTTGACCATCCTGATATTTGGGTGTCAGCAACTCCAAGAATGGCTTACTGAGAGCGATTTAGCCTATCCTGATTACGAATTCTATCTAGCGTTTGAGTACCAAGATGAAGATTCATCAGGCTGGAAATCTGGCATAAACTACACGCTCTTTTGGATGCCTAAGCCTGGTGCGCCAGAACCTGACATAGACAACGACTTTTCCTGGCAGTCTTATTGGGAATCTGGTGAAATGTTCTGGGGTGAATTTCCTGGCGGATTCACTAATCAGTTTGATTTCAACCTCGACTGCTACCCAGATCAGGGAAGCTTTACCAACCCTAGTTTGACTTGCAAAGAAGGCGATCGTTATACCACTCCTACTGAAGAAGACGAAGACTTACTATCCGTAGCGCAATCATTAGAAGCGATTGCAGTTGCTAATCGATCCCTCGCAAATGCAGGAATGAAGGGGGCGATGACGTGAAACTTCGACTAGCCACTCTAGCTCTTGTACTGTCAACTAGTTTGCTGTCTGCGTGTGACGAAGAGAACCAAGGCATTACAGACTCAAATGGCTCCACAAACTTACAAGTTCCAGCAAGCCAGTTAGCGCCCAATGGATGCCCATACCCAGAAGATATGAACATCAAAGATAGCAGCGGCAACCCGCTTCATATTGTCCGTGTTGACAAGGCTCCGGACGGCAGTTGTATTGCAGTTACACGAGATGAGGTGCAGCCATGAAACTCAAAGCAACCTGGGTCTTTATCTTTATCCCCTTTGGCGTAATCCTTTTAAGCCAAGGCGATCGCATGAAAGCCACCGTCGATCAGGGAAGCGTTATTTCCACAGAACAATCGACAGCCTCCGGTCAAAGCCGCCTACTAAGAGAGCAGGCACAAAACGCCCAAAGATACTCAAAAGTAGCGATAGAGCGGCTTAAGGCTAACTGCCTTCCGGTTGTTGACCAGCAATCAGGCAGCGAAGGTTACTTCAAAGAAGGCTCCGTGGTGATGGATCACAGCCTCGGAAGACCTGTGAGGGCAGGCGCTTTCGTCTGCAACTCACTAGGAGATACAGCCGTTGTAGGAGCAGACGGGACGCTCACTGAGATTGTGAGAGCGTCGCTTGAGAAGCAGGGTGAATACGACGAATTATTCAACAAACTACTGAAGGGACAAGTCGATGGCAAGAGCAGCAAGTAGTTCAGGTAGAGGCGCTTCCAGTCCTCGGAGTAATCCACAAGTCAGCAGGCAAACTGCTGTTAAAGGATTAGGTAAGTTTCTTTTTCTCGCAACGATTACTTTCATCGGCATTTTGAATATCCAGCCGTGGATGAGCGTTGCAAAGCAAATGAAGGACGCAATCGAGTTCGTCCCATTCCTCACAGCACTAACTCAACTCCCTTGGGTCGGTGGCTGGGTTGTCTGGCTATCGAATCAGGAGAATGCCTTAAGTGCGATCGCAGTCGGATTGTGGGCTTTAACCCAATACTGCGAGATGACCGATATCTCCTGGATACGGGCGAGAAGACCCCTTGTTTACTGCTGGGAGTTTGCTGTCGTGTTCATTCACTTCCCTCCCTACGAGGGCGGTTACACAGACTTTTTTGAAGATATGCCGCACTTGGCTTGGGATTCTATCGACTGGTGGAATTTAGTCCTGTCAGTAATTTGCGCCTTTGCGTTTGAGTTCATCTACAACATATTGAAAAAACAATAATCAGGGTTCTTCAACTTTTCTTTGTCGTTTATCAGCCCCGCAGCAAGGGACTTTTTGCTAGCCATGCCAAAACCAAACTTATCTAAAACAACCAACTTTCTAGACCAAATTGAATTTGAGAACGACTTCGGACAGGAGCCAATAGGGGTGGGTCGGTTCACTGAAGACAAAGCAGTCGTAGGAGTTTTCTCTATGGCGATTGCCTTTGTTGGCTGGACAATTACCCCCCCACTAGCCGTCATAGTGGCGTTGGTGTGGTGGAATGACGTAAAGAGTCTTGACGGCGGTTCAAGTCCGGAGAGGAAGAAGCGTCTACCCGTTGTTGATACCACTGCTGAGGAGGTTTACGACGACGAGGAAGAGGATTACTACGAAGAACCCGTCAGTTACGTCCAGGATGAGCCTAAGCGTGAGAAGCAGGCACCTCGAAAGGAATCTGCAAGGAAAGCACCCGCACGGGCTTCTGAGTCAGTAGAAGTGGAAGAGACGCCAAGCACATCAGAGTGGCAGTGGGGTGAGGACGGTGAACCAAATATCCAAGATATTCCAAGGCGATCGTGCAGGCAGAAGAGTACTGAGCCTCGTAGAGAGTCGAACATCCCAATCCCTCAACTTCCGCAGGTGACTACTAGCACAAGGAAGGAGTTGATTGAAAGACTTAAACAAGACTGTCCAGCATTGCTCAGGATCGTCAAGGATTATCAACCTATTCGCTTAGTAGGAATGCAGCGAACAGGTAAAACAACTTGGGCTATTATTTTTGGGCTTCTCAGAATGGTTCTTTTCTCAGATCATCGAGTCCTTGCATCAACCATTCACAACGAAAAAGAGAATCAATACCCTAATGTTTTCGACACTGTTGGACTATGCTCTGATGGTAGTCGTGATTATGTCGGTGTTAGGGATGCATGGAACGAACTCTACGACAAAATCGAAGACGGTTGTATGGAACCTATTACTTACTTTTGGGATGAATTTGGTCTTCAAGATTTAGCACTTGCCAAAGCAATTGGAGGAAGAAAGCCTGATAAATCATCCATGCAGCAAGCACAAGAGGAAGTGGGTGTATTGATGACTTCAGGGATGAGAGAAAGTGCCAAGCATAACAAAAGTCTAGTCTTCCTAGTGCATGGTGAAACGGCTGCTTTTCTTCCAGGAGTAGAAGGACTGGTAAAAGTTTTCTTAAACGGAACTGTCAGGGTAGAAACTATTGGCGAACCAGTGGAAGATGAGGACGGACTGGCTAAATTGCAGCCAACTGGAAAGTTCACAATTACTTACTTGGACAAAGCCAAAACAACAGAGTCAGGACAGATACCAGAATGGCTAACACAAGAGTATTTATTGGGGTTGCTGGGTAATCCAATTGTGGACAAAACTAAGTCACCAAAGAAGAGTGAAGAAGGGTTCACGGTGTCGGATGGACTAAAAGAACCTTTCAAGACAATCTACTCGTTTGCCAAACAACAAGGAGACTGGATTACTGCAAGGGATATTCAAAGGAAAGAGTTTGCAGTTCTTAAGGGCAAACCCGTAAAAACTATTCGTCAATACCTTGGCTTAATGCACGATATGGAATTAGGTGAAATTGACGAACAAGATAAATCAGATAGCGCTGTCGGGTTCCTTGCAAAGTAATTAACCACGCTGTCGGGTACGACCTGACAAGCCCGACAGCGCCCAACTGACAACCCGACGTCCGACACCCGACAAGCACCAATTAATAGAATGCAAGCTAAAAACAGAATCAAAAAGCAGCGCAAGCCACCACTAAAACTCAACTACGTCACTTATATCAACTCCCCAGAATGGAAAGCTAAACACCCCCTATGGCTAAAACAAGCTAGTAATCGCTGTATGCTATTCCCCTGGATTCGAGTCGGCTACGTTGACGGGGTTTACTATCCCTATGCAATTCACCACAAGGACAAAGCAGCTTATCAAAGCATCGGCACTGAACAGCTAGGCGAACACGTTCTAGTCCTGTCTCGATTTGCTCACAAGTGGGTGTTTCATTTCCTGCTGAGTGGAGGAAAGAGGCGAGTGAGAGAGCAGAAGGTATTCCCTAATTTCTGGCAGTCTGTAGCAAATGAAATTTGTGTGATTAATGGGGTACTGCTAAGCCAGTTAAGTAAGTTATTCAGTAAAGCCTAAAAGCCATGATTACCCTAAACATTACCCCAATCGCTAAACCCAGAATGACGCAATCCGATCGCTGGAAAGAACGCTCTTGTGTTGTCCAGTATTGGCAATACAAAGACGCGATTAGAGAGGCGATGGAACTGTAGTCATTCCCCCATCCAGCACATATTATTTTTGTCTTACCAATGCCATCATCTTGGAGCGAAAAGAAGAAGCGATCGCATGACAGACAGCCGCACTACCAGCGACCCGACTGGGATAATTTAGCCAAGGGGTTGACCGATGCTTTATTTGATGAAGATTGCGAGTTATGGGATGTTCGGGTGACTAAGCTTTGGGGTAGGCAAGGGCAAATCATTATCTATCCAATGGAGTCCATATTCACCAATGCGATAGCGTCCTAGCTGATAATTGAATAGAGAAAAGATAGCTCACCCCTCGCCCAAGAGGGGTTTTTTATTACCCCATTCCACCCAACAACCAAGTCGGATCTGCTGTGTGTTTTGCGTGAGAATCCATTACACTACCCAGGCTGTTCATCGCCTTGATGAGATTGAAGACATAAGCGATCGCATCTTCCTCGCTCATCTCCATCCGTCGTTCGAACTCATCCCAGATAACCTGTTGTTCTTCTGTTAGCTGCATTACTTCACCTCGGTTTGAAGCAGAGTTCCTGATTCTGACCGCTAGATCTAGCGGTCACATCTCAAGGAAAGCTAGGGAGAAATCATCCCCCACCCCTCGTGAAACTCGCATACATATCACTAGAAGGCTGTGTCATTCCTTTCTGTGACCTAGCCAAAGACTCAGAATTAATTGCAGAAATGCAGCTACTACTCCGTAACGCTGGCTGCCAAGTCACTGAACTAGACGGCATCTGGTCAGCCAACTTTGCGGCTACGATCGCTACCTTTTGCGCGATTCACGAGCTGACAGCACATGGCATTACCCCAGACCTAGCGACTGAGTTACTGGAGTATGGGGATTGAATCATGGTGAAAGCAAAATGGAATTTGCCAGAGTTGCCCAAACAAAAAGCCGTTTATAAGTGGAAATGCGATCATGCTGTGTTTGTCCAGCAGGGATACCAACGGCAAGATGGAACAGAGGCACCTGCTAGAGACTGGATAGCCTACGCACTATCTCAGGCTGATATAGCTGATATATTCCACACCGAGTATGTCCGGGCTAACGGCAATATGCTGAGGGCTTGGATTGCGACTGCCGAGAGACTAGACGGAGAGTTCCGGGCTGCGATCGAGGCTGAGGTATATCAGTGGGATAGAGAGACTGTTAGGGGTGACGGAAGTGTTGCGTCGTCCCCAAGAGATTCAGTAGATACAGGTGAGTTGCGCGAGTCGCAAGAGTTGAGCTTTGAATGATACCAGTCGGCACACAATACCAAAACGTCCGCCAACTACGCGACGACTTAGAAGAACTCGTCGCCACTGAGCTTGGCAAATTCCCCAATGGCTTGCCTGCTATCTGGGTAGAGGATAGGCAAGCCCGTACAGTATCCGGTGGGGTGAGCGTCATCATTCAGGAAGACTTTGCTCCAACAGCGACACGGGCAAGGATGGGGAATCAAAGCGACACAGCCGGGGAATGGGTAGTCGTGCTGAGAAGTTTTGGGACACCGGAGCAATTTAGGGCAGCTAAAGAGAAGATGCGATCACTTCCTCAATCGATGCGTGAGACTGCGCTGCCATTTCGTGAGGGCGTTGTCCCGCAGGTAACCTTTAGGATTCAGTCAACTATCACGCGAAACACCTGGCAGAACTCCCCACTACCTTCGTCTATCGTCACTCCACCACCTCCTCCACCAGACCCAGAAGAACCTGATCCACGTCCTACGCCTATCACCAACATTCCAGCAAGGCTTATCGATCCATCCCCAGCGAGTAAAGGTAGTTTAGGAATAGGGCTAAACTCAGTTACAGACTACAGTGGCAACCTCGTATTCTTGAATATCGCAAAACAGGCTAGGGAGTATGTCACCTCAGCTCCCGGCACTTTTGACACGAACGAAGCCAGCAAGATAGACCGTGACAGCAATGGATGGGCGAAGTCACTTACGCCAACATCAGCCGCCCAGTTTACAGAATTAAAGCTAATCTTGTCAGCCAACCGCAGCAACCTACCTACTGGGCGCTATGTAGTGAAATGGGCAGGAAATGCGACATTCAATTGGTTCCAGGCAAACGTCGTTGAGTCTTCGCCCAATCGCCAGGTTATCGAGGTGGGTAACGTTGATATTTGTTGGATAACCTTTACTTCTATTGATTCAGCGAACCACTTCCGAGACTTGGTGGTTGTTAAGGAGTCACAAGAAGCACTCCTCGACAGTGGCGAGATATTCAACCCTGACTATTTGGTAATCCTTCAGAAATTCCAGACATTGAGGTTCATGGACTGGCAACAAACAAACGGCAGTCCCTTAGTCAACTGGGCAGACAGAGCAACCCCTGAACACTTTAGCTATGCGTTGACCAAAGGTGTGCCTTACGAAATTCAAGCCGCTTTATGCAATAAGCTAAATGCTGACGGCTGGTTCAATATTCCGCACCGAGCAACTGATGCTTTCGTGAACCAAGCGGCGGCGACATTGTTAACAAGTCTCAACGCACCCTTGAAGGCTTATATTGAGTACACCAACGAGCAATGGAACCCGATTTTCTCACAAGGGGACTGGATTGAAGGGCAAGCGATCGCACGATACTCAGCCTCAATAGAGTCAAGCTTTACGAAGCGATGCAACTGGTTCGGCTGGAGAACGGATGGGGTAGGGGCAATCTTCAAGTCTGTTTGGGGAGTGCAAGCCAATCGATTAGTCATCGCGTTAGGCGCACAGGCAGCGAATACCTATATTGCATCTGAATCCTACACCACACCATTGGAAGGGTTGCCACGCACTAATATAGATGCGATCGCTATTGCACCTTACTTTAATGCTGGAGGAGAAGTGGGCAGCGCTAATGAACCAAACCTAACAACAGTGAAAGGCTGGTCTACAGACGATCTGTTCACTCAAATCAATACAGGCGGATTGCTTAGCGGGGCATATCCTCAAGGTTTGCTAGCAGAAGCAAAAAACTGGACAGTTCAGCACAAAACCTACTGCAACTCGATTGGCAAACGATTAATTGCCTACGAGGGAGGACAACACTTTGTAGACTATTCGGTAAATGGGTCTTTAAGATACTTCTTTATTGTTGCTAACCGCTCACCCAAAATGTATCAAGCCTACCTAGACTATCTTGCGGATTGGAAGGATGCGGGTGGTGAGCTATTTTGCCACTTCCAAGACGCTGGCAATTGGTCAAACTCCGGTTATTGGGGCGCACTGGAGAGTATGGGGCAATATGAAGAGGGGTCAGCGAAGTACAACGCGCTGTACAACTTTATGATTCAAACTCCGAAGTGGTGGTGAGGGAAGTCTACGAAGACCGCCATAGTCATTAAACTGGGGTCATTCCTGTGGGGATGAGGATTCATCAGCCTTTTTCTTGCAAGAATGGCAAAGATCATTACTCGTCCCTCAATTAGAGAGACGACTTTAGGTGTCTCGTTCGCAGTGGCAGAACTGCGCTCTATCACTGTTGGTACTTCAATCGCCACAATCCGGGAATTTCCTGAGTATGGTGTCGCCGTTGGCGCTTCTGTTGCTAACAATGCTGAGACAATTCAGTTAAGCTTCGTTCCTACCGCAGCTCAAACCGCTGCTACACCTCCTGTCACTGGTTTCTACCTAGACGCTGGTACTGTCCTAAGCTTTAGCGCAACCAAAGTTACTATTGCCAAAGGCATCCAGTTAACTACTAGCCCTCAATCTGTTGAGACGCTGCCTATTGTTGGCACGATCGCTTCGGCTGCTGCTACTAAGACCTCTGGGGCTGTTTTTGTCGTAGGTTGCTCCAAGAGTGATGTAGCTCCTGAGATCAAAACCTCGGATGCAACAAATTATCTATCCGGAATTGGTGCCGAGATGGTGGTTACCGGGAACAGCAAGAAGTTGTCAATCGAAACCCAATGCATTTATGGTGACCGGGGTACTGACCTACTTCGAAGGTTTGCCTACGACACAACCTATGTAGGTCGTGAGTTCTATTTTGAGGTACTTTACCCATCAGGCGAATCCCACAAAGGGATCGCTCTTGTAACTAGTGCAACCCCTGAAAATACAGCTCAGGAATTGCGTAAGCTCACCTGCGAGGCTCAAGTCCAGGGGCAGGCTTACGAGTTCCTTCCTGCAACGGTTACAGGCGCTTAAGCCTTGTTGTGATCCAAAAGCCCGTCATTAGTTGGCGGGCTTTTTCTGTTAGTTATTTAACCTCTTCTCGCTCTCGATGCCTTCGCATTACAGCACTAATAGTATTAATATTCGTGTTAGTTATTTGCCCTATTTCTCGATAATTCACCTGCAATGCATTGGGGCGATGTTGGTATGTGTCTAACCTTGTGGATAAGCTATCTCGATCCAGTCTCTCAAGTCATTCGCACTATATTCATGAGCCTGGACTGACAGCCAAAGCCATGTTGCGGTGACACCCTTTTGTGCTGCAACCCTACGCATTAACTCAGGGTATTCCATGCATACTTGCCTAAGCTCATCGGGATGCACATAGCCTTTAGCTTCAGCCTGCGCGATCACTGTTTCAGTGTTTGCGTTCATTTGTTAGCTGCAATGCATTGGGGCGATTTTGGTCGTGTGGCTAGATACATAGTAGCCCCATTATTGTGAATCTTCGATAAAGATAAACTAGGATAAAACACCATAACCCCTATGTCCACACCCCAATCTAACCCAATCACCCTAATATCTCCTGCAACGATTACTCGAATGAGCATAGTACTAGAAACCCTCTACATGACGGATACATCAGCAATGCAGGGGATGAGAGAAGCGCTGGGGCTGCCTATTCTTACTGATTCATTTTATTGGTGGGAAAAAGGCATTAAAAACGGAGTAAAGGACAATCGACTGATACAATGCCACGCCAAGCTGCAATCGGTAGAGGACGGGGTTAGGTGGATAGCCTTGCGAACATATGTAGGGACGATCGCTGAGGATGATGCTCAAGAGGTAAGCAGTAAAATTGACTGAAACACCTAATATCCCTATGCCTACAAATAAAAAAGGCTTCACCCCCACTACCTCAGAAGATCCCTGGACACCTGGACCCACCCAAGAACCAACAACTGACAACGAACAACCTACAGCACAAGAATCAGAACTAGAACCCGACGAGTCCATAGCGATCACACCCCCATCCGAACCACCCAATCCAGCCAAGCAGATGTGGACAGGTGGCAGCCTTGTCTTTACGGAAGATAACCGAACAGCCATCCAGTCAGCTCATGCCGCAATGTGGCAAGCTGATGAGCCAATGTACCTACTGCACGATGACGGGTAGGGTGACTTGCTCATTGCCATCAACCAACAAGCGATCACTCTATTCGGCGCAACCAATCCTCAAGCTACAGTCCCTCGATTAATCAACAACGACTTTAACCCTGAGAGGGATTTGACAAGCGATCGCACTGCCAACGAATTCACGTACACTGGCACACTGAAGGGGCTGGACTCTGTTTTCCGTCCAGTCACCGAGACGCATCGTAAAATAGCAGAAGGGTTCTGGCTCGTTGTAGTCACGAGCTAGAGTCATGAACGACTAACCATAAGTAGGGCAGGGAAGGCTGATAGCAAACCCTGTCTTTTTTATGGCTACCTCCTACCGTTGCTTGCATTCCAAAACTTTCGCTATCTGCCTGATCAACTGCCGTGTTGAGCAAGTCTCAGCAGCCCCACCCAACCCACAGACGGACGAGGAACGGCAAGCAACCAAGACTACCGTGAAGTGTGGGATAGCCGCTTTCACCGCAGGGCTATCCGCGCCGATGTCGCTGTACGACTTAGATACTGAGCAATATATCGGACACTGCGAGATTCCAGATGAAGTGCGAGGGGCGATCGTGCCGCAGAGTTTTTGTGACCCAGAAGACGCTTTGGAACTAGATCTAACGCTAGAATAGATAGCGTTTAGTTAATCAATATGCTATCATGAATATAGTTCAGCTAATCACTCGGTTACCGGACTTTGAGCGCGAACATCTTAAGCTTTACTGCAAGCTCACGGGCAGAAGTCAAAACGACGTAGTGCGAGAGTTTATCCGCTCTCTTCAGATCCCTAATGAAAACGATAGAGTTCAAAATTCGCCCAAACAGAGCAACCAAGCAAAGGATTGACGCTTGGCTGACAGACTTGCGTAAAGTCTGGAATATGGGTCTTGAACTCTTAGAGGAAAGCCAGCAATGGTATTGGAGAGAAAAGAATAACGCGGTATTTGAAGACGATTACTATCCTGTTCCGTGGGAGTGGCACGGCAATCAAGATCGAGGGTGGGGCTTGGCTTGTAGTATCACAGCGCCTCACTCTCGACGCTACAGCAAGGTTGACCAGCTTCACTCCTCACCTGATAGAGATTATCGACTGTGCTGCCCTATTAAACGATCGCCTTCTAATCAACCTCCGACATATATTGTCAAAGGCAAGAACCCTTGGCAAAGTCTTGGGAGGCACTTTTCTGTCAAGAATCATCTTGACAAAGCATGGTTAACAAGCATCCCTCAAGTATTTATTCGCGGAACTTTGCATAGCCTAGCTAGAGCGTGGGATGAATACTGCAAGGGCAATCAAAAGCGACCAAGGTTTAAGTCGTCTAATAAGGCGATAAAAACACTAGCTTGTTTTGACTGCTTAAAATCAGTAACAGTAAAAGGTGGGGTACTCAAGCTGCCCAAAATCAGTCCATTTATTGTAAAAACATTAAATGAGCGCTGGAACCCTGATATCAAAATTTGTACAGCAAAACTGTGCAAGCGTCCTAGCGGCTACTATGTCCAACTAACGGGAGAAGTACCAAGCAAGTTTACAAAGCCATCAGCAAGAGCTTGCGGGATAGACGTAGGCTTGCAGTACATTATTGCTGATGACGCTGACAACGTAGTCGAACCTCCAAAGTATCTACGCAAGACAGAGAAACGACTGAAGCGGTTGCAGCGCAAAGCATCCCGACAATACCGGATGAATAAGCGTTCTAAGAATTGGGAGAAAACCCAGAAGCTTGTTGCAAGGCAGCATGAAAAAATAGCCAGCCAACGACGTTTGTTTAACCACAAAATCAGCACATATCGTGTTAGAACCTATGCGGCAATAGCAGTAGAAGAGATCAAGATCGAGAACTTAGTACGACGACCAAAGCCTGTAGAAACTGAAGAGGGTTCAGGGGTTTGGCAGAAAAACAGAGCAGCCCAAAAGTCAGGGTTAAACAAATCCTTCACTGACGCTGGTTTAGGGCAATTGCTCACTATGATTGAAACCAAGTGCAAGGCATCCGGCAGACTGTTTGAGAGAGTGCCGCCTCAATATACCTCTCAGGATTGCCCTGAATGTGGTTATCGACAAAAGAAGTCTTTGAGCCAAAGGACTCATCAATGCCAGCAGTGCGGGTATACGGCAAAACGTGACGTAGCTGCGGCTATCAATATTTTTGCAAAGTCTAGCTTTGCTGAAATCTACCCTCGTTCTGTGAGGGAAAGTCAAGCCTGTGGATCGACTATTAGTCGGGATGAAGCAGGAACGGTTGCAAAACCGACATCGGGTAGTTTACCCGACACTATCACCCAACTCTGTTTGTTTGAGTTTTCATCAACATCTACGAGAGATTTACGCAAGAAGGTCTTGAGGCAAAAGCCTCGCAAGTGTCTTGGATGGGAGCAATTGCAATTGTTCTCAGAGTCAGGGTGAGATTGGAATTGGTTAGGCAGTTCCCAGGATTAGACTGGAACTAACACAACAAGCTAATGGGAGCGATAGTAGAACGACCCGGGGGGTGAGCTTGACTTGGTGACTAAGTAATGTAACCGCAATTTCAAGCGGTCAAAACTAGGGGAATAGTATAGCGAGTCCGTCATGACTTAAAACTGAGCGTCAGTCGCAGTTGCGGCTAGAGGGAAGGACAAAATGAGTCGCCCGTGTCTTACAAATTCATCCCCGCAATCCAGAAACTTAAGCGTGAAATCGTTGCGATTGGTAACGACGAGATTGGTAAAGTATATTTTCTCAAGCGTTATTGCCGTGTAGCTGGTGAGAGAGAAGCGCTAGACGCAACCGAGAAGAATCAGAATGAAGGGCAGTTCTTACTCGTACAGTTAGCCGACAAAATTAAAAAAGATAAGGGCATCAGCACCGAAGCAGCATACGGCTACATCTTCCCCTCTGAAGAGAACAACGAAGTAGTTAAAGACTTCAACCCAATGGTCGAGTATCCCGACGAGATGAGAGCATTGCTCGGTCTTCGCTCACAGACCAACCGGATGAAGGATGCAGTAGCTACGGTCATGATGAATACGAGAGTTGCGTTCCCCATTGAATTGACAGCAAACGCAGACATCAACAGCGAATCATTGGAAGTAGTGGGATTGTCCTTTCCCCTGCAAAACAACGACTTAATCAAGTTCGGTTCATGCACTGCCAAAGTAGTGGGCAATCACGAGGCTGATGCAGAATCAGTGACAATCCAACCCCTAAGCGAGAAGCTAGCATCCGGTCGTGTTGGATTCTTGGCTAACTTCGAGAGTGGGAAGGAGAAAGTCGGTTACAGTGATTGGACAACTGAAGACACCAAGCAGTTGCCAGAAAACCTGATTGAAGAAATCTTCGCATTCTACCAGCGTGAAGCGGCTGGTGTTGGTGAAGTTCAAGAGGAAACGGTGACGAAAAAAAACGAACCGAAGAAAGCGACGAAGAAATCCTTGAAAGCCTCAGACGACTCTGTGAGCAACCCCCAATAAACTGGCGGAAACTCTACTACAGAATCCAGGGCTATGGCATCGCAGATCCACGGTGGGCAAGCTGGGAATCGTTCTTAGACCAACCCGACTCGCTTATCTTGGAAGTCTGCGAACACTACGAAAAAGAGAAGCGGATAGACGCTAACGTCGCGTCATTCACCGAGGCTAGAGGATGGGCGATGCTCTATAACGGCTTCTCTGGTGAAGGCAGCAAGCCCATGTCGCCTATCGAGTTGCTTCCGTTCCCTGATGAGATGAAGAGTGACGCAGATGACGAACCTCGCAAGGTTTCAGAGGAGACGGAGAAGATAGCGCGATCGCTCCTGAAGTCGGAGAAACTTCCACCTCAGATTGTGGCTCAGATTGAACCAATTTTATAGAAACGACGACAACCCTCAGAGTCAAGACTGGGGGTTTTTGCTTCATAGGAAAGCTAGTCTGATCCACTCCCCTCAACAGCCTCATGGACTCAACGAGCTTAGGTGAAGTAGCGCTCCATTTTATAGGCGATGTCAGTCATTTAGAATCCTCGCTTCGTGACATCCAGAAAAAAGCGATCGCTACTGCTCAGTCAATTGAGAAGGCGATGGGTGGGATCGGCAAGAGTGGGCTAAAGCTCAACATCACAGTCAACTACGCTGACTTAGGACTTACCAACAAACGAATTGGCGAGACTGAGCAAAGACTTAAAAACGCGCAAGGCTACTTTGATCGGAACCCATTACGCATTCGAGTTGATACCAGTGAACTAGACGGCGCAGAAAAGCGCATTGCAGAAGTCCAAACAAAGATAGGGGCGACGGCTGACAAAAACCGCAGTGTATCAGGTAAAGAATCTTACGAGTCGGCTAAGCCTCGTGAGCAATCTCTGGGAATAAAGTCAGATGCAATTGCAAAAGAGATTGAGAAAGGATTCTCTAAGGCTAAGCCGAAGATTGGTGGTGGCATTGGCTTGGGTGGCATCTTTCGGGGTGCTACAGAAAAACTAGGTGCTAGCTTAATCTCTGGATTCTCTGAAGGCTTGTCGGATTCATTCAACGAAGTTACAGGCAAACTGATCGGTAGTCCAGAGTTGTTGGGGCGTTCAATCCTCAATAAACTCATCCCTCAAGTTGGGCAGACGCTAGGCAAGGCTCGACTCGTGAAAGGAGTGGGCAAGCTTGCCCAGGATTCAGGCTTGGGTGAGCGGTTTTCGTCTGGGGTTAATGCAGCCAAAAATTTGATTGGGGCTGACGAGATTGAGCTTGAGCAGCGCTATGTTCGTGGCAAGCAGAAAACACGGACAGCCTCACGGAATAAAGCGATCGCGTCTGAATTGGGTTCTGAGTATGAGCAGTTCTTGATTGACAAGCCGATTGATGAAATTGAGCGTGAAATTAAGCAAAAGGAGTTAGCACAAGCCAAAAAGAAAAAGAAACTGATACTAAAGAACTATCAAGAGTTTCTCAATAAAGACACTGAGGAGCAAATTAATTCGCTTGTTTACGAGCCAGCAAAGCAAGCCTCTAGCCAACTTGGGCGAGTAGAGCAAGCCAAGGGTATTGTCCAAGGCAAACTCGATAACTTTAAGTCCCTTGAAGACTCGGGGATCTCGCTGAGTGAAGAGCAATCTGGAGAGAGAAAGAAGCTTGGGTTGCAAATGCAAGCCTTGAAGAAGCGCGAAACCACTCTAAAAGCTGCGGTAGATAAAAAGTTTAAATTCGAGGCTTCCTCTGCCCCAGAAAAGCTGGTAATCCTCCAAAAGGCAATCAATCAGAAAGTTGTATCAATTACAGAAATAGAAAAACGGATTCAAGCATTAGAGTCTGATCTAGAACAAGCAAATACTCGCGAAGAGTTCCTAGAGCGACTACTGTCACAGGCTGGCGTTGAGACGGCTGGCATTACCAAGGTTCGAGCTGACCAAGAAAAACTTAAGCCCAAAGTTGAAGCGAAGAAGCAGGCTAGGATAGCTGAACTCAAGACTTCGATTAATAAGCGAAAGCAACTGATCAAGTTTTTTGACGAGAAGATTGCAAATTTCTCAAAGACTTTAGCTAGCGAAACTAATACTGAACTCATTGCCCTTATTAACGAGCGAGTTGAAAAACTCAACTCTGACAGAGCGGGGGCTATTGAAGCACTAAACCTGGACAAAGAACAGCTTGCTGATGTGCGCCAAAACTTCGGATCAGGTTTTCGTGAGCAAGCCACGGCAGAGATGGGTAAAGTCCAAGCTGAGGTTGTTCAAAGAACTGGAGCAAATGGCAAGGAATCTAGGGAAGACATCGGGCAGCGCATTGCTATTCAACGACTACGGAATTTAGGGAAGAATCAAACCGAATCTCTTAATAAGGTTAAAAACTTAGAGTTTGAGACTCCCGTAGAAGCTCAGTTGCTACTTGCTAAAGCAAAAGAGATTAATGCTTCCGTTGAAGAGTACGAACGACAAGCAGAAGCAGCGATCAACATAGCGGCAGAGGCTAAGAAGAAAAATCAAACTATCAAGGCAAACCAGGTTGTTGTACAAGGCTCTGCCGTTACGGGCACAGGCGGGATACCTGGTGCAAAGCCGTCAACTAAAAAGCCGCAATTACCTGCCGCCTACTTAGACATTGTTCGGGATGTTGCTAAAGCATCAGGTATCGAAAACTACGAAGACTTAATCCCTAAGCCAGAGGCATTTTCAGAAAAAGACCTAGACTTCTTTAAACAGAAAGGCGTTGATCCAACAGCCGGATACATTGGCGGCAAGAGCAACAAAATCAAGTTGCTACCAGAGCAGATGAAGGCGTTACAGTCTGGTGCAATCAATGACGACTTGGTTGGGTCATTTGCCCATGAGTTAAGGCACTGGGTTCAGGAGTTTTTTGATAATCAAATAGAGCAGTTGCGTCCGACCGCAGAGGAATACAAAGCAGATCCGAGGCTGGCTGAAAAAATTGAAGGTTCGACTAGTTTAGGTTCAGGTGACAAGGTAAAAGAGCAAAAACTTAGAGACGATGAGCTAGATGCTTACACCTTTGAGATGAGGAATAAGCAAGCGATCGCTGCACGGGTTAAACGTGCTAGCGCGATTCGTGAAATCGAGCAAACAGCAGGGAGTGGCGGCGGAAAGCTAAAGAACGAACTCGACAAAGCAAAGGCAGCGCAGTTTAACAAATTGGGTGAATTAGTCCAAGGCAAGGATTACGACGTTACTGGGGCACAGGAATTACTTGAAGCGAAGTTCGAGAAAATCAACGGAGTTGCTGACAAGTACATCGCTCAAGTCCAGTCGATTGATAGCCTCTCCGATCAGGATGTCAATCTGCTCTATAAGTCAATCCAAGCTGTCCTAAGTACGATTGTTGGCAGTGTTTCAGGTTTTGCTGATCAAGTTGATAGTGAGCTACTGAACCGAGCCAAGGCTGAACTAGAAATGCAGCTAAAGGGTGGGGCAACAACTAAGGCTCGGTTGGTTGATATCGCTAAGGCTAACGGCATCTCAACTAAGGGCAATAAAAAGGACATTGCTGACAATCTGCTCAAAGGGATGAGCTTCAGCGGCTTAAAAGCTCAGGCTCCAGTGCCGGATGTCAATCAGTTAAAGGCAATCCAGGCTACCCAAGCTTTCTCGCCACAGGAGATTGTTGAATACCTCAAGGAACGTCAGTCTGAACGGTTAGACTTCTCTGACTTAAAGGAAGATTACGCTCTCGTACTAGAACTGCTCAATCATGAGTTAGAGGAAGACGTTAAAAAGTCACTGCAAGCGGCAAAACTCAGTATTGGCAAGCAACTTCGCGCACCACAGTCGACAGCAGCTACAGCCGTTGATGTTCCTGACGAAGACTTAGAAAATATCAAGCTAAAAGGACAATTCATCAATCCCTTAGAAGCAGCTAAGAAACAATTCCAGCAAGCTGTCCAAGGGATTCAGCAAACTAGCCAAAAGCGACAGTTCAGCGCTGACTTCAAGCAGGGTTTAGGTGCCGACCAAAAAGCCTTTGAAGAAATGCAGAGGGCTTATGATATTGCACAGAAGCAACGAGAGAAGCTAGCCAATGAAGCAATTGGTCAATTCGATAAAGATGCTGAGGCGTTATTTGCTGAGGTTGAAGCTCTGTTACAAGAGCGGATGGAAAGCTACGAGCAAGCAATCCTTAAGGCTGATGAACTAGACGCTGATGCATCGCTGTCAGAAAGCCAAGCTACAGCTTTCGACAACCAGCAAGAACTTCGCAAGAACCGTAAGAAAATATCACAACAAGAGGCGAAAGGGCTTGTTGTTGATTATGCTCCTTTACGTGTTCCGGTTGACATCAAGGAACCTGCGGGAGAGTTTAGAAAATTGGTCGGTGAAGCGCTTGGGGATATGTTCTCAGGCGTTGCGGAACGAGTCAGAAAACAAGCTCAAATACTAGAGCGTGAGACACCTGCTTTAATGGCAGACTTGACCGCATCCGCGACTGTGCTTTCAAGTCAAGGGGAAGATGAAGAGGCACTCAAGCTGGTTGATTACCAGTCAAGACTCAAGGGATTAACCGAGGAACAGTCAGGGTTATCGAGCAAGCGAAATCTGTCACCAGAAGAGGTGAAGCGCCTAGCTGAGATTAACCAAGAAGTCCAGAAAATCTACAGCACATTCGACCGGACTGTTCCACAGGTTAACGGATTCTTTGATGCGCTGTTCACGGGTGGAACGGTAGCTCAGAAAGTCGGGGGGATGCTCAAAGGCTTATTGGGCAGCTTCCTTTCGTTCATGGCAATCGGCAAGGTTGTTGAACTAGCCAAGCAATTCGCACCAGCGTTTATTGACGCAGCGATCGCAATGGAGTCGTTGGAGCGGCGGGTGAACTTCGTCAGTGGTAACTTTGCGGCTGGCGCTGAAAACATGGCTTACCTCAGAGAAGAGGCTAGTCGATTAGGGATTGACCTGAAGCAAGCGACAGAAGGCTTTGTTGGCTTGGCTGCGGCTACCAAGGATACAGCCTTGGAGGGTACGGCAACCAAACAAGTGAGTAGTGCTGTCAATCAGGCGGCTGCGGTTTACGGATTGGATGCACAATCGACGGAACGGGCATACACAGCATTTTCCCAGATCGCAAGTAAGGGCAAGCTGCAAAGCGAGGAACTTCGGGGGCAATTGTCAGAATGTTATTGTGATAACACAGAGGTTTTAACAGCCTTTGGCTTTATTCGGTGGGAAGATGTCACGGAAGATCATCGGCTTGCGACCAAGGAGTTGAAGAGCGGTCAAGTCTCCTACGTTAAACCTAGGAGGCTGGTCAAGTATTGGCACAGTGGCTTGATGTACAAGGTGAGCAATCAAGGCGTTGATTTACTTGTCACGCCAAATCACCGAATGATTGTTAAGGATGTAGAGACAGGAGTTGTCTCTATCATTCAAGCATCAAGCCTTGAGCAAAAGCCTTATATTTACCTCACGTCCGTTAATAACGAGACGGGAGCTTTAGTCAATCCAAGCGATACCGAATGGATTGATTACGAAGGCTACGTCTATTGCGCTGAGGTGGAGCATACAACACTATTTGTTAGGCGCAACAACAAGACTGCATGGAGTGGTAACAGCTTACCCGGCGCGTTCCAGGTTGCCGCTCGTTCAATGGGAGTGACGACTCAAGAGCTAGGTAAGATGCTCGAACAAGGGCAAGTCCTAAGCGAAGATTTCTTACCCAAGTTTGCACAGCAGCTTTCCGCTGAAACAGCATCAGGTGTTGCGGGTGCTGCGGGTTCTTCTGTGTCATCTCTCAATAACTTTAATAACGCTATCTTCGAGACTCAAGCCGCATTAGGTGAGGGATTGCTACCCGCTCGTAACGCTGGCTTAGAGGTACTAGCTACTGGATTGAATCTCATCCGAGAGAATGCAGGGTTGCTCGTTACCGTCTTTAAGTTCTTAGGTGTTGTACTGGCGTTTAACGTTGGCAAGTCTGTACTGAATGTCGTTAAGTCATTCGCATTGATGCGGGGTGAGATGCTTCTGGGGGCTAATGCTGTCAAGACACTGGGAGCATCCAAGGTTGGGATGGTGGGTTTGGCGAATGCTGTCACCGGAGTTGGATCAGCACTAAAAGGGATGCTCTTCGCGGCTGGCCCAATGCTTCTGCAATTCCTCGCCTTTGCTGCTGTTGTCGCAGTCGTCGATCAAATTCGATTCGCCTTCTCTGACGCAGGCGGAACGGTTCGCGAATTTGCTGATCGCTCTAAGGCAAGCATGAAAGAGTTCCGCGAGTCGTTAGCAGAGTCAAGAGGAGAGATTGACAAGTTCAACGAGAAGAAAGAGAAGCTAGGGTTCTGGGGTAACGTCAAGAAGGGTTTAGACGGAATCGATAACGGGGTCGGGGGATTCTTTGAGAAAATCGGAGTAAAACCCGTTGGTGACTTCTTCAAAACTAAAGAGAAGAAAACTCTAGACGATAGCTCAAGAGCTTCTAATGATTTAATTGCAGGTTCTAAGGATACGGTGGCAGTGTCGCAGTCTGCTGACGTGAAGCAAATTGTCAGCGAAATTACCACAATTGACAAAAAGCTCAAAGAAGTCCAGATGAAGCGACGGGCTTTGATTGCCAATTCACCTGGTGATATCGAAGGACTAAAGAAACTCAAAGCAGAGGAAGAGGCGCTACTCAAGGAACGTGAGGGCAAATACACCCCAGTTGGACAGTTGTCCGCTAAGTTTCAAGCTGAAGTTGATGGACTGAAAAAAGGCATTGAGGAATACGAAGCGATCGCTGGCGACTCCAAGGTATCGGAAGAGACACGGGACGCATACTCCAAGAAAGCGGGAGAATTAAAGACACAGCTAGACGCAGCAGAGAAAGCACAGAACGACCTCAATAAGTCTATTGGTGACGGGGTTAACGGACTAAAACTACTCGCTCGTCAGTTTCAAGATATTGCTGACAGACTCGCTGACGCTAACGCCAAGTCCCAGCAGCAAGGCAACCTAATGAAAGGTGCTGTAGCGTCAAAGAGGGCTAGCGGCTTCCTCACCCCAGGACAAGAACAAGCTTACAACGCTGCTATTGAACAGCAGTTAATTGACGCTCAGCTTAAAGACCAAACACTTGCGCTCAGGGAACAGAAGGCACTGCTAGACACTGACGAAAACCGTCAGATAATGCAGTCCTATGGTGCTACGGAAGAAACGGGAGCGGCTGGGTTTAAAACACTCGCAGAACGAGCGGCGGACGGCACACCAGAACGGGCGCTATTTGAGAAGCAAGCCTCAATCAAAGAGCAAGAGTCGCAAGTCGCTGACATAGCAAATCAGCTAGAACAGCGCAAGGCTGATGTACGTCGCCAGATGGAAGAGTTATCACGCTCAATTACTGAGTACTACAGGGGGATAGATAGAAGCTCCCAAGAAATTGCACTCACAGCACAACAGCAAGCGAAAGTGATCGCAACCACGGAAGCCAAGACCAAGCTGAAGTCGGCTGTAGTCGGCGTTCAAGACAACTTCGTCTCGCAATTCATTGACTCGATCATCGGGATTATGGAGTCCCTCGATCAGCCATTTGAGGAAGGGCTGAAGGCACAACAAGAGGCACTTAAGAATCAGTTCCAGTACGAAGATCAGTACAAGCAAGGTACGGAACTCAGAAAGCAGCTTCCTGGAGAGAATGGCTTAACTACTCAAGACAATATTCAAGGGATGCTACCAGCACTATATCCTGGTGCTAGTGGTGTAACCGCAATTTCAAGCGGTCAGAATTTCGAGGGACTTCAAGCTAGTGCGACTGAGGCTAATGAAGCGATCGCTGCACTCAACGCTGGACTTCAGGCGAGTGGCACGGAATTACAGCAGGCTACCGAGAATGTTGCTAATACAGGCATTTCACTGGAAGGACTGAAGGAAAAAGCGGTTCAAGTCGCGGCTGTACCTGCTGGTGAGACGCTGGTAGAGAAAGCCGTTGGAACAAACGAACAGATTCAGGCTAAGGCGACAACGTTCGACTCAATATTTAGTCAAATCAAATCACAGTGGAAGGACACTTCTGACGTAGACGGATACTGGCAAGGGGTACAGCAACGGGCTGGCAATCTGGGCAGGGCTGTTCAGACACTAGGTGATGGCTTGGGTCAGATGTGGAACGAATCTACCCAATCAGCAGGAGCGTTCTTCTCTAACACTGATGGGCGACTGGCTCAAGTCCAGACTGCAACAGGTGGATGGAACTTAAGCCTGCTGGGTGTGAATCAGTCGATTGGCTTTGGCGGACAACTTACTCAGATGGTTGCTGACGTGATGAGTGGCAGCTTACAGCCTGCGACGGAGGGTGTTAATAAGTCCATCAGCGGCTCACATCCACTACTGAAAGCAGCTTCAGGCTTCACGCAAGGAATACAGAAGGAAGCCAAGAAGTTAAGCGGGTTCTTCGCTTACAACATCCCAGTACTGACAAAAGTTGGTCAGTTCATGAAATTCCTGATCAACTCAACTAAGGAGTGGGGGCAATGGGTTGGTCAAGTCATCAATCAGTTTATTCAGTCAATCCCAACTATCGGTGAAGTTGGCAAAGCGATCGCTAATAGTAGAGTTGGTCAAGCGGTTGGTAATGCATGGGAGACTGTACAAAATAGCGGTGTAGGTCGGGCTATCGGAAGCGCTTGGAACGCTGTTACAGGACAAAAGGGTGATTTCGGTTATGCGTCACCCTCAGCTAAGCAAGACTGGAATAAAGTCTTGGGCGGTTCAGTCTCAGCAGGGCAAAGCTTAAGGGCAGGTAGAGGTGGTGGAACTAGACTTCATAACGGTATTGATTTTGATAGCACCGAAGGATTGACCACTGGTGATGTTGCAAGAGCGATGTTCCCTGGATTGGTTGAGAACACAAACGTCTGGGGTGGACAGAAAGACACTCAAGGGAACACCTCTTCCGCTGTCAGAGTCCGGTCTGCTTTACCTGGTGGTGGCGAGTTCTTGACAGACTATGGTCATGTCACGATGGAGTCATTGGGAGTTAAAAAAGGGCAGGAGATTGGCGCGGGTTCAGATATTGCTAAGCTTGCATCGGGTGGAGACTATGGCTCTACGGGTGGACACCTAGACGTAAAAATTCAGGTTCCAACGGGCGTGGCTCAACAAGCTGGATTGGCTACAGGTTCAGCCGGAAAGACTGGCGGAATGGTTTATGTTGACGTGAAGCAATTCATGAAATGGTATCAGAGTCAAGTTGACAAGATGCCAGCCGATCAGCGTGGAGGCGCTTCAAAGCCAGCGAGTCAACAAACGTCTACAGCCAACCAAGTCTCAGATCCACGAGACAGGGGAATCAACACAGCAAGACCCGCTAGAAGTAACAGTAACGCAGTCATTGCAAACGCAGGAGATTACACCAAGCGATCACGTGAAGACAACATCCAAACCATTGTCAATGAAGCTATTAAGTTAGGGGTTACCGACAAAGCCCAAATCTCTTACATCGTCGCTACGGCTTTGCATGAGTCTGGGAACTTCCGGTACTTTGAGGAACAAGGTGCTGATAGTCGCTTTGCTCACTACGAGGGTGGGGCAAAGTACAAAGGTCGGGGCATGGTACAACTCACCCACAAGAGCAACTACGCTAAGCAGGGGCAAAGACTGGGCTTAGACTTAGTGAACAATCCTGAATTGATTCGTGATGCCAATGTTGCAGCGAATATCTTGGTTCACGGAATGATTACAGGAGGCTTTACTGGCAAAAAAGTCAGTCAGTATTTAGGTAATGGCAAGAATGATGTCAGCAATGCACGTCGGACTGTAAACGGCTATGTACAGGCTCAGGTCAATCAGGTCAACGCTAAATACAATGAGGTTGCCCCAAACATAGACCAATACATCGCAAGGGCAGGTCAAGGTGGACAATTTGCACAAGCACCCGCCGCAACTGCGATCGCTCCCGCTCTTCAGCCAATGCAGCAAATCGCATCGGCTGAGATGCCAGATGCGAGTCTGCCTGATATCGACTCGTTTATCGCTAATCCCAACGCATACATTAACGGAAGTTCCAGCGCATCAGCCGCACCAAGACAGGGGCAACAGAAGCCCACAGCGTCCCGCTCACCTGCTCCAGAACTAAGCCGTCAAGGTGCAGTGATTCTTGACCAGTCTCAAGCTCAATTACTTGCTAACAATAAACTAACGACCAACCTAGCGAATCAGCAAGCCACAGCCAACACAGCATGGTCTACTTTGCAATCCAAGATTCAGGAAGGTTCTGCACAGTTCCAGAAAGAGCGTGGATTACAAGACCTAGAAGGACGCATCAACTCAACTCAAGACCAACTACAGCGTGACTTGATTGGGTTGGACAGAAACGAACCTAGACGGCAAGCGAAAGAGGCTGAGCTTAGTATCCTGACTGAGTACCGTGACAAGAATCGTGATTTACTTCGCCAACGGGATGAAGTAGCCGCAGCCGTCGCTACTACCGAACGGTCAATCAAGCTGTTCAATGAAGCCATCAACGACCCTAACTCTGGCTTGACTGGCGAACAGAAGGCATTGCTACAGCGTCAGCTACCAGGCTTACAAAGTGACTTACCCAGGCTAAAAGAGATACTAGGCAAGATTGATGGAGTCGTTGGTCAGCAGGAAGGTGTCAGGGACAAGAAACTCGCCTTTGCTCGTGAAACTGCTCAGTTAGCAGAACGCGATCGCTCATTCAAGGTAGCTACTGAGATTGAGGAGGGTGACGCACAGAAGCTAGAGAAGCGCATTGCAGAGATTAAGGAGATGCAGCGCGACAATCCTGGCGACTTGAGTCTGGGTGATCCGATTGAGTTGCAAGGGCAGCTCGACATGATGCGTCAGGCGTTGAAACTCAAGCAAGAGATTAAGGATTTAGAGGACAGAGAACGCACTGGGGCATTGAAGCCGGAAGAGAAGACGAAACTAGAAACACTGAAAAAAGACCTCAACGCGATGGATGTATCCGCCATTAATAAGCGGGTAGCTCGTGAGACTGAGGAACGTACAGCACTACTTCGCACTCGTGGTATTGAGGATCGTCACTCCAGCTTTGAGCGGAACAAGGCAGCAACCGAGAATCAGATCAAGGAGATTGAACGCAACCAAGAACGCAACCCATTTGATCTGAGCCAAGGCGATCCAATCGAACTAAAGAAAGGACTGGCGATTGAGGATGAAAACCTCAAGTTTGACTCTGCACGGAACCAGTTAGATGAACAGCTTCGGACTAAGCGGATTAGTGAAGACAAGTACAAGGCTGACATGGCGGCAGAAGAGAAACGCCACATGACAGCGATTGCAAACATCAATATGGAGGCTGAAGTTGAGAAAGAGAAAAGAGCGATCGCTAAGGGTGACTACGATCTGGAGAATAAGCAGCGCACCTTTGAGGATAAGAAGAAGTTCGTTGATACCAAGTCAGAATCACTATCACTGGATGGACGTGACTTCGAGGCTAAGCAACTACAACAAGAGCTAGCCAAGGAAGGGCAAGCGCTAGAACTAGAGGCTCAGATTAATAGCCTTAAGAAACTGGCTCAGACGAACCCAGAAGTCAGAGGGCAGTTGGATGCAACCATTGCCAAGCTGCAAGAGTTGAACGGGATTAAGCTGGACAACCTTGACGCACAGTGGGAAAAGGTTCTGAAGGACAGAGCAACCGCAATCAACGATCGGATGTCCGAGAGTCAGATTGGTTTGCTAGAGACTCAGGCGAGTTCACTATCCGGTAAAGGATTGAACTGGGGTGCGCGTGAACTCCAGAAAGAAGCGGCTGTGATGAAGCAAGAAATTGACTTCAGAAAGCAGACAGAGGGACTAGAAGAGTTCATCAAGGCTCAAGGTGTTGCGGCTGACAAAGCGGCTGTACTGAGACAACAGTTGCAAGAGCTTGGACAAGTCCAAATGTCCAATGTCAAAGACCAGTTCTCACCCTGGAATGACGTGCTTGGCTCGATGACTGGAGGATTTAAAACATTCTTCTCCGATGTCCTATCAGGCTCGAAGTCTTTGAAAGATGCGTTCACTGGGTTGGTAGATGGCATCCTCGGCTCACTCGCTAATCTTGCGGCGGAATGGCTCACTAACAAACTCTTTGGGGAAATATTCGGGCTGGGCAAATCTGGCAAGTCAGGCGGCGACTTTATGGCAGGCTCGCTGAATGGTGGGGGTGAAGAGTCCACCCCGATGAATAATATTGTGCCGTTTGGGGGTAGTAGTGGATCGTCTCCTCTGGCACCAGCTTATGTCTCGGTTGTAAATGGTGGCATGGGTGGCGATATGTTCACCGGAGCAAGTCAGTTTGGACTCGGTGAAGCTGGCACTTTTGGTGGCAAAGGTAAGACAAACTTTGTTGATGCGATATTCGGCGGAACGCTTGGAGGTGCGGCTCAATTTGGATCAGGAAGTCCCTTACCTGTTGACATGGTTTCTGCCAACGAAAACATCTTCTCTTCGCTGATTGGTGGCTTCACCAGTCTGATAGGAGGTGGTGGAGGCGCTGGCGGACTTGGTTCAATCGTTAGCACGATTTTTGGTGGTGGCGGTTCCGGTGGTGGTGGCGGGTTAAATGTGTTGTCCGCTGTCGGTTCTATCTTTGGATTGTACGAAGGTGGTGAGATTACCCCTGATATGGCAATCCAGAATTACGAGTCAGGTGGCATTGTTGGCAAACTGAAGGCGGCTATCAAGAAAGAGAAAGCCATGTCAGGCGGCAAACCAGCCGTCCCTGCTGTGCTGACGGCTGGCGAACGAGTTTTGAGTATTGAGCAAAACCGCAGGTTTGAGCAGTTGGGCGGCTTGAAAATATTAAACTTCAGTCAAGGTGGACGTGTTCCGGGCGGTTCGTTCGCTAAAGCTGTTGCTGAAAAGTCTGGAGGTTCCAATAATTCCGTGAGCGTCAATATCCCTGTCAACATCCAAAGCGGCAACGATGGAAGCATTGATGAACGGAAATTCAAGCAAGTCTTAGATGCCAAGGTAAGGCAGGTGATTCAAGAGGAAAGTCGGCAGGGCGGCAGTTTGAGACGACGGTAAGAAAAAAGCGGTTCTCGTTTTGAGAACCGCTTACACCCATCAATCGGAGAAAACTTTACTCTCGGTAGTCCATCACCTCGAAATTGAATATAGCTAACGCAGACTTGACGGCTGATAGGGGTTCAGCATCTTGATTGACAATGTTAGCAGCCGCAACCGCTTGCACTAAGTCAAGTCGCCTCAATGCCGTCATTCCGTAATGATCTCGCAGCAACGACTTATCCCCAATCCCTAGTTCAGTTCGGATTGCTGCGGCACACTTACCAAACAATCCTCGGTTAATTGCATCCTGGCAGTTAGAGTAAACAAACTGGCGAAACTTATCAGAGCGTTCGAGGTGACTTTCCTTGTAGTCTTTGATGGCTGCACCTAGAGTCCAGAATGCCTCCTTTGTCCTTTGGCGAAGTTCTAGCCTTGCTTGCCTTGTTTCCTCGTCAATCGCCTCGCCAAACTGAGACAATGCCAAAGATTCCAATGAATCAGCTAAACCCGCTAGTGCTAACTGACAGGCGTGTTCGTTGCCTTGGAAAACTTCCCAGTTGACAAGCTGGAGAAATCCCTCAAAGCAAACAATCGACACCATACCATTCTTGGGAACGGTTAAACCTAGACTAATGACGTGATCCTTATTGATAATTTTGGCTTTGATTTTTCCGAGCTTGGAATTATCGCCTAGCAAGGCTTTCAGCTTTTTTGACTCTACTTTTTTCCGAGCTAAGTCAGGTTCGTAGTCAAGAATTCTTTCGATAGCGGGATAAGTCATATAGAGCTTGCTACTCTCGTCTATCCCCATTGGCAAAGCATATTGCCCGTACTTAATGCTCTCAACACGGATTTCTAATGTGTATCCGTTCTTGGTACTATTATTCATGCTACTCCTAGGTCAGATCTAGTGGTGGAAGCCGTGTCTACCGAGTGTTGTCAGCACTTGGTAGGGGCGCAATACTCTTTTATTATCTCATACTTGCTGGCTGAACAAAAAGCGAATCGTAGTTTTGAACAGAGTTATAAATAAAGGTTCGCACGTCACAGCAATCGTTCAACAAGGCACCTATTTCACTGACAGTCATTTTCTGTGTGACTTGTTCTATCAAGTAATCCTTGTAGTTGCTCTTACTAGAAAACAAGAGCGGAGGATTTGTTATTACCACAGTAAACAGCGAAATAATTACAATTTTCGTCTTACCTTCTCTAGACTTCACGCTAATGTTTGCGTAGTCTAAGTTGGGATCAAGCAAGACATCCTGAATCTTTTTGTGAAAAAAACTACGCCAATTTTCTCGTGGATTCTGCTGTCTCCATGACTTGACTCCTAGCAGAGAACTCAAAAATATAGCCCAAACAAGAGTTTCTTTGAATTCGATCTCTGATTCCTCAACAAGGCTTTCGGCGTACTTTACTGCATACCCATCACCCAGTATCGCCTTGCGTCGCTTTGCCTCTCCCATGATTTTTGCCCTTGAAAGCTACACCCCTATAATACTTTGTACACATTAGTCAATAGTTTTATGACACTCACCACCCTATTGCCACTCATCCCCCTATCGCTAATCGCCCTCTTTCTCAGGCAGATAGTAGTCTTGCTTGAGGAGATTGCATCTAAGTCAGAGGTAAACAATCCACAGAAAGAAGCAACTGTGGATGACTTCGTTCGCATGATGGTGAATAGCGGTGTCGATGTCCCAACAGTGACGAGAAAAGTGAAAGACGCAATGCTTAGTCAGTCGCGATAGGAATACTGAAAACGAGGCAAGCAGATTGCTTCTCCCGTAAATGTTTTACATAGTCCCTTAGCGTTGTGTCTCGCGCTAGGGGATTTTTCATTGATAGGAACTCTGCGAGGTAGCGCAACGCCTTGCAAATGACTAGTATCCAGGCAGTCAGCCAATCCTTAGACCTAGAAAGCCCAATTGATCTTTTCTCCATCAGTGGGAATGGCATCGCCACGCCGTTTTACTTCTGTAACGTCAAAAATGTTGTCTTCAATGGGCAAGAGTATCAGGCTATCCCCTGCGAGTTTGAATGGCTTACCCTCTCTAGCGAAGGTGCCGTACCCACGAGTCGGCTCATCATCAGCGACGTGAGCGGAATCATTGGAGCGATCGCAGTGCAGTATAACCTCGTGGGAGCGACACTCACGGCTATTCGGACTTACCCTTTCTTCCTCGATACAAACGTCGGAAGTGATCCAACGCAGTCACACCCACCCGTCAAGCTTAGAATCAATAAATTAACAAGTGACTATGGCAATCAAATCGAACTCGAATGCATTACAGGCTTCGATATTGAACGGCGGAAGATACCAGGACGGGCATATCTGAGGCGTTGCTCATGGATCTTGTCAGACTCCAACTGCCAAGCACCAACTAATATCAGTTTTGACTTAATGGGCAATCCTACAAGCTTTGAAAATCGTGCCTGCAACAAGGACTTTACCTCTTGCCAGAGATACCACAGTTCAGCGTTTGGTAGGCGATTCGGCGGATTTCCTGCTAGCAATCGACGGTAACAAAAGGGAATGCCTAGATGTCCTCCGATCGCTCCAAGTCTGGCTCATGGCTTGGAGCGTTTCTTATTCTGCCTTCTCTGGTAACGGTTGCCAGTGCGTCACACCTCCCGCTATTCCTCCTCCTACCACTCGCCACAAGTCACGCCCTTCGTACACTGCGACAACGGAATGAGGCAAGCTGGGACTGCATATTAGTATGGGCGTTGCAAACTCAGGAAGCGATCGCTCCACAGGAATCCACCCCTCCTTGGGTTGTTCATCCTCAAATCCTTTAAACAACTGTCCCCATCCAAGGGCTTCAATCCCTGTATTGAACACAACATGAATATTGATTAATGCCATTTTCTTATCCTAAATTTATGTCTGCGCCTAGACGGTCACTTAACCATTGCTTATACATCTCAACTTCTCTCTCCATCCAATGGCAAAGTGCTTGATGGTATTCCTCATTAGAGATTATGCCTTTATCAAAAAGCACTTGAACTAACGCTGCGTGTTCCACCATTGCAGAATTAACCCCTACCCTTAAGTGCTTTGGCTGGGTGTCAGTTGGATCATAGTTCATCTTCATCGCTGCACCCGATTGCATTGCATGGCACAGTGCAGCATATCGTTCTTGTAGTTGATTGAGAGAGTCGCTCATTAGGAATCCTGCCTCAAATGAATGCTATGAGCCACCATGATATCCGAATCCATAAAAGCCCAAATTCGTACACTCTGGAAAGGTAGCAACCCATCAGAGGAAAGTTGTGGAGTAATTGCAGAAGATCACGCTATCCCCTGCCAGAATTTAGCACTTGCACCAGGTTCAGTTGATAAAGAGTACTACGAAAAGAAAGGTTTGCCCGTCCCCCCTACTCGCGATGAAGACTTCATCCTTGCAATACCATCAGGCGTGAAAGCTGAGGCAATCTGGCACGTCCACTATACAGACTTAATGCCTGGTGAGCTTAGCTTTGGTGATATTGAGAAATGCAAGTTTAACCGCAATCAATTGCCCTATATTCTCTATCGCCCAAAGTTCGATGAACACACCCCCGAATGTTGGGACTACTACGATCCAAAACTGGCGAACCCATTCCCTCTGACCAATACCAAAGATCCCGCAACACTCGACTTCTACCTTGGCTGGCATTTTATCTGGGGTCGTAGCGATTGCTTTGCACTGGTACGCTGCTACTTTCTTGGCAAACTGGGGATAGATATCGGTGACTTTAAGCGACCGGATCGCAATGCTCGTCGCACATTCCCTCAGCCTGAATACGTGGCACCCTGGAAGGCTGAAGAGAATGGCTTTGTGCGGATTCCACGGGGTGAGGTGGTACGGATTAATGATGTAGTGGAGATTGCCCAGAAGGGCGGAAGTAATGCAAACCATATCGCCGTAATCATTGATGACACCGCAATGCAGATGCTTCACTCACCAGGACGGGGCGATGTGAGCAAAGTTGAGGTGTATAGCGATTACTGGCAGAGTCGGACGGTGAATCATTTCCGTCACAAGAATTTTGCTTGATTGTTCCGCGCTAGCCGAGAGTTGAACTCGGAATGTCGATTCCTGCATAGCTGCTTTACATCTGCCAAGATTTGGACTCTTGACAACATCGACAAGGTGCTTTCTCCTGCGGTTGCCAATTTCGCCACTAGCGCTTGTTTTAGTTTAGCTAAAGTTAACCGCTAGATCTAGCGGTTAGACTCGCCAGTTCGTAGGGAAAGGTGAAAAAATAATAACAAGTACCTTGTATCTACTTTTACCTCCCTATGACGCATCCTGCTTTGATTCAGAAGTATTCCGACATCAAGACTGATGGCTACAAGGAGCTATTGAGGAACCTGCGATCGCTTGCCTATCCAGTATTTGAGCGCAACTTCGGTTTAAACACGAGCATAGAGTCAGCGCTGAATGATTTTGTGTCTGACTTTGTAGAAAGCCTACTCAAGTCCGATCCGGTTCCGAGGAATGCAGATGAAGCTGAATTACTGGCATGGATGCATCAATCGGCTGTCAATAAAGTTCAAGTGAATGGCAGAGGAAGGAGAATTATTGAATTAAGGGCAATAAGCTTCTGTCAAAAACTAGCCAAAGGAAACTCAAGGGAATTAATCGAGGACTATGCAACCGTCGCAACACGAGCGCCCTCTGTGGAGGGCCTAGACGTTACTGACAACTTCAAACACTATCTAGCCAATAAAGGATGGATAAGCACTAAAAGACAGTGCCAGCTTCTGAGGTTTTTAGAGTTACGGCTACAAGGCTTGAGACGGCAAGAAATTTGTCAAGAGATGGGGCTGACAATCCATGAAGGCGATTTGCTTCAGCAGGGACTAGCACACCACTACAAAAGATTTGTCGAGGATGATGGGGCTATTCGCGCAGTCAGGATTAAATCAGATGCGTTCACTGGAGTAATAAAACTTGTATCCCCTAATGGCAATCTCTACGAGGTTCATTCAGATAATTTCGCTAAATTTGGTAGGCAAGTAGGCTTAAGGGTGAAAGAGTTGGAGTCCTTAGCCGTTGGGCGAGCTGGATTGTTAAAGGGATGGAGGCTTACCGAAGAATCAATATTTGCACTTGATGTTCATTCACTTAAGAACGAATCATCTACAGCAGAACAAGTCTATGAGCGGTTTAGTAGGTATGGGATTGAAGAAGGAGCAAGGTTAAACAAGCACTATTTTGAACACTTCCAAACCGAGATAGACGGCAACCGAGAGGCTATCACCATATATAGAGACGGCTCAGTGTTTTGGGAGCATATCGAGTTCAATGAAGACTACTGGATTGCTGACAGCAACGGCTGGTTTGGTGACCCTAGTACCGACTACCCAATCATTGAACCTCCCGAACCAAACATGGACAGAGAAGACCACTGGCTGTACGGAGCAAAGGCGAATAGTCACTGCTGGATTCATTGCTACCCTAACACTGATAAATTATTGCAAAGCGCTAGACTCCTCAATGTTCAACTAGCGTGTACACTTCCGAACTACACAAAATTCACTCTACTTCGACTGACTCGTCAACTTAAGCACAACGCCTCATAAATCAGGAATTATCAAGTGATGAGCTTGAGAACTTCCGTTGCTTACAAAAATAGTATTAGTCGGAGATTTAACCCGATTCTGTGAAGAATTCCACGCAGACGTAGCCACACCCAAAGAAGCGATCGCTTGCCTCAGTGCCAACTTCCCTGACTTCCAGAACTACATCCTCGGAGATGAGGATAACCTTTACCGTCTCACAGTCAGCGGTGATGAGTGGGAAGTTGAAATCACACCGGAAAACAACCTTTTCCCCTGTCGTGGCAAGACCATCACAATCGCTCCCGTCATGGCTGGGAGTGGTGGTATTGGCAAGCTATTAACTGGGGTGTTGTTGATTGGAGTCGGTATCCTCACGGGTGGCACGGGGTTGATTATTGCGGGTGCTTTGAGTGTGATATCTAACTTCTTTGGCAATCCCGATAAGCCCGATGGAGACGAGGAAAAGTCCCTTGTGTTCACGAGTCCAGCGACTACGGTAGCTGAGGGGAACCGCATCCCGATCATAGCTGGCAAGAAGTTTAGGGTAGGGGTACAGATTATTTCTAGCGGCATTAAGAGCGAGTTTAATGCAAGGTAGGCTCAATCCTCGTTAACGCACCTTATCTCTTCTCCGCTTTTACTATCCAAACCTGCGATTTTATCGCTGTCGTCAAAAACAAGTTTGTGTCCCATATGTTCAGACAAGAATTTCTCTAGTAGCAAAAGTGTGGTTCCTTGGTAGAGATACCAGCCATACTCATTTCTCGCTGTACTCTGTCCAATCCACAAGGACACACCGCAACCTAGGCAAGCAATCTCAAAAGTACGAGACATTTTTCTAATTCAGGAATTCTAGTCCGATCTTCGCACATCGGACTCATGAGCCTCCACATCCACAACCACAGCCTAATCGACGGAAAACTCGAACAGATCTTCTACTCCGGTTCGGGTGGCGGTAAAGGTGGCAGTCCAGACTTAGCCGACGTTAGCGGAACCAGTACCGACTACGCCAATGTGCTGATGGCAATTGGCGAGGGACAGATGGAAGGAGTGCTAGGCGGAGGCAAAGGATTCTACCTCGATGACACGCCGTTGTTGAACGAGGATGGCACCGAGAACTTCGAGGGCATGTCCTACTACTTCACCCCAGGCACCCTCGATCAGCCAGGGTTGCCCAGCGAAGCGAACGAAGTCACAAGCGAGACTCAGGTAGGGGTAGAAGTCAAGAAGTCAATTCCTGTCACACGCACATTCGTCAATAACGAGGTTAGCGCTGTCAGGGTTCGGATAGGTATTCGGCTTCAGGAACAGACGGAAGACGGTGACGTTGAAGAGCAAGACGTAAGGGTCAGGATAAGCATCAAAGAGGGGGTCAATGGTGCCTTTGTCGAGAGACTGAACACCAACATTGAGGGCAGATATCCGGAAGTTACCGCATTCCAGTACCTGTTCTATCTGAATACAGCGGGTGGAACGATTGACCAATTCTCGATCCGAGTAGAGAAGCCGAACGACGATGACAGCACGGATACGAAGGTTCAGGATGTGCAATTCCTCAGCTTTCAGGAAGTTATCTTTACTCAACTTCAGTATCCCAATACAGCGATCGCCTGGGTTCAGTTCCCGGCAAAGCTGTTCAAGTCAGTCCCTAAAATCAGCATTGACGTTGGTGGGATTCTTTTTCCCATTCCCTCGAATGCAACTGTCGATCCGGTGGATGGGGGGCTGATTTATTCAGGTGGGTGGACTGGTTCGTTTTACACTCCTGCGATCGCACCCGCAGATCCGGCGTGGATTCTGTACGGCATTCTCACGAATAAGCGATATGGCTTAGGCAACGACATCAGCCCCAGTGATATAGATAAGTTTTCGTTCTACACTGCCTCGCAACACAACAACCAATACGTTGCAGACGGCTTTGGAGGCGTTGAACGTCGCTTTCTTTTCAATGGCGTGCTTCAAGGCGATCAGGATGCTTGGGAAGTGATTGTTAGCATCTGTTCAAGCTTTGCCGCTAAGCCGTTTTGGGATGGTTCGCAGATATCCATCTGGCAGGATCGACCAACTACAGCATTAGCCAAAATTATCACTAACGCTGACGTGGAAGAGGGCAGATTCGTTTACACCTCGAACGAGTACAAAAGCATTGCGACAGTTGCCAAAGTTAGCTACTCCGATCCCGATCAAGGTTATGAGCCAGCAGTTGAGATTGTAGAAGATCCAATCGGGATAAACCAATACGGGGTGCATATCACGGAGTTTACAGCCTTCGGTGAGACTCGCAGGGGTGGCGCAGTAAGGGCGGGTCGTCGGGTGTTATTGTCTTCCAGGCTGGATAATCAGCAAGTGAGCTTCAAGGCTCGACCGATCGCAAGCTTCTGGAAGCCAGGAGACGTAATTCAGATAGCTGACAGCCGCTATCCACAGCTACTAAACCCGTATGACTACGATGACTGGGAAGCTCGTCGCAAGGGTGGCGTGATATCAGAAGCTACTACTACAAGCGTTTCAATAGATAAAGATAGAGGTAGAGAGCTTTTTGTCACACTGATTGGTAGCAATTTCAAGATATGGGTGACATTGCCTGATCTAACTGTAGAGATGCGAGACTTAGTAAACGCACCAGGGAAGCATCACATTCTTTATCCCTCAGTGCCATTTAGCCAAGCCCCACTGCCTCACAGTAATTGGATGGTGCAGGATTCAAGCGCACCTATCAGACAATTTAGAGTTTTGTCAGTGACACCGGATAAATCGCAGCCACTTTTTGAAGTCACGGGGCTAGCCTACGGCAACTAAAAACCCGCTCTTTAACCAGCGATAAAACTTGAAGCCTATCCATCGACTCAAATCAACAGCAATCTCCAAATGAATCCAAGTAGCCTGATCCTTTCCGTAACAATCAATCTCTACGACCAAAACTTTGATTGAGGTTTTCAAGTCAACCGATAGAGCAGCAAGGTATTCTTGAGTTATTTTAAGGCTCTTATAAGCCCCCCACTGCTTGCCATTAGCTTTGCACATTTGCGTAGCATTGACATAGCCCTTCGGTACATCAAACTTAGCGATCACTGTTCGCTCTTTTAACTGAGCAATGCCGTATCCGTTCCAATCATGTGTGATAATTTTCATCGTTCATCCTTCGTAATGGGTGGGTGGGCAGCGATCGCGTTTCCAACTTTTGCCGGGAGGAATGCGATCACTTTTGGTTTATAAGGCTATCGAATCCAGCTAATCTCTCCTAGCGAGTAATAAAGCTCCATTACATCTGAGTCTTTGCCGTGATGCTCAAAGTACCAACGCAAAGCCATAGCCTCATCTCCAACAAAAAACAAAGTCTCAGCAACCGTAACACTACGTTCCGAACCATAGTCTTGCCGTGCATTAGACAGCATTGCAATCTTCACGCCTTCTTCAATTTCTCCATTTCCTTTTGGGCGCTTTCCTAGTAAGTTCACGAAAGCAATTGCATCTGTGTTAATCACTCTGTCTCCAACCTTAATCATTGCCATTTACTTGACCTCGATAACTAAACTGATTTACCTATTGCAACTATAACACATTCAGCCTACAATGTAGGCATGGAAGAGGAAACATTAGAAATAACCATCCGAGTAAGGCTAACGAAGAAGGAGAGAGACAAGGCACATCAATGGGCTAAGGCTTACGGTGACAAGCTCTCTGAATTCTTCCGCCGAATGCTGCGATCGCTCCCTGACGAACCCCCGAAAATCCCACCACCCCCTGTAAAACCATGAAAGAATACAATCTGACCGTAAAAAGAGAAATCCTAGTATCTATAACCATCGCAGCTAATTCAGAGGAAGAAGCTTTGAAAAAATATCAGGACGGAGACACAGGAGAGGAAGATATTACGGACTCATCTGATCTTGAACTCCCAACAATAGATGAAGTAAAGTCGATCAAAAGCTGCAGTCGCTAAGCCCATAACGGAAATAATCGGAGCAACAACCATGACCAACCTAATTTCTATCAAAACCACAACCGAGCTAATGGACAAAGCACTGAAAGAGTCAGTTCTTGACGCAGTGCTACAGTACAACCGAGTTGACATCCTGCTAGTTCACCTAGCAGAAGCCTTGCAGAAAAAGGCTGATGATGCACGGGAAACAATTTTGTACGAAGAAGGAGAATTAGACACCGAAGGCGAGGCGGATATCAGGGCGTTGCACGTTGCGGCTGATATGTTGAAGCGAACAGCGAAGTTAGCTGAATCCTAATTCTCTTATCGTCATTTATAAGGAAACCTAGAACACCCACCGTTTTAGGTTTCGTATTTTGTGAGTAAGTTTGATCTCATTGAGCAGGGTTTTTCCCTCTCCCAATACGAGCAAGTCTCTCGCCCTCCTCGTGTCGTTCCCGCGCCGCGCAGTGTTCGCTGTGTGCCTCGTCTTATCGCAAGCACGGACGGGACTAATTCATATAGCTTAGACATCGCTTGGGACTTCCCTCTAACACTAGACGGTAGGCGCGAGTCGTACATTACCAGCTACTATGTCGAGTTTCGCAGAGGTCGAGGTGCATGGGGAAATCGGCAAGAGGTGAGTCAGCTTTACGCAAGATACGAAAACGTTGGTTCTGGTAGGTTCTTCGCTCGTGTAGCTGCGGTTGTGTCGGTCAATCGCAAGGTTAGCTTGTGGAGTGAGTCAGGCGTGGGGAATCTGACGACAGTGCAAGTGATCGCTGACGCTAGTAGCGAGAACTACACCTACTTTGTGACGGAGTTTTAGGCATGACTTATCCTATCGCTCCAAAGTCGCTAACAATCGCATTCGGTAATAAACGCAGTTACGAATCTCAGCTACTTAAGCAACGCTTCAAGGGTGGGGTAGATGAGCGTAGTACAGGCTTAAGCATTCACCCAATAACCGACTCTTGGAGTTTGTCGCTAGAGATTCATGGACTGCCAAGGTACAAGCAGATAGAGAACTTCATTAAAGAACGCGACGGTGACCCATTTCGGTTTGATTGGGATGGCGACGGGGTAGAGGATGGCTCACTGTATCGAATCGAGTCTCATCAGTGGAATTGGTCAGCGTACCATCACTGGCAACTGTCGGTGGAGTTGAAGGGAGTGCATCGCCCGTAATTCTCACCGCTAGATCTAGCGGTTAAAAAACGACTAGTCGCAATTGCGGCTACCTCATCAGCATTCCATTAATCACCACCGTAGTCGTACCACTCGCAACCGAAGCTTGCAGCCTAATACGCTGATATCGCCTCACATCAATCTCAACAAATCCATCACCCCCACCTGCTAACGCTGGCAAGTTGTTGGCAAAGATAATCGGGATGAGGCTGTTACCCGATTGCTTACCTGTCCCTGTGGAATACGAACCAGAACTAGCCGCACCTGCGAGGAACGCATATTTAAACGGCAAGCTAACAGAAAAACCCGCTTCAGTCTTCAGTTCATTCAGTGCTACCGCTCCAGTGTTCTGAATCCACAAACTCAAATAGTCATAGTCTGTCGTGATGATTTCAGCTATCGTCGCGACAGTTGTTGTAACCGTGACGGAGGCAATATCCACGGCATTGGAATAAACAACAGCCGTCCCACTTCCTCCTCCAGCACCGTTCGCGGCTATCTGCCCTAATCTTGCCATCAATGAGCCTGTTACTGAGGCTGTATCGGTGGTTGTGCCAAGGATACCCAAGAACGTGGTGAACCTTGCGTTGTAACGCTTGAGGATTCCGTTTAGTCCAGATGGGGCTATATCACTTGGGGACGGGGTTTCGTCGGTTGCCCCTAACCTTGCCTCTACTCCAGCGACGTTGGTTGTCCCACTGCTGCCGCCTGATGAAGGGGTAGCACTAGCGATCGCACCTAACCGAGCCATTAGCGAACCTGTAGCGCTGGGGGCTTCTACGGTTGTGCCAACCAAACTGAGGAACCTGTCAGCTAAGTCTTTCCACATCCCACGAATCACCCCACTCAATCCCGTGTCAGTCGTGGGGCTGGCGGCTGGAGTGCTATTCGTTCCGCCTAGTCGATTCTGTACAACCGTATCAGTGGATGTGAGGGTGCTAGGGATACTGACGTGTAAAGGAGTCTGCGCGGTGATGTCGTTGAGAGTTTTGATGCTGACTTCGTTGCCGCTAGCATCGCGCTGGGTAATTGGCATAGCAGGAAAAAGCTTTCCTCTAGGGTTCCTAGCTTTAGGAATTCTGGTGCATGAGCATCCTGATTTTCCCCGCTATCCTTGGCGCTACCCAATCCTTTGAAGTCGCATCTTCCAACGGCACCCTTGGAGATGGACTTGATCAGCTATCGCTACCCATTGCCCGAATCGTAGAGGATTCGTGGCAGTTAACCTCAGTTCCACTAAAGACAACCGATAAAGACGCACTAGTCACAACCCTACGAGACAACGTGGCTAAGGGTGCGCTGTGGAGACTAAGGGAATCAAGTTTCAATACTCATGCAGATTTCAATGTCTATCAATGGGAGTTTGAGCGGGATAAGCAAGGGCTTTACGAGTGGGAGAACTGGACAACGACCCCGATAGGCGGCGAGTGGTGGCAAGTTGAGCTGACGCTGAATCGAACTGGACACCAAGAGATAGACGAGTGCTTGCTCCGTCCCACTGATCTGGCTGAAACTTATCCACTATTTCCGCTCAACCTCTATATGTCAGGGGCAAAGAACTCATTTGAGTCAAAGTTTGCACAGCAGAGGATGAGGGGAGGGATAGAAGAGCGTCGTCGGCTAGGCTTTGGCTCAACTCGCGATTCATGGCAGTTCACAGCAACCATCCACGAGTACAAGAAAAACGAGGTTTGTGACTTTCTTAAAGACCGGTGTGGGAATTTCTTTGAGTTCCGACTGGTGCCAGGCAGAGCAGGGAAAATCTACACCTGCGAGAAGTGGAGTATCAAGCAGATAGGACGGGACTACTGGGAGTTGTCGGTTGAATTCAAGCGATCGTTTTTGCCGTTCCGACCAACTGATATTAAGCGGATTACTGACCTTTTTGATTTCTACGGAACCCAGGAAGAAATCATCGAGGTGATGGATGCGACCTTTGCAGACGTGGATGAGAAGATTGCGGGACTTTTTGAATGGGTGACTCGCTTAACTCGCGACATTTACCCGTTCATGCTTAATCTCCTTTTTCTACTGCCTAATGCCTTTCACACCGTCTTAGGTAGAGGTGGTTATTTCCCTCCAAGTGCAGGGGTAACGGAAGGTCAAGCCATCTTCGTTAGAGCGGCAATGCTAGCTTACTTTGCGACAGGTTTTGAGGGTTGGCTGAATTTAGCGATCGCCGGTGGTAATGCTCTACTTGAATATTTCTATCCCTTAAAAATACCTGGTGACTGGACACCCGCAACAGGTATTCGTGTCCCTCACTGGCTCATCAATATCAAGTCTCCTTTTGTGGCTAAGGGATTGCCAGCACCCGATCCGCTCAATATGGGACACTTCAACGTTGTTGTTGACTTCGTGAACGGAGAAGGCTACATCCCTACGGGTGCGCCCTTTTATGGAGAGTTACTGGCTAACGTTTTCCGAGTGCATCCAGTCAGTGATAGCTTGCTCTGGAAAAACATCTATGCACGTCCCTTGGGTGGCTATTCGTATCCGATTGATTATTGGGTAACGAATCAAATGATGCAAGGCACTATCAAGCGCCAGTTTGCAGATACCGAGTCAAACAATGGTAGAGAGCCGATCCCTACCAATGAACCTACAGGAAAAATAAAGCTCAGCACTCCTTACGCAGGTCAAGCCAAGGTTGTCTATCTAACTTACACAGGTGGTGTAATCGGAGTAGGTGTGCCCTTCGAGGCATATCCAGGCTGGCGAGGCTTAAGAAAGGATGAGTCAATGGGTGCGCTTGACGTGTTCACATGGCTTCATCAGTCTTACCTGTGGCTATTTCAAGTAACACAAGACACTCGATGGCTCACAGCGCTTCAGTGCAACCTCTACACGTTTGAGCAAGCCCGGAACGTAATCAACCCTACATCGTGGTACGAGAAATCAGACTCACCTGAGCCATTTGCTTACCCAGGCTCACAAGCCATCCTTGCAAACTTTGACCCCAACCAAATAGCTACATCGACTCGCGTCACTTCAGGGGAGAAGAAAGACTGGCTGCAAATTGACGTTCCATTATCGCCTTTACCCTTTCCATCAGCAGAACTTCAGAACTTTGCAGTTAAGGCGAAGATGAACCCTGAATCAGCCGTCTTTGTTGAGGCGGCGTGTTCAGTCGCCACAGAGCTAGAGGTAGTACTGTCACTATCTCCTAACGCTTTTGATTTCAGCCAGTACTACATTGCGCGTTTACCCGTTCCGGCTGGCGGCGTTCCGGTTGCGAGAACATTCACAACAAGAGAGTTTTTGCTGTGGGACACTACACAAACAAGCTGGTATCCACACAACGCTGACAACCCTGTCTATGAGTACGAGGGGCTAGGTGGACGTGCGGCAGCGTCTAGAGACACGCAAGAGATCGACGGAATACCCAGATCAGTGTGGAAGTTGAACTTAAATAAAGACGATGGCTTTGCGGGTGCGGGATTCGTTCTCATCCATGCTAAACCTCGATTTCCATTGCAGATATATCTAAAACATACGGGCGATGACGTTCGCCTTGCTGTCACTGTGGACAATGAAAAATTCTTCTACAAGGTAGAGGCAACAGACGGATGGACGAGGCTAAGGCTTGACTCTGATCTGTTTAAAAAGGGTGATGAGAAGCCGGACGGTAGCTTCATTAGTGGGATTGAATTTGAAGCTAATGGAGAGTCACGTACTTGGGTGTGGTGGGTTGGTTCGCCTCCGAGAGAATTACCCGCACCTTGTCAAACATTCAAAGCAACACTAGTCTCACGAGTGCCGATAGCACACACTCTTTATGTGGGCAACTTCTCTGCTGTGAATAGTCCTAGTGACGTTTTGCCCTATACCCCCGGTGTCTGCCCCTACACATGTAACGTAGTCTCAGACGGTAAGGGAGGGCAAGCAATCAGCGCATGGCAAGGAACTATCCCGATGGTGGGCTACCAAGATCCAGAATTTGAGGTTGAGCGTGGTGACTGGGTTGCGGTCGATAATATTCTTCAGTTTTTCTTAGACTCACAAGCGGCTTATAAAGAGCAAAGCACATCAAGAACTAACGGCTATTTCATGCCTGGTTATGTATGGAATATGTGGTCATCTGGGGAGTACACTAGTAATGGAGAAATAAATGTATTCTCGAACACAGTTATTGACCCGAACAACAGTTGGAGTCCATACTCCTTCAGGGCTTTACGTGCTACAGCAAGAGCTTGGAGAAGGATGGTTGATCAAGAATTTCCTGGTAATATTCCACCTAATTTAGACGAGTTAATTGCCAAGGCGAAGAAAGTCACAATGGACTTCTTGAACGCCTTAAGTGCTGACTATGTTAAGCGGCGGAATGTCTCAGCAATTACTGACTTTCCAGCTAACGCCGATCCGCAGGTAAGGTACACCGAACCCCACGCCTCAGCACTGATAGCAGACGCAGCGCTACACGCAAACATAGCCCTCAATGCAAGTGGAACAAAGAGCGGATTATCTACAACGCTGCGAGTTCTTAAGGCAACTTACAACCACATGCAGAATGAATGGGTGAGCGAGGGAGCGATGTCAGGTAGCTTCACAAAAAGCCAGCCCACCTTCATTGGAGATGATGGGCTGGAATACCGCTGGAACTTCGGTTTTTGGGTTTTTGAGGAATTGTTCTTCCTAGCTGATTTAAAGCTGCTACAGCACAGAATCGGATACCCTCAATGTGTTTACTTTATTAGACCATGATCAATCGCTTCTACAATAAGCCTTAACGCTTCAGTCTCTTCTACCCCTTGCCCTGTCAAGTCATAAAACATTGGAACTTCAAAGCCAAACCGCTTTGCCCACTGGCGGATTGTCTTGGACTCACCTTTGTAAAATATTGGTCGCCTGTCCCTTCGGTTTTGAGACTGTTCACTACCCGTACTCCATTTAACATTGCCTGGGCAATAACCTATGTTTGGATCAATTCGATCCACGGAATGACTTGATGACGGACGGTTGCCAATGTGAGCATAAAACGCCTCAAAATCATCAATCCACTCATCTGCAACCGTAACACCTCTCCCTCCGTAGTATTCATAAAAAGCATGACTTGGAGAATAACACCGCTTCTTGATATTCACCCAAGCCTGATACTCTGGAGTTCCACACATTCCATGCTTAGTACTTCGCTCAATTGTTCGCTCCCTCGCGATACAACCACAGCTTCGTGTAGGAGTGCCACACGTCCGACGAAGACTCCCCATTCTAACTACCGTCTCATTTCCGCAGTCACATAAGCACCTGAAAGTCCGCCTTGATCTGCGGCTTTTACCCTCTCCGTAATATATGACAGGTTCTTCATTCAAAACGACTAAACGACCGAATCGATCACCTGGATAGATGAAAACTTTGTTAGCTGACTGATTCTTTTCTGCCATAATATCCTTGTCTACTTTCCTTTGGTGGACACTGCGATCGCCCTTGCCTCACAAACTCGGAGCGATCGCTTGTTTTGTTGGTAGATGCGTTCCTAAAACCGATCTAAATCCGCCTCAGCCCTCGCAACCCATCCTTCAATTTCCTGTTCTGTCATCGGACTCCATTCACCCTGCTTTTCTGCCAGCTTCGTTAGTGACTTACATAAAACCAACTTCGCTGACTCAAGTGTCCCAACATGGCAGAAATCATAAGCCCGTCGCTTACCTGTAGGCGAGGCAGGGATATGTAGCTTCCACCCTTCCTGTACAGGTATCGACTCAATCACCTCTTCAATCTTCAGAATCCGCGAGAATGCAACCCCCTTCTCTTTACCTGTCTCTGGGTCAAGCAAAATCGCTAGCGGCTCACCGTCAAACTCACACCATTCTGTACCCTGATACACCCGTTTGAACGTGCCAGTCTTAGCGGTAATGCTGTATGTTTGCCCTTCAATTAGTTTCACAACTTGGTTCCTCTTGCGTCTTTTCTCGATTATCTGCCATAATCAGGTGAACGTCAACTGCTTAACAAAAATGACACTTAGAGAACTCAGAGAAAAACAAGGATTGACCCAACAGCAGCTAGCCCAAAAGCTATGTGTAAGCGATTCGGCTGTCAGGAATTGGGAGACTGGGAGAACACTACCAGGAGGAGCAACGACCAAGCCAGCATTCAGGCTCTTTGACCGAATGCTGCAAGTGTACAAATGCTCATGGAAAGAGCTATGCACGGCAATGGAAGAATGCGAAATAATGATGAGTGCAAAAGGTGATCGCAATGTATAAGTTATGAGTACCTACCAAACCTCCTCAAGCTTAGACACTCGCTCCACAAAAGATGAAAACCATGAAAATCCCTCGCATTGAAATGGAACTAACGGGACAACCGTTGCCACTAGAACTAACAACTTTAGGTATACGTGGAATACTTTTTACTGACGGCATTCAAGTATCGGCAGACACGACTGAAAAAACCCTGGAACGCACCAAAGCGATCGCCTTGTACCTTTACACATGGAATTCTCCTTTGCGAACAGTGACATGGAATCATCCAGACAGCAAAGAGAGAGTAACTACAACCATTGGTGAATGGGCAAGAACCTGGCTCAATCCAGAACCTTCACAAGAAATACTTGAGACTGCCAACCAAATGCAGATGACCCAAGAGGATAGAGTTAATTGGATAGTAGATCCATTCAATCTGATTCGGTTCACCTCGACTCCTCAAACTTAGCCGATATCTCCCATTTGTGACCGCGACCATCCGCACCAATGGGAGATACATCGAAGCTAGAACACCAAAAACTCCGGTAAGCGATCGCACCTGGTATTGGTGACCACTGAAACGGTACGGCACCCGCTAGTTCCTCGAACTGTTCCACCACTTCGGTCATCTCATCTTCAGTGTGCAACAGTCCAGTAATCGAGTAAGACTTACGATCGCTTCCTTTCACTCGTCCCGCCATCAGATACCCGTCGCCTAACCGGACGGGTGTTTCCGTATTTTGATTATCTTCAGAGAATCCCAGCTTGGGATGCAGTGTTAGTATCATGTCCGTGCTGGCAGCTCCCACCACACAACCTCGACTGCAACGCTGCTGTTACCGGACACACCAGGGTTTGGCACGTACCGCCAGTGAATCTCTTCACCTGGTCGCAAGATTAGCGAACCATCCACATTATCAGCACTAGTATTACTTGCGCCCACGTAGGTAATCATGCCCATATTGCCACCCGTTGGGGTGAAAGCACCTTGTCCGTAAATCTTCCCTTTAGCCGCATTCGTGGGATGTCCACCTCTGTTGTTAGACGTGGCTGCCGTTCCTAATCCAGTCAGCGTAGCTCCTCTGTAGCGTTCGTAACGACCGGGTTGATCGGATGACAAGACAAAGCGCTGAACGTATAGATCAACGCCAGAATTCGCAGGGTTAACAAACGCCGTTACATTACCACCACTCGTGTTTACAGTCTGAACTCCAGCCGTGCCATTGAACGATACGTTGCCACCGTCCACACCTGCATAGTACTGAGCAGCAGTTGGGCGATGTAGTACGTTACTTTCTGCAATCTTTCTCAGCTTGGCGTGGATTGAGCCGACAGTGCTAGCCGCATCAGCAGCAGTGCCGATTGCGGTTCGTAGCACATCCTCGCGAAACCATGCGATGAACGCATTCGCGTCTGATCCATCTCCGTCAGACTTCCGGTAAGCCGTCTGTCCTCCCGGTGCGATATAGGGTTGATTTGGCAAAGTAAAAGCCCTCCAGTGTTTTGACTGAAGGGTTCCTGATCGGCGCTTAGTCTAGTTACTTCTCTTTCTTCGTCTCCAGCTTCCGCACAACCTCCGCCATCTGTTCCGGGTTCAGCGCAGGCTTGTCGACGAGTTCGCGGGCAATGTTCAGGAGGGCGATCACTTGGGTGAGTTTGGGTGACATGGCAGTGGGGGGAGTTCGGGCGAGGCTTCCCCACTGCTGTTGCGTTACGCTGCCTGACTCAATTCAGGTTGCATCACCCGGACATCACCAATCCCTGAGAACACCTCAATGAATTTGTCCACGTCCTCACCCAAGTAGAGGAAGTCATTGCTGTGACGAGGGGAGGATTGACGTTCTCCATTTTCATCAATAAAGGCAATACGCTTATGCACTTCACAGATTGCGCTAACCTGCTTAATGCCTGCTTTGTACCATGCTGCCCTCGTGTTGTTTAAGAGCAGAATCGCAGATTTTATCCTGCCACTGTTGTAGTTGTGAATAGCCTTAATAAGCCACTTTTCAACATCACGCCCATAGGGAGGATTGCACCAGACATTACCTGCCCAGTCTTCACTGAATCCGTCATCATCCTTAGTGAAATACTTCGTGGCTTTAATCCAGGACTGAGCTAGATCATTGCTAGCCGGATCGAGGTCGATAGTGCCTAGCACCTGTCGTGCCATCTCGATGTATTCAGGTGGCGTGTACCATTCAACGGTAGGGCTACTGTCTTTCTGCTTGGGCTTGATACCTTCAGCGGTAAGTTGACCCTCTAACTCAAGCACACGACTTTCCAGTTCTTGTACTCTGGCGTTATACCCCAAAGCCTCAACAATGCGCTGCGACTCTTCCGCACTGAACAGGTGAGCATTATCAACAACAGCGGCTGCCAGGACATTGAGATTCTGCTGCTTGCCGAGTTTGCGGATGATTCTCGACTGAGCCTCTTGTAGTTGCTCAGCCGAGAGCTGGTCGATATTGGACAAGAACCCGATCAAGTAATCCTGGGTAGCTGGTGGCTGCTGTGTGGGGAGTTCGTCGGCTTTGTCAACAAAACCTATGTCTTGCAATGGCTGAACTGTGCGGGGAGTTTCGTTTGCTGGCTTAGCAGCTTTTGGTTTCACCTGCATAGTCGCTTCTGTGTCGTGCCGTGTTGTGTAGCGACGCACTTCTGTCTCGCTTGAATTCTCACCGCTAGATCTAGCGGTTAACTCTTCACGTATCTGATTTACCAAGAAGTCCGACACTTTACAGCGTCTTGCTATCTCTTTACTGCTCCATTCCTTCCATTCTGGGTCGTTGAGTAGCATCAGAACCGCACGGCGCTTATCTGCCCTCGTCCTTGGCTTGGCGGCTTTGTGGGTAGCATTCGCACCGCAGGAGTACAGTACAGCATCGCGACGGGTTCCCTGGTGGATAATGACCAAAATATCCTCATGCCCTGCATCTTCCTTAGACTGGCAACGATGGAATCCGTCTCCTAGCCAGTAATCAGTGCCGTCGTAGAAGACGATCGCAGGGTCAAATTCATTACCATCCTCTAAGGCTTCAACCAAGGTAGCAACGTGGCTTAAGTCCAGTTTCTCACGAGTTTGGGTACCGCCGTCGCGACGGATTTGGGCGATCGCAAGAGAGGTGGTTTCGTTGAATACTGGCGGTTCTTGGAAATTTCCTGAAATTTCAGAAATTGGGGTAAAAATTTCTTGGGCGGTTGCAGAAATTTCTGGCACCTCTTCAACAGCCGCAACTGCGACCGATGGCTTTTCTAGGCTAAGCAGTACTGCCGAAACATTTGTCCCAGATGAGGCAAAGGCACCAGCCTCTAAGTCATCCCAGTCGCCATAATCCAGGATTAAACCACGGAACTCTTGCACCCGCTTTTGGTTATTGAATGCCAATCCACTTGGAGCGATCGCTATTAACTGCCCTCCGTCCTCTAATAGGGAGAAAGCTTTCTCAATGTGCGTGATGTAAGCCAAACTATCACCCTTGACACTAAAAGGCGGATTCATCACAATAGCGCGATACTTCCGACCTAAATCAAGTTGCAAGAAATCGCCTTCGATGGTGTTGAACCCTAGCGCTCTTAACTTATTGGCTCGACTTAGATCAATCTCTACGCAGTCAACTTGAGCATCAGGATAGATATCACGAACAGCTAAGGCTAGGGCACCTTCACCCGCTTCAGGCTCAAGCACTCCATCGGCTACATTCTTTGGCTTAAGCATCTCTGCGATCTGATGCGCTAAATCGCTTGGAGTACCAAAGAAAGCTAGCGGGTTCTTATCGGGTAAGTCACCCGTATAAAGAACAGCTTCCAGCAAGTCAGTCGGGTCATTTTCAAACACATGAGCTGATACTTTACCGCCTTTCCACTTGCCGCCAATTCTTTCTAAAACATCATTGACCTTAACGTAAAGCTTTCGATCAAGTTGAGGTGAATTGAGTTTAATTGTGTTGCCTTCTACTGTGGCGTTCTCTAAAACTGCTATTACTTCAGGTGAGATACTACCTTTGCGCTGTGGCTTCGCCTCTACTTCCTTCACCTTGTCGTTTGCGAGAATTGGGCTTTGAGCGAGCTTTAGGTCGTGAGGGGCAACGGAAGAAATCCCTGAATCAAACTCGACATCTGCCATAATCACGTCGCGATCATCAACGAAAAATCCGATTACTTTTCCTATCCCCTTGATGGGTTCTTCAACCGTAGAATTAACAGGCAAGAGATCACAGGTATTCAGCGACAGGAGTTTCGCTTTAATTTTGGCGACTTCTTTCTCATGCCGCCTATCTGCCGACTTCCACTCGCGAGAGTCTGCCTTGATCTTCTGCCTCTTGAATCCAGCTATCAGAGCATTATGAGACTTTCTTGATTCTGCTAGATTCTCTGTGTATTCAGCGATAGAGTTTGTTACGTCTAGATAAGTTTGATCTGAAGCGATGATCAGCATTGTGTATTCTCCTTGTGTGTTATTTGACTGGGCGGCTGTGGAAACAGCCGCTTTTTCTTGAACTTGGAACTGATAGAACCAACCATCTTCATCGACTGATTGCCCTTGCATCGATAACTCTTTCCCCTGAGAGGCAGCAAGGTTTTGCGCCCGTTTGATGCAACCCTGAAAGCGTTTCCACTCTGCCTTGAGATGCTTATCCAGTAGCTTGTATTCACTGGATTTTTTGGGTAAGGCATCCTTGGCGATCGCAGCACTATCGATCTGCTGTTGAATCTCTGTCAACTCTCGTTGCAGATATGTCAGCTCTTTATCGAGTGGTAGAAGCTCTAATTCATCTAGTGAGACTGTCTTGGTATCAGCCCCAAACAACACTTGAGCGGTGCGTCTAGCTGGGTGGGTGGGGGTTTCTCTGGTGACGGCTATCGATTGGATTAAGCCGATCTGTTCTTTGTCGTCGTGGTAGACGTATCGACCAACATCATGCTGCGTTGGCTGCAAGCTCAAGTCGTCGGGTGAGGTAGTCGATGTATCGCCAGCAGACGGCTGACTGTTGGGGGGTGCAACTGTCTCCAAGGGCTGCGATGCGATCGCCTCTACTGGGGAGACTACGACCGGGAATCGCAATAGCTCCCTCAAACGGATTGATAGCCCACCACCCGCCTTGTGAATAACTGTTGAGCTTTTGGGTAGCCCAAGCATCCACTCTCGAATCTCTGGATGACTGACCATGCCTGGAAGAAAACTTAGTTCTCGCCTCAATCGCCTCTCCAACCTGTCCTGACCAGGGCGACGGTACGACTCCGAATCGCTCGAACAGGTGAGAGGAGTAGGCAATACAGAATACGCGATCCCTTTCGTGGGGCGCCCCGACATCACTAGCTCGTATGGATTGCCACTGACAACGATACCCGCTACTTTCAAGCGACCAGAGAACCATTCCAAGGGGAGATAATTCATGTCCTGGTTTTGGATGTCGGCATCCTGCGGGGTTTTCCCAGAGGATGATTGCAGGTTGGCACTCTTGGATAATTCTGAGATGCTCCCACCACAGCCCAGAGCGATCGCCTGCAAGTCCTTTGCCTTTGGCGTTAGCACCGGAGTTGTCCTGACAAGGACTCCCCCCAGCGACCACGAAGAATTGACCGGGCTTTCCTTGGAAGGTTCGCACGTCTCCCCAGAGCTTTGTGCCTGGGTGTTGCTCGTAGAGGAGACGTTGACGATATTGGTTTTGCTCAACGAAATACTTGACTTGGAATCGGCTACTGACTCCAGCGTGTTGGATTCCGCCGTGACAGAGTTGGGCGATTCCACTGAAAAGGGATAGAACTGGGTATCTCTGCATTGCACTACGCAACCTCCTCTTGCTCTTGATTAATTCGGATTTGTTGCCTACAAAATTGCTCACAAACAAAATCAACCTCGTCGTTGCAATAGGGGCGACCTTCGTAAATCTCACCCTCTTTCAATTGCCATCCCACTCGCCTAATCATTTCGACTAGCACACTTGCTTCGTCCTGCGTCCACTGAACAGGGATGCGATACTTTGCAACCACTTCATTCCCCACCTTGCGAACAGAGGCTATCCAGACGCGATTGGGAGCAAGTGACATACCTTGAGGGATAGGCTCAATCACCAATTCGTAGGTGGGTACTTGCTTTGGTTCAAGCAGTGCAAGTAATGGGGGTGTAACGACTTTCTTAGTCATCGCTAAAACCCTCTCGTTTTTGGATAGACCCGTAGAACCCGATGTCAGGCTTGAAGATTACCTTGCAGATTCCGTTCGGACCATTGCGATTTTTAGCAACGTTGATTTCTAGAATGTTTCGATCAGGAGTGCCAGGACGGTAGTACTCATCTCGGTACAGCGTCAAAATCACGTCAGCGTCTTGTTCGATGTCGCCACTGTCCTTGAGCTGTGCAATATTGGGGCGTTTATCAGACTGCTTTTCTGTTTCTCGGTTAATTTGGGCTAACGCAACGAAAGGACAGCCAAACTCTTTCGCAATATCCTTTGACTCACCAGCAAACGCACCAACCTGCTGCGCTCGGTTTGCCGACGTGCGATCGCCTAACTTCTGGATGTAGTCAAGGACAACAATGCCAACGGGTGAACCTGTCTCAACTTGAATTCGTCGTAGTTCAGAGCGAATCTTATTAGGCGTTAACTGACTTGCTGGTGTGTCGTCAATAAACAAAGGCATCTGCCCCATTGTTCCAACGGCTGAAGTTAACGCTCCCCACTCACTTACAGCAACTCGGTTTTGAACTAGTCGCGCTAAATCAATCCCTGAATGCATCGACAGAAAGCGTTTTACCAACTTCGCTTTGTCCATCTCTGCACTGAAAAATACAGCAGGTAGCCCGTGATTCATCGCGAAGTAGTTTGCCAGGTAGCAGCCGAAGAAGGTTTTACCCATCCCTGCGCGACCCGCCACAACAACTAAGTCTTGTTTGTGAAGTCCACCTAAAAGCCCGTCTAAATCAAGCAACCCTGTTTTGAATCCAGACTGCTCACCCTGTTCGATTTCCTCAAAAACATCTACAAGCAAGTCAGAAACGTTTGTGGCAGTCCAGCGGCTTCCCTGGGTAGTTGCTACGCTCATGACCTTTGACTGGGCTTGGTTGACCACAGAGGGTAAATCTAGGCTTGTTTCATGCCCAAGCTGCACAATCTCGTTTCCCGCTTGAATCAACTGGCGACGGTGATACTTTTCCATCACCAAGGCAGCGTATCGGTCAATATTGACGGCAGAGATGGTATTTCCGACTAGACTGACTAGCTTTGCCCTACCTCCAATCTTTTCGGTCAACTCGTGGTCATCAAGCCAAGTCGTGACACACATCAGATCTGTTGGCTTACCCTGGCTATGCAGTGTCAAGGCTGCTTTGTAGATTTGCTTGTGGACATTCATGTAAAACGCATCGGCTTTCAGAATGTCCGCGACACGAGCGATCGCATTAGGGTCAATCAGAATGCCTCCAAGGATCGCCTCTTCAGCGTCTACGTTCTGCGGTGGGAGGCTGTTGGAGTATGCGGCAAAATCAACAACATTTTCTCTGGCTTGCATTTAGCTTGCTCCTTTCTTGAGTTGCTCTTTCAGTAGCCGTGCGAGTTCTGAAGGGATAATTTCGGTTCCCTCGGTTGGCTTGGGTAGCTCGGTTTTTTGGATTACTTGAGATGCCTTAAATTCCTGCCACAGGTCATTAGTTCGGTCTTCCTCTCCCTGCTTTTGCAGGTAGTCACGAGCAAAACTTTTAGACAGCTTCTCTCTCGCGGCATACCAGTCAACAATCTCTTGCCTTGCAATCCACTTGTGATTGCTTCTTTTGATCGCCCACTCCGGACGCTTGTAATCACCTTGCATCCATTGCTCACTTTTGGCTATTGGGTGAACATAGCTGTTGTTATCACACGGCGACGGAATTCCAGGAATTGACGATTGATCTAAATTTCTTGTGACTAGCTCAGGAGAATTCGATTGCGAAGCGAAAGAGTCTGATCGAGAATCCGGCTCTTTCTGGCTTTGTTCCAACGAGGGGAGGACTTCTTCTCTAATTTCTTTAGAAGAATTTCTTATATATAGTGCAACGGTGTTTTTACCGTTGGAACTACCCTCACCCAACGGCGTTTTTACCTTTGGGTCAACGGCGTTTTTACCGTTGGGATTCTCATTATCCAACGGCGTTTTTACCGTTGGGTGAGAGGTGTTTTTACCGTTGGGTTCGTTGGACTTTAGCTCCCTGATTGCCTCTTGCACTGATTCAACGGCTAGTAGGTAATCAAAGGTTTTGCGGTGCTTTACTGGTTGACGGGTATCGATGAACCACAAGTCCTTGAGTTTTTTGATGCGCTGCCTGACTGATTTCTCGTTATAGAGATTGAACAAGGCATCTGAGATATCCTTGGCTGTTCTTCCTTCTATCCAAGGCTGCTCACCTGATTTGATGCACTCTAGCTTTGCGTTAGTCCAAAACTCAAAAAGATGAAGGATAGCAGCAGCGCAAGGGTCGTCACCCGTGATTGCCATGTAATCTTCGCGGATTTGAAAGAAGCGTTCTCTGGCACGGTGTTCAATGCAAGACTCCCTAGCCATCACACCACCTCCCTTGACGGATGACTGACGCATCCATGCGTCATTAAAGCGCCGTCAAACCCTTGCCAGTACTGGCTTTTCCGTGGTAAAGTCATATAAAGAGCCGCCCTTAAAGGAGCGGAAACGTGTTTAACAAACCAGAGACTCGCCTGTTAGCCGCAGGTGAGTTTCGCTTTTGTAGAGCTAATCCTCTCGTCTCTTTTCTTACTATACCATTTTTCTGGTATATTGAAAGGGTAAGTAAGAAAAAGTTTAGTGAGACAATGGCAATCGTTAACAGGCTGGGTGAAATAGCTAAGAAAAGAGAGCTATCTAGATATAAGGTTTGGAAGCTTACAGGGCTTGCACAAGATACGGCATACAGGTTGTACAGCGATCGCTTGTATGTTCCAGGACAAGAAGTGATGGACGCAGTTTGTTCAGCGTTAGACTTGCAGCCTGGTGAGTGGTTGCAGTATGTTCCCGACGAAGACCTCGCGGCTTGACTACAAGAAAAATAGCTATTCATCGCCTTGGCTTTAAAACTGCGATCTTTCCCGTGACATTGAAACCCAAGAATTTAGCTATACGCTCAGCTTCATCGTGGGTCAAATTGCCTTTGAGTTGATGCCCTCGCCAGTTTAAGCAAGTTTCTCTTGCCTTCCTAAGTGATGAAACGGGGACGTTGGTTCCCTTGTGCTTGTCAAAGCTCCACAACCCATTGGCATTGACTGCGATAACGGTTTCTCCAACTGATTGAAACTTTCGACTTGAGTTGTGAGGTGCCTTATACCAGGTGATTGCTAGGTGGTCATCTAGATAAACAATCCGCTGATTTACTATGTTCTCGTAAACGTCGATAGCATCTAAATAAGAGACAGCTATTTCTATATACAGATTGAGTTCCTGTCCTCCGTGCCCTGCCTTGGCTATCTGTTCAAGGTTAAAAATGAGTAACTGTGTTGCTCCCCTTGCAAATTTAAACTCTTTTAGCGTCGGTGATTGCGCTAACGCTCTCCTTAGCTGAATCGAGGCAAGAGCCAGCAACTTAACCGCGTCTTTGTGCAGTGCCACGGCTGCATTGGTCGTCATCAGCAAGGCAAGCTCAAAACCGCCAACTGTGTTGTGCTTTAGGTGAGCAATATACTCTTTGCTTAAAATTTCACTGGGAAGTAGGCTTGAAAGGGTTTGACGGACAATCTCATGTTTTTCTTGATCGCCTACTTTTAACAACCTGACTTTTTCAACAACTTCCAAAACCCTTGGAGAATAGATTTGTATCCCCTTGTGTATCTTCCTGGTGAACCTTGCGTAGTCCTGTCCATCAGCAGGTGATCGCGTCACTCTGCTAAGGAGTGAATTCGTTATTTTTTCCATCGTTTTTACCTTTGGTTTGGTCATTTCACTCCTTTCTCCTCTCGTACTCAGCCACCCAGAACGCAGCCGCAGCTTCAGCTACTGCTACCACAATCACGGCTTTCTTGATTTGTGGTTTGAGCAGATCGACGAAGACACAAGCCAGCATGGTTATTCCTGCCAGTGTTAGAACAATGCGAATAACTCTGGTCATGCTGCCTCTACCAACTTCTCTAAATCCTCTCGGAGTCCTTGGTATATCAGTGCCTTGATATCTTTGGTCTCTCTGAACTGTGCTGACTGGTGAGTCCACCATGCGCCAGTAGAGGAGTGATTGACGCAGACAAAAGGACTGATTTGAATCTCCCAGTCGTTGATGACTTTTTCGATTTCAGAGAGTTCATCCTCTTCCAGTTTCGACTTGGTATAGAAGCCCATGAAGTGCCACCCATTTTGTTCGAGTAGCTTGGCGACGGCTGATTCAGTGGTGTTCATTGTTTCTCCTTCGGTAATCAGAGCAAGAAATTGCGTAGGGACTTAACCCCTGGTGTTTCACAGTGCAGAGTAGTGGTACTCCGAAACGGTATTCGCCTATCCAATGGCGACAGCTTGAACATGGGGAACGGGGTTTAACTTCTTCGAGGTAGCGGGGTAGATCGCAGGGGTAGCGCATAGCAAGAAAGCCCCATCCATTGCAGACGGGGCGATAGACGACAGTTAATCAAGCTGAGACTTGATCCTATAAAGATAGTGTTTCAGGTTTTCTTGTCCACCCAAGTAAGCCTGGTGAACAGCCTGTCGCGTTACTCCTAAGACTTTAGCGATTTCATGCACTCGCATCTCTTTGCCGTCATTTATTCCGAAGTACAGTTCCATAACCGCACGTTGGCGCTCTGGTAGCCTTGAGATTGCGTATCGCACCTCTTCAGCTAGAATCGATCGCGCAACATCGTCGTCAATCAATTGGTTTGAGGGAATGAAGTCACCTAGTTGCGAGTCCTCTTCTCTCCCGATCTTTTGACTAAACGAGACAGGGTTTCTTCCTAGGTAGCAGAGTTGGTTTATCTGCTCAATCAACTGGAGCATTGCCCCCTCTTTACCATTGTCGCTTGCTGCGTGATACTCCCTTGCGGCGTCACGGATTTTTGTCCGTTTTATGTTCTCAAGTGGCATTGCTAAGTAAGCGATCGCTACCTGCTTTTGTGACGGACTTCTGCCCAACTTCTGGGCTAGTTCTCGGTAAATTTTCCGGTATTGGTTCAGTGTCTCCGTGACGTGAATCGGTAGCCGGATATTACGAGACTTTTCCGCAATGCCACGAGTGATTGCCTGTTTAATCCACCACGTCGCGTAAGTGGAGAATTTAAACCCTTTCGTTGCATCAAATTTCTCAGCCGCTCTATCCAGCCCTAATGTCCCCTCCTGGATTAGGTCTAGATACTCCATGTTGCGCTTTTGGTACTTCTTGGCAATTGAGACAACGAGACGCAAGTTAGCCTCAATCATTTTGTTCTTGGCGACGTTCCCTTGGTGTATAGCTCTTTCTTGCTCTCGCGTAAGAGGGATACCCTCTCTTGCTTGCTTCTGAGTCTCTAAACCAAATTGAATCAATCTCGCGTATTCTATCTCTTGATCTGATGTGAGTAAGTCAACTCTGCCAATGTTGCCCAGATACCAGCGAACTGCGTCTATTTCTTTGGGGAGATTGAGGACGTTCACCCCTCCTTCAAGACTACGCATTTGGCACCTCTCCAGATAGCGCAACGTAAGCAGCTTCTCTCGCTTCTGGTGTGTCACCTTCTTGGAGTAATCTGATTAGAGCCAAGCGCAAAGCGCCAGCTTCTCCCTTTAGCTGCTCGACTTGGTATCGCAGCGCAAATTCTCTATTCAGCGATTGTGTCATAATGTGTTCTATTGTGTTAAGATATGCCCTGCTTGCGAGGCGGGGTTTTTTGTGACTAAGCAACAGACTGTGTGACAGAGCATTGTGTTGAGAGTTTCGCTTGAGCGATCGCTTTTGCTTCAAGTTCCTCGTATTCCTGTCGCATCTTCAAAACTTTCGGGATTAATGGAATGGGAACACGGACTGGTTTTGTTTTAGTCATGACTGTTACACCTCCTGTAACACTTGCTGTAACAGTCATGGTACTGACGGCGCACCGAAGCGTCAACTAAGCCCCGTGCTTCGGTGATATTTTGAAACAGACAACAAAATAAAGGGGAGAGAATGGATAGAGAAATATTAAAAGACTTTGCGCTCTTGAATGTGGATTACTACGGCTCAAAGCGCACATTCGCAAGAACGATTGGAGTCGATAAAAAGACAATCGATAGATGGATTGATATGTCTGTCGCTCGGCTAGATGTCGAGTCTATCGAGAAAATTGCTCGGCACCGCAACGAAAAGCCAGAGCAGACGATCGCTTGGCTTGAAGGGCGAACCGGGAAGGAGTCGCCTCTACTTACTCAAGTTCGACAGGCTAATTTAGATGAATTGGTTAAGGTTTTCTCTTTATCTTACGAGCTAATACAGAAACGGCTAGAGAACGAGGAGTTTCCCTTAGTGCAAGTGGGGGCATCTTCCTGTAATTTATTTGTTGATAAAGAAAAGGAAGGGTGTATGTCCGAATCAGGTGAGCGAATTCCTATAGGCTCAAAGAGGCATCTAAAGTTAAAAGCGATTTTAATTGAATCACTAAGAATAGAAGGTGTGAATTTAGGTGATCATGAAGCGATTGCGATCGCCTTGGGGTATAAGCCAGGAACACAGCGATTTACCAGTGCTTTAGTGATGTTGCATTGGCTACTAATCAGCACAGAGCAGACAATTAAACGACTTAGGGCTTATCACGTTGAGGCGTTAGCTCAGTTCTGCCATCGTCTTGAAAGGTTTGAGGAATTCCCCGTCTTTCGTGCGATTTGCAGAACTGAGCAGCGTTACGAAGGAGATACTGACAGGTTGCTGGCTGATATCAATTGCGAGAATGGCGCAACGGTTGGTAGCTAGTCGTCATTGTCATCGTCACAGCAGCGGTTTGGTTCAATTTCTACGTCTGGGTCATTGTAAAAGTCAATACCAGTACTTGAGTCTGATTGAGTGCTGGTATCTGTATCATCTACTTGAGTCATCTGGAAGTACTTTTGAAGGTTGCGGGATAAGACTCGCAGTAAGACGCACGTATAACGAAGCGGGAATGTCACAATACTTGGTGATAATAATCACTTAGGAGGCTATTCCTGATAATATCCCCCTAAAGAAATAACCTAGGAGAGGGCTTCTCTGATCGCATTTTTATACTCTTCTGGTAAGACTTTGATAACCTGCGCCAAGTCCTTGGGCGAGTAATCTTCCTGAAAGAAGCGGACAATCTCTTTTAATTCCTTTTGTGACAAGGGATTGTGAGCTTTACCGCTGGGAGCATAAGTGACCTCATCCTTTTGTACTGGGGTTACGGGTTCGTCGTCTTCTGAGTCTGACTCAGCTTCAGGCTTGACTGCTGTTGTCTCTTTCTTATCCTCAATCGCATCACGGGCGAATTCCTCTACATCTTCACGCAACACAGCCTTCTGTCGTTCTGATAGAGGCTTTTTCTTTTTCGCTTCCCAATGCTCAAAGATTGCGTCGGCTCCGTTGGTCTTTGGAATTTCTGCATTGTCTGCCACAGCAGCAAGCGATATCTCTTGAGCTTTCTTGTAGCGATATTCGCGATCGCTTTTCAGCTTTTCGGCTTCGGCTATCTCCTCGATAACTGCCGCTGTGATTTTCTCCTCTTTTACAACCTCAGTCCAGACGTGTATCTGATTTTCTGGCGAAAGTTCTGTCAATGGGCGACATTGTGATTCATTGCTAGGAAGAATGAAGCCTTGAGGGATTTTGGGACCAAATGGTCCCAAAATTTCCACTACAGTTGCAGCATCAATTAGTCGCCTTGCATGTCGAGGGGTTATACCCCACCTATCCTCACAGTAAGCCTCAAACGTGCCGTAGTGTTCTCGATAAAGTCGCTCGTCTCGTATTGTTGTCAATGCCTTGCCTGACTCGTAGAAGGCTTTAAAGCCTCGGTCTATCCTCTCCTCTAGTTCGGTAAGCCTCCCTCTCTCTTCCCCTGATATCTCTTCTAGGATTGAGGGTATAGCTACGGCATCGACATCAATGGTGGTGGTCATACAGATTGAATCTTGTCCAGACTACGGTGGATTGTCATTAACCTGTAGTTTAGCAGTCGCTCTGTCAAGCCTAATTCAGTGGCAATCTCTTCACGAGTCTTTCTGCTGGAGCGTGGCTTGGTGTCGTTCTCCGCGATCGCCGTCAGAATCTTCTGATCTTCGCTGTTTAAGTCCATCTGCTTGATAGCGCGTTTGGTCTTAGCCCAAATCATCTCAGGGGTGTTCAGTGTGGCTTTAGGTTCGTCGGTTGCTTCGTCTTGTTCGCCGACAACGACTTCTTCCAGGCTGCTGTGGTACTGATTAGCGTGGGCTTCATTAATAGTCATCCACTCGTCCTCTGAGATACCCAGTCCCTCGGCAGCATTCAATCCCTTGGCTTCAAGCTTCTTGCCCTTGGCACTCATCTCACGCCATGCACGGGGGACTTTGACCAAGCTGCCATGATCTCTCAGGAAGTGCATGATTTCGCCTGTGATCGTCCTGATGGCAAAGCTGCTGAATGCGTATCCCATGTTAGGGTCAAACTTCTTAACCGCAATCATCAAGCCAATCGCGCCGATTTGTGCTAAATCCTCGTAGTCTTCGCCAGTCCACTCGAATCGGTGAGCGACGTGGTGGACTAGCCCCATGTTGGCGTTGAAGAGTTGATTCTGAAGCTTGGTAAGGGGTTGAGGCTGTGGCTTGGTCTTACCACTCTTCCTAAAGGCAGAGAAAGCTTGTTCTGTTGGGTTGGTTCTAGTAGACTTAGGGGAGAAAGTATTAGAAGAAGGCATCTTGGGGACTCTTGCAGGAGTTGTATGTATCCAAGATGTCATTTTCGTATTAATGACAACCTCGGAAGAAATACGGTAGTTTTCTCCCAGAATCTTAAGCTGACCTTAAGGCATTATGAAGCCGCTTTATATTTGTAACCGCAATTTCTTGCGGTGAGGATTGATTATTTCTCCTAAGTATCGAGAATCAACATTCCAACAGGTAGAAAGGAAGCCTAAAGGGACGTAAACTAAGGGTTTCAGCCTTGTCTCTCCTAGCTTTTCCTTCCGACCAATCTTTCAACATTGCCAAGTCTACTAGTCCGGTTGGAGTTTATCTTTCTCGACTGGCTCAAGGTTCACGCCCAACAATGCGATCTGGACTAGAACAGGTAGTCGCGATTGTTAATGAGTGGACTAACCAGAACTACGACTTGCTCTCATTCCCTTGGGGTGAGTTGCGATATCAGCACACCCAAGCTATTCGTTCGCAGCTTGCTAGTCGCTATGCTCACAGTACAGCCAACAAAATTCTCTCAGCACTTCGAGGTGTGATAAAAGAGGCGTGGCGATTGGGCTTAATTAGTATAGAGGATTATCAGAGGGCAGTGGACTTGCAACCTATCAAAGGCTCAAGACCATTAAAAGGTAGAGCATTACAGCAAGAGGAGATTGCTTCTCTGTTGCGAGTCTGCTCTGAAGACTTGTCGCCACACGGGGTAAGAGATGCGGCGATACTAGCCTTGCTGCGTTCGTGTGGCTTGCGACGTTCCGAGGTTGTGAACCTGGAATTAAAAGATGTGAATCTAAGCGATCGCTCCCTCACTGTCAGAGCCGCCAAAGGAAACAAAACCCGTATCGTTCCGCTATCCTCTCACCTTATCCCTAGACTGGAGTACTGGCTACAGCTAAGGCGTGAGGCTGGATTAACAGACGGTGCGGTATTTGTGCGGATTCGTGGCAGCAAGATTACGGCTTCTGGACTGTCCGATCAAAGTGTTGGGGATATGCTAGAGAAGCGCTGCAAGGAAGCTGGTATCACCGTTGAGACTACCTCGCATGACCTAAGACGAACCTTTGCAACACACCTGTTTGACGCAGGTGTTGACCCTGAGACAGTGCAAAAACTGATGGGGCATAGCCAAATTCAGACTAGTATTTCCTACAGTAGAAGAGACGATTCTATCAAGAAAGCTGCCGTTGAAAATTTAGACCTATAGTTCAAAACTATTGCCAGTAAAAGCTTGTAGCGTTTATTTGTGTTAAAATACTAGCAGATCAAAGAGTGTTGTCACCACCCTTTGATCCTAGACAAATTAACCTGATCAGAGGTCAATTCATCATGGTTTTATCATCTCATGTAAATGATGGTCGCTACAAACATCATTCACGAACATTCGTTAAATCAAAACCGCCAAAACTGGACTTGACTGGGCAGCACTTCTCTAAGCTGGGCGTTATTGAATGGGCTGGAACATGGAATCAAAAGAATTTTTGGGTTTGTCAGTGTGAGTGTGGCGATCCAGAGTACAACCCGGTCGTAGTTTTTGCTGGCTCACTGACATCCGGCAATACCACTTCATGTGGCTGCACGACTCGCAGACACAAAATGAGTGGAACGAAGATTTATCATATTTGGTGCAACATGATTCGTCGTTGCACAGATCCAAGCAAGAAGGAGTATCGCAATTATGGTGGACGAGGAATAACCGTTTGCGAGCGTTGGCTAAAGTTTGAAAACTTTTACGCAGACATGGGAGAACGTCCTGACGGCTGCACGTTGGACAGGGTTGAAAATAACTTGGGATACTCTCCAGAGAATTGTGCTTGGCGAACTTATAAAGATCAAGCCAACAATACTCGTACCAACCATTTTATTACTTGGCAAGGTGAAACAAAGACGACGGCTCAATGGGCGGAAGATGAAAGGTTGGTCGCACTCGGAGTGCAAGCAGGATACCTCCGTAGCAGACTAAAAGCAGGATGGTCAATTGAAGAGGCTATGACTACTCCTGCTGAGGTTGGGGACATGATTACATACAACGGAATTACGCTGAACATGATGGACTGGTCGAGGCGACTAGGGACAGACAGAACTAATGTAGTCTCAAAACGTATACGTCGAGGGTGGTCAATCGAGAAAGCTGTGACTACTCCGTTGAATCCCATAATTAAGCCAAAATAACCCTTGCTAAACAACCCCGCTAGTTCGCGGGGTTGTTTTTTGGCAGTCGCAGTGACGAAGCTCAGAAGAAAGCAGTCGAGAACCTTGACCTCTAGAATCCCCTGACTACTGTCTACCTAGATCGTCAAACTTCCATTTCCCGATGTATCCACCAAACTCCGTGCATACCGCTCGACTAGCTCACTGCGGCTGACGCCTTCGGCTTCGGCTGCTTTGTCAAGGGATGCGATCGCTGTGGGGGTGAGGCTGAGATTAATCCGTTCTTTCTGTTCGTCGTAGTCTGTTCGGGGTTCACCTTTCTTCGGTTTACCCTTAATTAGCTTTTGTTTTCCCTTCATTGACAATACTTTAAACCGTGTGTATAGTACTAAGTATCACCTCAAGTAAAAGGATTGTCAAATGAGCGGCGAAACAGTTCAGGACTATGTAAATCGAGTTGGCAAGGAAAAAGCGGCAGAGCAATACACGGCATGGGCAGACAGTTTGCATCAAAAAATTGAGCAGTATGCGGTTCAATGTCAAAAAATGAAAGCATTTCTGTTGAAGCACGACCCAGATGATACTTCAGGGATTGACGAAGAGGTGTTAAGTGCTGGTTTGGAAATGTTGCAAATTCAATGCATGAACAAGCTGGCAGAGGTAGAAGACAAATTAAAGCAACTAGAAAGCCTGCCTAACTAGTCCACCCACCAAAGAGATCGCTTGCCGTCCCGACTAAAGTAGGCAAGCGATCGCACTCCCAACTAGTACAACCAAATTAGGAGCAACAGAATTATGTCACAGATCGAAAGACAAAAACGCTTTGAGCAAATCCGCAAGATTGATGAGAATGGATCAGAATATTGGTTAGCTCGTGAACTGATGCCATTGTTCCAGTATCAGCAGTGGCGCAGGTTTGAAGAGGCTATCGGACGAGCTAAGGTTTCATGCCAAGTCGCAGGATTCAGTGTAGAAGCACATTTCACCCACTTGCCGGGGTCGGCAAGTGCCAAAGGTCGATTTGGTGATGAGTACAAACTCACTCGCTATGCTTGCTATCTCGTAGCGATGAATGGTGATGTCAGGAAAGAAGCGATCGCACAAGCTCAAGCTTATTTCTCCGTTAAAACCATTCAAGCTGAAACTTTACCACCTCAGTCGCCAATCCCAGTCCTTCCCCCTGCTCAACAACTAGCAATGGCAACCCAATCTCTAAAGGAGTTAGGCGTTGAACTGGATAATCCTCGGTACTCTCAAGGGTTACGCGATTGGGCGCTAAACTTAATTGGCGTTACTGCCTTACCTGCCAGTACTGGTGAGCGTTGGATGGGTGTAGCAGAACGCGCAGAAGAATTAGGTTTTGGTCGTGTTGGCGCGTGTCACTCTAAGCGAGTCAGGCTAGGGCAATGGGTGAGCAAGGCAGGGTTGACGCGACGACGCGAGAAGCGCCTCTGTAACGGAGAGGATAGAGAGATATGGTGCTACTTGGTTTGTGATGAACTGGATGAGTCTATCTCGGAATTCTTTGATTCAATAGCTGCTTAAGTCAAGTCCACGCCACCCCGTCACAAGTCAGGGGTGGCACTATACCGGTAGGAAAAAGCGAATGCAACAACTGACACAAGAACAACTTGACGACTTAGCCATCATTTTTCAAACTTACTCAGACTTTATGTTGATTGAAAACCCAAAGCCAGAACAGGAGCGACGCAAACATTTGGCACTTGAATTACTGGAAGCTTATCACCAACGCAAATTGACAATAGAGTATACGCCAAACGATGACAAATACCTTATCGACGCTGTTCAAACAGATTGCCCTAGGTTTAACAAGCAATCCTAATCCCCATAATGTTTTATTACAGGGCTTAACACACCATGAAACTTCAATTAAGAATGTCAGTCAGGCGACTCAATGACCCATCACTTCAGTACGTTCGCTACTTGGATATTGATGTTGACGCTAGCCAGATAACAGACGAACAGCGTCAAGAGATAATTGATCGAGAACTGAAGGACTTTGTGGATGAGTACGTGACAGCTACGTGCTATGTAGAGGAAGAGTCACAACAAACTCAGTCCCACCCTCTTGAGACTCAACCGTAATCTCACCCTGCAATAACTCCACAGCTTTCTTCACGATAGAAAGCCCCAACCCAGTCCCAGGCACTACGCCGACATTACTACCCCTCTCGAATGCTGCAAACAACCGCATCGAGGGGGGTATGCCAATTCCTGAGTCCTTCACACTAAAGCGGATTGAATCTTCATCTGCGATCACAGACACCAGGACAGACTCGCCGGAGTACTTAAGAGCATTGCTAACTAGATTGCTAAAGACTTTATATAACAGACTCTCGTCACAACTGAATTCTGGGACTTGGATGTCCAGGATAACGCGATCGCTGTCTTGAAACGACTCTATTAAAGACTGGAACCATGGCAGTAGATAGACTACTCTTGCTTCAGTTAGTACGCTGGCTGAATCTAAATGGAACATCGTAAGCACGTCTTCAGTCATCTGGTTTAAGCGTTTGACCCCTTTCTTGATTTGGTGAATGTATCGGTGACGCTTATCACTTAAGGGATCGATAATTTCAAGTAACTCGACTGCGGTGAGTATTGCTGTCAGAGGCGTTCGATATTCATGCGAGATCGTCTGGATGACGAGAGACTTCGCTTCGGACAATTCCCTTTCTTTCTCCAGTACTCGCTCAGTCTCATTGGCGGCGAGTTTTTGCGCCTCTCTCAGATCTTCCTCTAGTCGAAACGCCTCTTCTGCCTTCACAAACGCCATTCGCATATCTCCTGCACTCTGATATATCAGCCATAGTAGTAGGATAAGCGAGACGGGAGGGACAATCATCAGGACTAGATCGCGCTCTCCTCGTTTTTCCCTTGCGTTGATAAGGCGATCGCGTTCGCTATCCCATTCCAGCTTTAAGTCAGACAGAATAACCCTCAAATTATCCATCGTTCGCTTGCCTTCCTTTAGATGGACGGCTGAGGGTTGCTCGATTATCTTGTCAGACACCAACAACGCTTGATTGGCTTGCAAGTGGAGGTTTTCTATTTGATGGCTGGGGTCAAGCTCTTTTAGTGCTAAGGGGATTTGGCGTTTACCTTCCCAGTAGGGGTCAAGGAATCGTGTGTCTCTGGTGCTGGCATAGCCTCTCACTCCTGTTTCTAAATTGAGTAGTTGCGTCAGTAGTTCATCTATTGCGTCAGACTTTTCTCTTACCTCAGTTAACTTCTCTGCTGCAACCTTCTCCTGATTCTGCCTGAAGTAGTACAGTGCGCTGGATGGCAGCGACAACACCCCAACGACTACAAGAGCCGCGACAGTCCTGCGATATAGGTAACGAAATGTTACAGGCATAAGTCATCAACGATAACCTGAGCCATAGTCAAGACTAGCGATCGCAACTCTTCTTCACTCGCACTGTTGATTAAATAAGGGTCGAACTCCACTATGTCTGATCGTCCAGAATAAAACCCCTCGAATCGGTAGGGATTGGGGGGTTCTGTCAGTGGAGCATTTTGAATCCAGGTGAGCTTGGGTGCGAACTCGTGCAGTAAAGATAGCACATTAGCTACCGGGACTCTACTACGATACAGTGCAAGGCATCGTCTGAGATACGCACCCTCTTCTGCCACTTCGCTCGTCCACCAGTCTTCTGGCTCGGTCTTTGTGCGTCGCTGTACTACTGTGATTTTCAGCTTTCCGCCAGCCTCTAGTCCCTCGAAGATGGCGAAGTCATGGGGATCATACCTGATGGGGTTAAGGATAGACGGTCTGAGACGTTGCCCTTTGTAGTACATGACTTAGGTAGGCTAGGTCTTATTATTGTAACCTTAGCTACTGATTGACTACGGAGGCATGAGTGGGGCGTGATTGTCACCGCTAGATCTAGCGGTTAGGCTTCAGTCCACCTAATCAACCCTGCTAACTCTAGCTGCTTCAGATATCCCTCTAATTGCCATAACTGATTAGCTGCGTCATCTCTGCATATTTTGCGACCAATCTCTAGATTAAAGTTAGCAGGGTCAACAACAGCAGCACGTCCGGTTACTGCAAAGCCACCCCTTGATGGTAGCTGGTAGTCTACGACTAGCATTCTGCCGTGAAGTATCGCCTGTTCGGTGTCAGCACTGTCTAGCAATTGGTCAATCTCTGCTTGTGTCACTCGGTTGTTAGCCATGCTTTTCTCCCAGGGTTCATTGTCAAGATACAATCCGCCAATAACTCCACTGATGGGCGGATCTATCCATTCTTGTACTATCTCCGGCTCACTCATGCGATTACCTCCACCACGCGCTTAACTGCCGCTTGCCAATGCACTTTAATCACAGTGGGCAATTCATCCCATGTTGGCATTGGCTTGTCTGCGTAGTTCCGCCATGCTGCGCTATCACCATAAGCCTGATAAGCGGCTTTGGCTAATTCTTCATCCGTGAATCCTGTCATGCCCATAAGCGATCGTCTCAATTCAATCACCCCATTCTGACACTTTCGTAAAACCCAAGCAGTTCATCATGTAGTCAGGTGAGCATTCACTCAGGCTTCCATTCTCGGACAATGCCCACCACTTGCCAGTTCTATCTTGCAGAAGCTTGTATCGCTCAGGGTATAAGCAATTGGACTTTAAATAATCTCCGTGCTTTATTTCATGGTCAGCGACAGAGAATAGGCTGAATTGTTGCATAGTTTTTACTCTGGTAGATTTCTCACAGCTTCCCTAATGATGTCGGTTACACTTCTGCCAGTTTCCTGAGATATTTTCTCCAGTTTTTCGACCTCTTGCTTCGTGAATCCTGTCGTAATTCTTTTGGCTGTCCAAGTGGTTTTGCTCATTTAACTGATGCGTTTAAGCTATAATAGATGTAGTATAGCATCATTTACTTGAGTTGATGAATAATCTTGACAAGCGTCACAAGGCTCGATCTGCTTACTTGTCCGGACGGTTTACTTATGAGCAGATAGCGAAGCGCTTTAACGTAAGCACCAGGACAATAAACAGGTGGAGTGTTAAGGATGGATGGTCACGTCGTGATTTAGCGCCTATTCCTAAACCTTTCACTTTCAAAAGCTCGATCTCGGTTTCTCCGGAAAAGGTTTTTTGTGATGAGATACAGTCTTGCTTGTCAAGGGTTTTAGAATCAGATTTTCAATTATCTCCCGTTCGATACGCTTGTCGGGAATATCAGCTACCAGACGGCAAAAGAATTGATTTTGTTGCGTTTCACCGTGATTACACTGTCTCTATTATTGAGGTAAAAGTTGGGCAGTCAGCGCAAAAACCGTATCTTGCAATAGGACAAATACTGGATTACTACTGTACTTTTGTTGAGTTCGGGCATTATCCACCGGAATCAATAAGGCTTATTTTGTTGTGTGATGAAGAGGTTAATCCAGAACTATGCAAATCATTTGCGCTAACAAATCCAGTTATTCAGGTTCTATCCTTTCCTTTCTGAGTAGACATATGCAATGCATCTACCCCTTGTTGCATATGTTGCAAATCTTCACTCTACAAGGCTTTGGGAACTCTGCTGTGCGATCGCTTATGCAACGTATGCAACTAGATGCCAGCCGCTATAAACGAGAATTTATGGGCTAAAATTAAAGCCGCTTACATGGCAGATGAGAGTCAGACGAATGGCTCGGTTGCCAAAAGATTCAATGTATCAAAATCCGCTGTAGATAAACGGGCTGCTGCTGAGGGATGGAAACTCAAGAGGGAGTCTCAAGCGATCGCATCCGAGGCGATAGCCGAAGAAGTCGCTGCTGTACTTGAGAAACCCGTCCAAGCTAAAGCCGTTCGCCCTCACCTATCCAAAAGCGACCCGTTAGCCTACGTTGAGCTAGCGCTATCCGAATGCTACGCAGACTTAGAGAATATTGAAATCAAGCCAAAGTCTAAGGGTGAGGTTATCTCTTCTCTGGAGAGAATGCTCAAGCTACAGCATCAAATATCCCTTTATAAGCACGACGAAGAAATGAGAGAGATTCAGCGCAAGAAGGAACAATCCCAGGCAGAGAAAGAAGGCTATGAAGCAATCATCATGCAGCGGCAAGCTCACCCACCTGATATTGCTGGCATTGTGGATATGGTCTTAGCCTTGGGATTGGACTTGACTGAGATTATGCGGCAAATCAAAGCACGGGCGTTGGAGATTGGCTGATGCGCTCGAATCGGTAGCAGTTGCTCGACTCTGTTCCGTGCGGACTGCTGACTATGCCCATGAAGTTGTCGAGGGGACGCGCCCATAGGGTTCGGTCGTTCACTTGGCTCTCTTCCCACTTAGCCGATCTTTCCGCAAGAAAGAAGACTGAGAGTCGCTCATTCCAACACTTGCTACGACTCAGCCAAAATACCGAGTCTGACTCAGTATCAAAAACTTGCCAATACTCTGTTAACCCCATAACACCACGAGGAGTTTTGGAGTAGACAACGCGATTGAAAGATTCTTCGTCGAGATGAGCGATCGCTATCACTACATACTCGCCACCTTTGAAGTGACGCCATTTCTCTCCAGGCTGGGGTAGTTCTCGGCTGGTTTGCTCTGACCAACTGGGAAAAGGATCATAACTTGTGTCCTGATCTTCCGTGAAGTAACTCCCTCGCCCCAAAACATTGTGTGGTGGCGTATACCTTACTCGCATTGTTTGTCCCTCGGATTGCCCGGCGTTACCGCTTTCTCTGAATTCACCGGATCTATTCATCACTCTGCCTTCTCACTCAACAACTCCATTATCTCCTCATCCCCTCTCGTGATGCGTTCTACGACTTCGGATCGGCTGATGCTGAGGTGGGTGGCTATTGCGTCAAGGGATGCGATCGCTGTTGGAGTAACTTGCGTCGAAGGGGTAGGTTTCAACTAATTTGCTGAAAGTACTTGACGTGGTATGTATATTGTTACATACTTAAGAGAGAAACAAAGCAAACGGGGCAAGCTTAAAGCGCAGTACCGGAAACCGGAACTTTAAGCCCAACCCCAAGCCAACATAAAGGAGATAACCAAAATGGCTACAGTAACTTATTACACTACCGCTCGTTACCCTGACTGGATTTTTGAAAAGACCGTGCAAGGGAGCAGAGAAGAGTGGTTTGGAACAAAAGAGGGTGTAGGCTACGCAGTAAGTGGAACAAAGGGCAAAGAAGGTGAAATCTGGGGTGAGCTTCTAACTCGTCAAAAAGCAAATGGCTCTCTAAGCTGGGAGCCAATCAGAAGAAACTCATTTGAAGGAAACATGGCAGAGTGCATCAAGGAAGCTGAAAGACGCGCCGAATACTGGCAAAGTAAGGGTGAGACTGATGTTTACGGTGAATACCTCAAGCTGAAAATGCCAGCTTAACCCGCCTAGCTCACCCGCTTAGGCGGGTTTTCTATTACATCAACATTAACTAACCATGAACAAACAGAAGCGTTACGAACAAACCGAGAAAGGCAAGATAGCACGAGCAAAGGCTGTTGCCGCCTATAGAGCAGAGCGATCGCACTGGAGTTGCTATGTCGAGCAATCTCTGTCAGACGAAGTGATGGCACTCAAGCCTGAAGGAATGACCAAGACAGATTACTTGGAAATGATTTTCAAGGAATATCTGCAAAACCATTGACATGGTATGTAGATTAATACATACTAGAGAGAGGCAAACAAACACACAGACCCAAAAGCAAATGACTAACCAACTCACCAAGCAGCTCGGAATCTTCAAGTCAGACGTTAGCGAATTTAACAGCCTCGCATCAGCCAAGAACTTCGCTGACCGTTGCACCAAAATTCAAATGATTGTGTTAGGCGAGGGCGGTAAGTTCTGGGTGTGTGTCAATCGGGTTGCAGTGAAGCTAACGAAAGCAGGGTATGAGCTGGCAGAATAACCCATCCCACCAAAAGCGATCGCCCTGCTACTTGTCACGGGAACAGGAGCGATCGCACCTTCACACAACGCAAATCATATAAAGGCAGATCAATCATGTCACAGAACATCATCAAAGTCGAAAACCAGGGCGGTATTTTAGTTGTTGACTCACGTCTTATCGCTGTGAGGTTAGATATTGACCATCGCAGTTTCCTGAAGACTGTTCGCAAATATCAGCCACAAGTTGAGAGAAGATTTGGTGCGGTGAGATTTGAAATCGCAACGCGAGAAGATGGAAATAACGACGGCAATCAACCGACATTTGCGTGGCTCACAAAGCCACAAGCTGAGGCTTGCATGACTTTTAGTCGTAACACTGACAATGTTGTCGAATGTAAGTTGGACTTGGTTCAGGCTTTTAATGAAGCTGAACAGGCTTATCGCCAACCTCGATTAATCCCAGTTCAACAAACGATTGCAGAGGTTGACGTACTTCTGGGATGGATTGCTCAAACGGACACAGAGAGGAATTTGCTAGAGCAAGCCAAGTATGACACCGTGGCAAATATTCATCCTGAGTATCGTCCGTTACTAGAAGCCGCGAAAAAGGTTCGCAGCGTGGAAGACGCTCACTCTTCGGTTGGCTTAACAGCAACTCAACTAGGAGAAAAGCTGGCTCCGAGGCTGTCGGCAGTGAAGCACTACACAAACCGCCTCACTCACCACGCCCGGGGTGAGGCGATAAGATAGGGCGATATTGGAGGAATAGAGAATGTTTTCAACGAGAGATGAAGCTTTGCAGGATTTCGCCAAAAGAAATGGTGTTGACTGGTACAGAGATGCTGCCTTTTACGTTAAGAGTAACGATGACGACTTTGACCAATTCCACTGGGACAATATGATTGCAAATGGCGCGGAAGTCCTACGGTTTGATGACAATGTTGGAATGGGTGAACTGATAGCTTGGGTTCAGTCCAGTGAGCAGAGAGAGCGATGCGAGAATGCAATCACTCAAATGAAAGTTATTAATCAAAGACAAAAATAAGCCAACACTTCACCCAACTTCACCCGCTTTCCCTTGAGGGCGGGTTTTTGCTATTGTCCTATTGTTCAGTGAGTACTCGGCGAGGGGTGAACAAGTGAGTCAGATTGACAGATTCCCGGTGAAAGACTTAATGGGGCGATACGGTATCAAGCGCACTGCCTTGTACAATCGCCTCAAGTCGCTAGGGATAGAACCAATCAAAGATGGTGTATTGGCTTACGTGTCCGGTGAAGACTTGACGCGACTGGACAGGTTAGACGCAGAAGTCAAGACTAGTCGGCAGTTGCCCCAATCCGCTATTCAGCGAACAGGTTTGTTCAGTGAACAGGTAGCCATAGAACACTCGCCCGATGTGGGGATTCTGTCAACACTATCCACCGAACAGTTCTTAGAACTCGCCCAAGCGATCGCGCTTGCACTCCGTCCATCCGACCCATTCAGTCACTACGAACAGCTTGAGCGGTTTGCCAAACATGGCTGGCTAATTCAGTCGCGAGAGTTGAGGGAGTTGATAGGACGGCAAAGTATCCCTGAATCGTGGGGAGGGTTTCGGCTAGAGTGGGTGACAGGACGTTGGTGGAAGGTGGTGAAGGATGAGTGAACGACAAGAACGAGCGATCTCCTTTGCACTGATGGGGCTAACTGCTGGTGTTGGACTAGCCATACTGGTTGGTGACTGGCGCTATACTACTTCTGCAATTCCTCTAGCTGTTTGGGCTGTTTGGGTTGATTGGAGTAATTATTGAGAGTGTCACCGCTAGAAATTGCGGTTAGGATTTTCCTTGTTTGATAGTGATCGCTTCATTCACCCACATTCTCGCTTCTCTCAGCTTCACGACTGCGTAAGACAATTCTCTGCCTACTGCCCTTGGTTCAGAGTCGCGTGTCGCTGCACTCTCGCTGCCTCTAAGTTCTTGGGCGGCTGTCAAGCAGTTTTCAATCCGAGTCTTTAGGTTTTCTAATCCTACTAAAGTAGGTGATGGCTTCACTAGTTCCAGCGCCCTCTCCTTGACCTTGATGGCAAACTCGTCTGACACTTCCTGTGTGCAGTCGATTGAGCCGATAGGATTCAACAGTTCGTCCTGTCCTTGCTCGATTTGGGCAAATATCTTGACATTAGATAGGTCATTGAAGGCAATAAGGTAGCAACGGTCGTTGTGATAGAATCGCCAGTCTGAATATGGGTAAAGCTCAGGGTTAAGATCGCTTCTATGCATCAGCTCGAATCTTGGGTAGTGAAAGAACAATATTAGCTCTTCCTAAAATCAGCGCATTCATCTACACCGATTGTAAGGTGCAGGGCATTGCAGATTGAGGGAGTGCCGCGAAGGAGGTGAGAGCAGTATTTATACACTCGTTAAATCGTAAAAAGCTAACCAGTATTTTTGGCATAAGTACAGCCCTCGTGTAAAGCCAAAATTCCACCAGTCGATTGACAAGAGGCGGAACTTTTTGTCTTTGTTGTACCCAAACCCTAGCCGCCATTTACCTAGCGGTAATTCCCAAAGTGTCTCAAAGGGTGTCATTTAAGTCAATTAATTAAGATACCTCTCATTCTAAGGAAGTCTAGCAGCGAACCCCTCGCCCTACACCAGCCGTGGAACTGCTAGACCCCAAAGACCACCCAACAGACCTTCCGCATCTTCCCAGCTACCAGTGCAAGAGCTATCGAGCGATCGCGCCTGACTTAACCTTCATGGGTGACAGCTATCGAGGGCGTTCTGCTTGGTTCGCTCACGGGAAGGTAGTTGACCAGGTTAAGGCTAAACAGTACCTACCAAAACAGTCTTTAGAGCCACAATCTAGTTATACCGACAGATTGGCTCGTTCTCCCTACGATCAACGATTCAGGGCAGCAATAGAAGCTTTTGCCGGACTGTTGCCAATCGACTCACTCTCGGAGGACGCGCACCCTACAATCGAGGAATATCGCAAGGATATTGACTTGCGGGGGAATAACCTAGACGCATTCTGGGATAAAGCCGATGAGATGAGTTTGCGAGACGGTTTCTCCGGTGTGTTGGTGGAATTTCCAAGACAACCAAGGGATGAGAACGGAGAGAAGCTGATTAAGACGGCTGCTGATGAGAAGAAGTTTAGATTACGTCCCTACCTCTGTCTAATTGACCGACGTGACATTATTAGCTGGCGAATCTCCTATATCAACGGCAAGATGCAGGTGCTACAAGCCGTGATTCGCGAGTGCAGAGTTGAGGCGGCGGATATTTACGGAGAAGAAGAAGAAACTTACTACAGAGTGCTACGTCCAGGCAGCTTTGATGTGTGGAAACTCAAAAAGGAGAATGAAGGCAAGGGTGATTGGGTTGCTGAATTAGTTGAGGAAGGGAAGACAAGCCTATCTGAGGTGCCATTGGTTCTGTACTCTGCAACGGATACTTGCCCGTTTGAAGCTGAACCGCCATTGATGAACCTGGCTTCACTTAATCTCTCGTATTACCAGCTATATTCCGACTACCGAGAATTAATTTATCGATTATGCCTCCCAGTCCCTGTCCGCAAGGGCTTAGTTATGGAAGGACAGACAGAATTTAGTAACCTTCCCCCACTTGTTCTAGGCCCTAACTCTTGCGTTGACGTTCCAACTTCAGGCGACTTCTTTTTTGCCGAACCAACAGGCAGCGCACTTGGCACAATCCGGACTGAACTCGATGCGATCGCTTCCGCCATGGATCGCGCTACCCTCGGCTTCCTCTCCGGCGATGCTGGTAGCGAGAAAACCGCAACGGAAGTACAATTCCGCAGTGGCAGTACTCAAGCGAGTCTCGCTGGGATGGCGCGGATGAAGGAGAGTGCGATTGAGAATGTCTTCAGGCTATGGGCTAGCTACTACCAGGCTGATGTAGGTGGAGGTGCGACGATTAACAAGGACATCCTCCAGTTAGCCCTCGATCCTCATCTGCTCAATACCCTCAGTCAACTAACCGAGAAAAAACAGCTCAGTTTGCTTACTTTCCTCAGAACTATCAAAGAGGGTAAAGTTCTACCTCGTAGCATCGATCCAAAAGAAGAGTTAACCCAGATTCAGCAACAGGTAGATAACGAGACTAAATTAGCACTAGAGAGACAGGCGGCTATGGTTGTGATCGCTCCGCCTCAACCGTTTGGGAATCAGAATCAGAAAGGCACTGATAAAGCTTCGGCAAGCAATGGCAAACGGTAGCTAGTGAGGGATTGTAGGACGACTCACAAGCGTCAGAGCAAAAGTGGAAGTGATGGAAGACGGCACCTGAGTTTGGGAAGTTGACTGTACCAAGAGATATTCTCCATTTATTCGCGCCGTCAGAGTCCCAATCTTTGATAATGATTCTTGCCGTCTTCTGGCATTTGTCATACCTGATTTCCGTCGTGTCTGTGTCAAAACTGATTGTAGTCATGGCTTAATAAGAGTGAGAATTGATTGCAGTAGAAATCGGGCGCAGTTTTGAGTTGAGCATCATAGCCATCTACATCAAACGCGATCGCTTTTGACTCTACAACCTCTAGATTAAACGCATCTCCCAGTGCAGTGAGCTTGCACCATCCTTGCAGGCGAGCAAATCTTACCCTATCATCCTCTCCTATTGGGACATCGACAATTGAATCTGAGTCTTGCACTGGATGCCAGTGGCGACAGTTGACGCAGGTGGATGGTGGGGTATCGCTCATACTGTGGTTCTTGTTGGTTAAACCTATTGTGACGCAAAGAAAAAACCACCCCTATCGCCAAACAAGGGTGGTACGGATAAGAAAATAAAAAGACTCTCCCGCTGTATGTGGCACTAGACTTCAGTAAAGTCCACGTAAACTTCCTTTTCAAGAGCGAAAAAGTCTGCTGTTTCAGGGTTGGCAATTGTCATAGTTATCAATCCATGAGGTGTCGCTTTCCAGAAAGCTTTGTTTTCTTCGCTACTGTCAGACATTACGGGTGATAGTTTGACTTCTGTTGCAGGCGAAGAACTAATTCGAGTGATAGAAGAGACGAAAAACTTTGCTCTGACTTTCGTTGCTATTGTGTCCATGATTGGTTGTAGCGCGACTCTCCCATTGTGACGCAAAAGAAAAACCGCCTAGTGGTGGTTAGGCGGCTATCATCCTTGTCTTTACTAGCTTCTTGAGGCGGAAACTTTAAGCGGTGCGTCCAGGTAGATAGAATACCCAAGGCAAGCGATCGCCAAACTCTAGCTGATAGTACTTTCTTGCCCAGTTCTCAGAGTGTCTTCTGTTCGGTGCGATCGTGGCGAGAAAGGCTCGGTACTCTTCAGCATCGGCATGGGTAGCTTTCTTGCCGAAGATGACACCCTTGAACCATTCTGGCTTAGGGTCAATGTAGCTACGTGCAAAGCGTTCAATACATGTTGAGTACCACAGCCCAGTTCTATCCTTGCGGACTTGCTTATAGGCATTCTTCCATTCAGCCTTGAACTTCTTTTCTAACTCAGGCAGTCGCTTTTCCCAGTAGCTAGAGTTAACCGACTCGTCAAGATTTGCTAGCGACTTAAGGTAATCATAAGCCTGATCCACTGCAATGAAGTCAGTTTTACTTCCGCCCATATCAGGGTGAGTCTTTAATGCTGCCTTGCGATATGCTGCTTTGAGTTCGATTAGAGTGAAGGGTGATTCGAGGGAGAGAGTCTTTAGTGCGGATTTGAGTAGTGACATTGATTTACTCTCCCTTAAGCTGCAAAGTATGAATCAATTAACTGACGCAAGCGATACGCCTCAAAGTCAGGCTGATTGCATTTAATGAACTTTATGTCAGGAGGGAGATTATGCAGTGATTTGACTAGTTCAGGCGCAATGGCAAATCCTAGTTTTACCTCAAAAACCGTCATATACCCACGCAACTGTTTTAAGTCTGCCTTTGTAAATTGGTTGACTTTGAATTCTCCAACGGCAACAACAATACCTTTGTCATCTGCGAATACAAAGTCAGGTGTCTTTCCCTCCCTTGACTGGGAGCTTGGTTGCCCAACGATTGCTAGTCCTTTTAGTGACTCGTATTCGCTTGCCGTTTTAGCGAAAACCTGTTGCTGGCACTCCTCTTTCTCAAACTTCGCTACGTCTGCAACCCATCCTTTCACGAAACTACTGAATTGGTTGGCATACAAGTTTTTCCATTCAATAGGCAAGGTTAAGTCAATTACGATATTTTTAAGGAAGATAGCAAAATCCATGTTTGGGTGCTTAGAGATCAGTCCTAAGCATTCAGCAAAGCTTAAAAGTATTCGCCGTTCTGACACAATCGCCGCAGCATCTGGATGTAGTCGCAGTATCCTTGTAACCTGCGAAGCGTTGAACCAAGGATTGTCATTGATTAGCACAATTTCGACTTCCTGTGATTCAAATTGAAAAACTGATAGATTATTCATGACTGCTTTCCTAGTTGGATTAGGTATGTAGTAAGTGACTGATGGATGTCTGAAGCGTCCGTCAGTTGCGTCTTATTATCTCACAAGTGGAGCGTGATTGGTGCTTAGATGCGTCACAAGAGAAAGGGAAGCCTAGCCATGAGATTCCTTCCTACCTCTCATGCCAAGCGCTAACCAGCTCAACACTACTCGAAACGCCCTACTCGCCAATCTGCAAACGTTGCAATCGTCAAACCCACTTGCGTTTGATACGGCGATGCTCACCCTGCTTGCCTTAATCGCTGACAACATCAGCAGTGGCAGCGGAGGTGGCGGCGGGACTGCTACAAGTGTCTCAGTTATTGACGGGGCAAATAACCTAGCGATTTCTGCGGGTGGCTCACTCAGTTTGCCTGTAGGTGCAGCAACTGAATCAACTCTGTCAGCACTTTCGAGTAAGCTGCCTTCTGCTTTGGCTGGCGATCGCTTGAAGGTTGATGGTTCAGGCGTGACACAACCCGTTAGTATTGCCACTCTGCCCACTCTTGCTGCTGGCACAAATGCAATCGGAAGCATCACTAATACGAGCTTCGGTGCAACGCAGAGCGGTGCTTGGAATATCGCAAATATTACCGGAACAATTACTCTACCCACGGGAGCGGCAACCGAAGCCAATCAGCCTACATTCAGTACGGCTGGAACACCTAGCGCTGATGTGCTGACAGTGCAGGGTTCGCCCAGCATGACGGCTCTCAAGGTGGATGGAAGCGCTACAACCCAACCTACTAAGGGGCTGACTGAATCAATTTCCCAGCAATTTCTCACAGCAGACGATCGCGTAGTTACGACTAACTACAGCGATACGACGAAAACCACTCAAACCAGCGTAACAATTACAAGCGCGACTGTGACTGGGCTGACTGGAAAAACTCAGCTCACAATTACCTTTTCTAATCCCAACACCACTAGCGAACGTGTTACCTACACCGTAAGTTAAGCCATGCCACAGCAATTCAATCCAGTCACAGGACAGTTTAATATTGTCCCTAGCCGAGAGAAAAACGTCCTTGCCCAATACAACGTCTTAGAAGCAATTCCCTTCTCTCAACTAACGAATATTCTAAACGGAACTAGCACATTTGATTGCGCGACGTTAATCAACAATTTTATTCAGAGTGTAGCAAGCAATGGTGGCGGAGAGGTTTACTTTCCAAACGGGACTTTTTGTATTGGTTCACCGATTAACTGGCTACACAAAATCTCGTTCACCTGTTCGGCTGGAACGACAATTAAAGCGTTACCTGGATTTAGTGGAGGCAATAACGCAAGCTTCCCCGCAAAAAGTCTGTTCAAATGCCCGACTGATTTAACTTTGTGGCACGAGAACAATGTTTTTAATGGCAACGGTGCGACACTTGATGGTAATGGTGTTGCTGAGATAGGGATTGAGTTTATTAAAGAGCGTTTTTCTTCGGTAACTCAACTTGATATCGTAGGCTGCACATTAAATGGAATAAAAAGCTGTTTTGCAGGAGCGACTGATCGCTCTTACGAGTTGCGCTTTGACGACCTCTGGATATGGTTGAAAGATGTACCCAACACAGCGAACTCTGTAGGTTTTTGGATCTGCAACACAACCGACTGTTATATAAATAAGATAATCGTCATCGGCTATCGGATGGGCTTCAAGTCTTCCGATAATTCAGCAGGAAACTTCTGGGGATATTGTCACACTTGGAATCGTCCTGTAAACGGTTCGCTGTCTCATGCTTTCTGGTGTGGAGGTATCAACGAGAAATATCTTCTCTGTTATGCTGACTCGCCTAATGATGGTCTGACAAATGATTGCTACGGGTTTTATGTCGACAACAATAGTAATTCTATTGTTAGTAGTTTCGTGTACATGAGTACGCAACAAACTAATGGGCAAAATTATGGTGTAGACAATAAATGTATTGGTATTTTTTGCTCTGCCAACTCAGGGACAGGTAACTCGTGCATTTTTACTTACAATACTTTCTACGGCGGTAATTCAAGCTTCAGGTTAAAAGCTGACTTTGGTGGTGCATTTTTCGCCGCCATTGTTGTTGGAAACAAAAACACCAACGTCGTAGCAACTCAGCTCGATCGCTACTTCCTGGGCTTCACGATGCAGAGTCCTGGAAGTACGGCGATTGAGTTTGAAGTGAGGGATACAGGCGCAAGCTTTACCGACAACATCACAAGACTTCACCTATTCCCAGTCGGCAATAACGGCAGCAGCTCAACTGTCCCCGGAAGTACGGCAAGAGCAACACTTAGCCTGTTTGAGAAAACCTCTACTACTGGTGCAGTTGGGCTTGAGATCTGGCGAGGTGATGGAGTCGTAAATAGTGGAATTAGAAAAAGCCAAAGTATCACTCACTATATTCGTGCCAATGGAACCTCGTATTTTTGTAACTTGGTTGGAAGGATTTTAATCGGTGGTACAACTGAAACTGAGGCTGATACCAACTGCAAGCTAGAAGTCCAGGGATTGACTAGACTAGGTAACGGAACCCATGCTCAAGGCGTGAAAATTGGCAACATCCGGATGTGGACGGGAACGGAAGCCCCGACATCTGGCACATACAACCAAGGCGATCGCGTCCTAAACACGGCTCCTACCTCTGGTGGTTTTGAAGGTTGGATTTGCGTGGCGAGTGGCACACCAGGAACATGGCGAACCTATGGGGCGATTAGCTAATAGCAGATTGAGTTGTGTCACGATAGGATTACACCCTCACCCATTGCAGATATGGACGCAGAAGAACTCAGGGAAAAACAACGCAAGTTTGCTCCAGCTGTTCTAGCGACTCAAGCTCAAGCCGAAGCCGAGAGCAGGCGGAAGGAGATACAAGAAAAGCGCTATGAACTAACAAAGACTGTCTTGTTGACTACTCTTAGCAACCCTGGACTAGACCTGAAAGATGCCGTCTCGTGTGTTGACTATGCGATCGCGTTTGCAGATATCGTATTAGCTAAACTCTATCCAAACCTTACAGACAACACCAATGACTGAACTACCTACCGTCAAAGTGAAGTGGGATAACCCGCAAGGCTTTGCATATATCAATCAGTCAGACTACGACGAGAGCATCCACGAACTCTACGACAACCCCGAAGACTTAACCGCAATTTCAAGCGGTGAGATTGACGAAGCTGATTTTCTCCCTGAATTCAGGAAAGCGCTAGCAGAGGAGGCTGAACTCACCGAACCCGAACAGTCACAGGAGACACCTCTATCGGAACCTAAATCGCGCAAACGTCGCAACGCCGTGAGTGAATGATATAGAATGGGGCATCGATGCACCAAGAGAGGGTTATGAACAAAGGCGAACTAGTCGAGAAGATTGCGGATAAGGTGACTGTGACCAAAAAGCAAGCTGATGCAGTACTGACGGCTACCTTGGATGCGATTATGGAAGCCGTGTCCGATGGCGAGAAAGTAACACTCGTGGGGTTTGGGTCGTTTGAGTCGAGGGAGCGGAAGGCGCGTCTAGGTCGTAATCCTAAAACTTCGGAACCAATGGATATCCCCGCAAGTACAATCCCCGTTTTTTCTGCTGGCAAGCAATTCAAGGAAAAGGTATCGGCGGATGTCTGATGACAAAGATGTCTTTAACAAAGCTGAAGCCGATCTACGAAGGTTGACCAGTGAGCTTCAGTTAACCCCAGAGGATTTGCTCACAGTATTTCTGTTAATCATTGCAAAGGATGTGTCTGTTCCTTTGCCTGATGCATTGAGTGGGATTACGACCAATTATGCCTCCTTCCTTCTACCTGGGAACGGATTCAACGACGAAAAGGCTTCAATTGACACGTACCTGGGACGAGTCGGAACTGACTTAAAAACGTTCCAGTTCGTACTCTGCAACAAAATCGCCCAAGCAAGAGCGATCGCGTTAGGTGCGGGGTTACTGCCATAAAAAACCCGCCTCAGCTAAGAAGCGGGTTTTAGTGCGCCTGCTTGAAGAATTGCTACCGTCGCAGGATTCCACCAGGACGGACAGCTTCAACCAACTTGTCTTGCAAGATGCGCTGAATTCGAGCCTCGTCAACAGTGATATTGACAGAAGGATTGAACACGATCGTGCGTTCGTCGCGGTCTAGTTCCTGTTTCACGGCTTCCGAAACCTTGGATAGAACGAAATGAACAGCATGGTCATGCGCGTGTTGCACTTCGTCTTTGGTGGCAAGTCCGAGCCATTCGATTAGGCGATGTTTGAGGGAGCTGAACAAGGTGTCTCCTGGGGTAGTGTGAGCGAGGTAGATGCACGGGGTGATGGAGTGGAAGACCTAACCAACTAGGCGTAGCATCCATTGAGGTCTGATGACATCAAATCCGAACATCAAACTCAATGACCAACGCATCCGGTAATGCTCTTCCTTGACAGTTAGAAGCATTGGGATACCAGACATAGGGTCAACCATCGTCATTTTCAAAGATGACTTCAGTTCAGCCCCGTACTGGTCACCAGCGTAAGGACGCATTGCTAATGCCATTGCCTGAGGATGGAAAACCAAGTTATTGGAGTGAGATGCCTTCAGGGTGACAGTGCTTCCATTTGCCCACTGAACTTTAGGGGCAGGAGAGAATTGAATAGTGATAGCTGAACCTGCGGCTGTTGCGTTTTGCTTCACAACATAGCTCTGAGAATCACCCGCAACTGTAAAGATATCTCCAACTTTCACTGTTTGACCGTTGGTAGCTGCAAGGGTAGCGGAACCACTAGAGATTTCAATAGGAGCAGCAACAACAGTTAGAGGAGCTGCTGAGACGGTTGCGCCGGACAATGTCCCAGCCGTGTGATAGATGGAACGCATGTGGTTGTCGCGATACCAGTCTAAGCCGTACTTCTCTCCTAAACGACCTTTGCTCATAGCGGTTTGATCGCCAGAGTTTAGGTAGTAAGCAAAAGCAGGTAGAGCGGTTGCGTTGGCGTAAGCCTGTGAGTCAAGAACAATCTTGTAATTCTCATCAGGAGCTAAATTGTCAAACAAGATTGCGCCAACTTGAGCGGCAGCACTGTGATCAGTGGCGAACGGCGTTACACCAGGAGTGCCGTGGCAGTTCCATGCTTTCTTGTAAAGACCGAGTAGTTTGAGGTTAACAAAGTTAGCCAATGCACGGGCTTTGGTTTGGATTACACCGCTAGGGATGCCGTCCATGATTTCGTTAAGGTCTTTATCTGTCAAGAAGAACGCTGACTCTTCCCATTCGTTGAGGTAGATAGACTCAGAAGCCATCTCCGTGTCAGGGGTGTTATTAGAAACTGGACCAGGTACAACAGGCTGAGTGGTTGACTCTAAGTGCAGAGGAATATCAATTTTATCGCCTTTCTTGGCAGCTTCGTCTGAATAGCTGGTGTTGACCAAGCTAGGCATTAAAGAGTTCTCACGAACAACCGATAGAGCTTGGGTTAAGATTTGCGGAAAGACTTTCTGGAGATTATTAGCCATTGCTAGGGTTCATGTGTGCAGAGGGTGAACCGTCCGAGACACCGCGCCATCACACTGAATCGCTCAAATGTTTTGCGGGGGATTTGTCGCAAATCCTTTCGTGACTTGCAGTAAAATTCCCAACAAAAAAGCGCCCTCTTGGGACGCCTAAGTGTGTTGCCTATTCAATTGATCGATAGAATCAAGCGCTGAAATCTACAACAACCTTGCCGCTTGAGATGTCTTCTAGGCTGATGCCGTTTTTGACTAAGAAGTTACGACTTCCAGCCTGTTGAGCCGTGATTGTGCGAGTGGTTGTAGCGGTCTTTCCCTTCTGAGCAACAAACCCGCTCCCTTCTGCCTGACTGGATGGCTTGAAGAACTTCGCGCCTCTACCTTCACGGAAGTTAGTAAACAGTCCCTTAAGGTCTAATTCCTTCTTTGTTTTGTCATCTAACCAAAGTGAATCACCCTTGACGATTTGGATACCACCTTCCTCGGTTGTCTTGATACTGCCTTTTACTTTGTCCCAGACAAAATCATCAAAATCGCTCTCCTCACCACCACAATCTAAGAACGCCTTTAACGCCTTCCGATGTAATCCAACCTCTGTCAATTGCTTTTTGCCAGCACCAATCTCTTCGTCCTTAGCCGCTAACTGGCGTTGTAATTCTGCAATCTGCTCGTCCTTAGCTGAGAGTGATCGCTGTGCCTCTTCTTTGATTCGTTGAGTAAGGGTTGTGAATTCGCCTTCCTTGCGTAGCTTCTCTTCCTCAGCCTCTGCACGGTCTTGTTCGCGCTTCTGTTCATCGGCTGTGTATTGCTGATATTTCTCTACATCAACGCCCTGAAAGGCTTTGAGTTGCTTCTCTAATTCTTTGCGTTGCTGGCGTTCTGTCTCTAGCGCCTTGAGTACAGCGTCAGGGTTGCGGATTTCTGTCTGTTGGGTAGGTTGCTCTGGCTGAACCTGTTCCTCTACTTGGGGTGTATCGATGTCGCTCATAATAGGGTGTGAAGTACTTCGCCCAAGGATTCCTATGACTGAACAAGAGTTTAAAGAAAAACACGATAAAGCCTTTACTATGTCTGTCGATGAACTAGTGACAGAAATGGAGAAGTTAGGAGGTCACTGGGTAATAAATTTGAATAATGACGGTGACTGGCAAATTCGGGTGAATGACTGGGGGAATAGCATGGCTTTTTCTTTGCCAGTCGCAATTAGGTGCGCTGTTCAGTTGAGGTATCGACAGGAATTTATGATTGCATCAGGGATACCTATCCGACCGCAGTAAACTCAAACGCACAATTACAGCGTGCCATGCAATCGCATTGCTCACCAATCCCTGGCAGCATCCCCTTAGTTTGCCAGCCTTTAGCTGCATAGCCCAAGCATGGATCACAGTGGTTACTCCCTCCCAGTATCCGCCTCTCTAGCCAATTCTCACCATGCGCCGCACGTCTACCATTCTCATAGCTGCTACGAGCGGCTGATGTGTAAAGCTCTAACCGTGCCTTGAATTGAGCCTCTGACATCCCTTCGTTAATAATGACCTGGCTAAATCCCCGTAATTTCTGAAACTGATACCGCAGCTTATCTGAGATATTGCGATAGTCAGAGTCATTCATCTGACGCATTCCACCTTTGCCCAGCACGTAGGACTGAATATGCAAAGTCTTCAATGCTGAGGCTGTTTCGCTTTCCCATGTCTGCAATGAGATTAAGTCCTGCGCGAACAGATCGCCTATCGTACTAATGTCTTCAGCGATCACAGTGATTTGCTTTTCAATCAATCCCTTGGCTTGCTCAGTGGAGAGAAAGCGTCCAGTCCTGTTGTCGCGATACTGTTGCACTGATTTGGAATAGGAGAAATTATTCATCGTCTATTGCCTCCAAGATGTCAGCGTATTCTTCCATCACCTCTTCCCAGGCTTCAACTGCCTTGAGGACATCCTTGCGGGTAGTCTCGGCAAGCTTCAGGAGGTCAAGAGATAGCGGGAGGGTGTCGTTGTAGCGATGGATTTTAGCTGGTTCGTCAGGCATGGTAATCAAGGGAGAGGTGTCCCAGGATTCCTGATTTCTCACCGCAAGAAATTGCGGTTAACTAGCGGCTATTAGAATGAGAAGAAAAGCCATGCTCAAGAAACTGGGAAGGTATCAATTCAAAGGCATGTATGCACTAAAGCCAGAGTATCGATACCTTGGGCGCAGTAGCTTTTGTCAGGACGGATGGTGGTGCCACGCTTTTGGATTTTGGTTCTTTTCTATATGTTGGAGAGATCGACCGTCCGACTAAAGGAATCCTTGGGAGACGCGCGATCGCTCCCCCTTATGCCAGATTTATCTATCCCACTAGTTGACGAAAACGGCGCAATACTGCCACAAGAATTCTCACTCGCTGACAATATGCGGTTGATTCGCCATCTCAGAATCAACTTCTCTCAACGTGCCTTTCTCTTTTCTCAGATTGGCGGCACACTGCAAAGCCTCGCATATATCCAGGAACGGCAAGAGTATGTGGCTTTGATTGTCGGGATACTCGACGAACTTGATCAGCTTCTAGTCCTGCGCTCTCAGCAAGGGACAGACGCACAATCTACACTAATTCGCGCTGATGTCTTGGAGTGGCAACCGGGTGGACAAGTCGCGTCAGTACAGGCAAGGCAGGGCGAACTGAGGCGAGAACTTGCAATGCTGCTTAACTGTGAGTGGCTACTAGGTGGGGGTGGTTCTGCGATGGTTCTGAGGAGTTAAGACGATGCCACCAATCACCAAAAAATCAGTCTTTGCACCTTGGGCAAACGCTGTCCTCACCTTTACCGTGGACAACCCCAGCGGTGTTCCTGTCATTGACGAATTCACAGGTAACAAGTCCTATCCAAAGCGCCAGATTGTAATCAAGTGCATCCTGAACCCAGTGCGACTGCAATCTGCCAAGTCGAAGGATAGCAACCCTGGTGCGGATACTACGCGAGTGCAGATGTCAGGGTACTTGGTCGAGCCATTCTTGCCGAACCTACCAGAAGGGATTGAGCATAATGTGATCGCTGATGCGGTGATTGAGGTGAAGGACACGCGGGGTAATGTGATTCAGCGCAAGGTAGGCAAATATCAAATCTCACTTGATTTGGTTAGTCCGTATCGCGTTAGTCCGATTACTGGCTGTCCTGTGAATGGTCAGTTTTACATTCCTTAGCCTTTAAGTCGCCTCAGGGCTTTCTTTCCAGCCTTTATGTCCTCAGCGATAAGCTCTCTAGCTCTACCTGACATATCCCATCTATTCAACTGGCACCAAAGTTTGAAAGCCTCTCTATCCTCTTCTGAAGGAAGTTCAATTTGCAAGAAAATTCGCTTAGCCATTGCCTGTATTGATGTATTGACACTATTAAGGTATCAAGGCTAGAGTATTGATGTCAATACATCGGAGTCAGTCATGCAAGTTGGAAGCAAAGCGATCGTTAGATATACACACGGACACAACGGCAGCAATCCGATTTGGACAGTAAGCCGCATCTCTCCAAGCGGCAAGCAAATGATGCTAACCAACGAACATGGACATACGCAGAAGGTAACGTTGAGAGGGAAGGGTGAAGAAGCCTACTACGGATGTGTTGGTGATAACTACACGGTAATTGAGTTTGAGGGTAGTGAGTGGTACAACAGGATTGCAATGAAGGATGAACCTGAAGTAGCCGAGGAATCAAGTGAGTTAATGAGTTATGCCCTCACTGATGTTGTGGAGGCGTTAGAGACACTAGTTGAGAAACTGGATAAAGAAGAGTCGCTGACATTTGGTGATTACATCAAGGCAAAGAACGCGATCGCTTATGCTCATGGATTGCCCCTACCATTTGTTGATGAGAAGCGAATGGGTGATGCAGTGAAAATACTTGAGAAAGCCTACCGCGCAAAAACCTGAAGACTACCACGCTTCAAAATCAGGGCAGTCAGTAGCATCGCTTTTATTGGCGGGAAGTGTTCGCAAGGCATTGCAAGCTGATACGTCATATCCTGGGAGAAAATAAACGCAACGATAGCACGAACGCCACTCTTCAAAGGCTATTCTCTTAGCCTCTTCCTTTGCTTCTCTTTCGGTTATTTCAGCCTCAGTATGTAGCCAAGGAAGCCAAACAACATAACCACTATCCCATCCAGGAAAGCGATCATTTAAGACTCGCCAGCCTTCCTCTGTCTTTAACAGATTTGACTCTCTCCAGTCTTCTAGCAGAAGGATGTCAGATTCTCCAGGACTCCTACCTATTAGCTGACTAGGTGAAGTCAAATAAACTGCGGTATGTTCTGCCCATTCACGGCTCCCAGATCTTAAGCTGCGTTTCCAACGCTGAAAGGTAGGGTGAGATCTGCACAGAACAAGTGGAATGATCGGAGGTATAGCCATTGTCTAATACCCGTACTGCCTTTCAATGCTAAACCCAAAGCCAAATACCCTAAAGACAAAATCCCACTGACAACCCACCTCAGCACTCCATCGGATATCAGTTGGAAACTCTAGCCCAATAACTGATCGATCTGGGTGTGACTCTCGAAGATCGCAAAGCAAGAGAGGGATGTAGAAGGCAAACTCCCAGCGATCAGCGTAGTCGTCATGGTTAACAAGTCCAAAGCCTATCTTCATCAGGAATCCTCCGACGTACACCCATCATTTTAGGCTGTGGCACGGAAAGGATTTGGCAAGGCAAAACTGGCGGAAATCACGGGGCTTGCCGATCAGGTGACGGGTGAGGGGGATGAGAGAACCGATATCCAGAAAGACTTCGCCAAATATGCTAACGATCCTGTCGGCTTTATTGAGGGTGAACTAGGGGAGAAGCTCACAGAACAACAAAAAATACTCTGCCTTTCTGTTCGAGATAATCGAGAAACTAACTGCCAAGCCTCGCATGGTGTGGGAAAATCCCACATTTCAAGTCGTTTAGTGTTGTGGTGGATCTATGCTGTTGGTGGACTTGCGATAACCACCGCACCAACAAAGCGACAGGTAGAACAAATCCTCTGGGGTGAGATTCGACGCACCTTTGACAGAAAGAGCCTTCCAGGTGAACGGGGGATGACGTTCGTTCGCCTTACCGAGTCAGCAAGGGCTTATGGCTTTACAGCATCGTCAACTAACAGCAACGCCTTCCAGGGCGTTCACTTCGATAAGCTTTTGGTCGTACAAGATGAGGCTTGCGGTATTTCGCCAGAGATTGACGACGGGGCATCAGCTTGCGTAACGGGCGGAAGTAACCGACTGCTGAGGGTAGGCAATCCCATTGTTTCAGGAGTGCCGTTTGAGTTCGCCTGTAAGCGTAAACACATCAGAATTCCAGTATGGGAACATCCTAACGTTGCATGGGCTTACGAGCGTCACGACGATGGCGTTCATCGTCTTAAACCAGAAGTAGCAGAGGCGATATTAGACGCAAGTGGAGAGGTAACAGAGCAACACCTCTGGGCTGAATGGTGTCCAAGGGATAAGATCCCAGGTGCTGTGTCAATCGGATGGATCGAGGATGTTAGAGCAAAGAAGGGTGAGACTTCCGCTTATTGGCAGACACGAGTAGAGGGCATCTTTGCCACAGACTCGGAAGCCTCTGTTATCCCTCGCTCGTGGTTTGAAGCTGCCAGGGCAAGGTATGACGCGAACCCTGCACACTGGGACAATTTAGCCGCCGCGCGGCAATGGCAGCATGGGCTTGACGTTGGTGATGGGCAAGACTCTCACGGCTTTGCTTCGTGGCGTGGATGCGTCCTCTATTCAGTTGTAGAGGTACAGACTAAGGGTGATAGAGAAGATGTGTCACGCGCTACTGGTTTAGCCAAAAAACTATTGGAGTCTAAACCCGGACACGTTGCTGTTGATCGTGGTGGGGTGGGTTCTGGTGCGTTGGCGACACTGCTAGAACAAAAGCTGAATGCTACGGGTGTCCATTGGGGTGAGGCGGCTAAAGATCCAACGCAGTACCTCAATTCAAAAGCAGAAGACTTCTGGCTACTTAGAGAAGATTTCAGGATTGGCGAGATAGCGATCGCTCCATTGGGTGAATACGAGGAAATGCTAGCCGAAGATTGGTCAAATACTCACTACGAAATCACTAGCGTTGGCAAAACTCGAATCGAAGATAAAAGCAAGACACGAAAGCGTTTACACCGTTCGCCTAACGTTGGGGACGCTGCTGTCATTGCACGTCGCAGACAGCAGCGTCCCGTATTTCACCAGTCTCAGGCTACTTGGTCACGAAGTCAGTTTGACTTTGATTCTTAGGCTTTCGCTTAGGGCGCTTTTTAGGCTTGGGTTCTAGCATTGGCAGTAGCAGCGAGAAGTTGTCTGACAAGAACCGTTTTAAAGTATCCAACTCTTCTTTGAGTCTTTCGTTCTCTGACTCAAGAGCAGTAATTGCAGAGTGAGTTTGTGCGTCAACAACAAGCAGGTTTTCTATCCTGTTATCGTCCTTTATCCCATTGATATGATGAACGTGTTCCCAGTGCTTTAACGGTCTTCCTAGATGGCGTGCTACCACGATTCTATGCTCTGACGCATATCTCACCCATCCGTGATAACTGCCTTTTCTCGCCATTGTGTCGTAAAACTCTTCACCCGGAAAAATTGCAAGGTCAATGTACCCCAAGGCAGTCTTGCGCCTGTCACCCTTGTATCGACTGCTCTCCCGACCTTTCTTGTAATTAATTAAACTCCCTTGGATTTTATGGGTGCATTCTGGGCAGCGTCCGTGATAAGGAATCCCTTTTCGCCTTGGATACCTGCGAATCTCTGCTACTGCAACTAATCGCCTAGAACCACACTTGCACTCGACCCAGACATAAACTTTATTTTGAGTTCCTTTTCTGGTTGTTGGTTCATCCCATCGGATAGTCCCATTCTCAAGGACTTCCGGCTCTGCTATATTAATCATGTTGCCTACTGATACTAGGTTAACCACGCTCTCGGATGTTCACATCATCGCGAGGGCTTATACTATTTTAACCCCTACAACTCAGTAACGGCAATGGTTTCAGCGCATTCCACACCAGCAATGCCCAGTGGAGTCGTAGCCAGTTTGACTTCGATTAGTATGGAAATAAAACCCCATGACAGACACGGCTACCGACTATTGGCGAGAATACTCTTGGACTGAGACAAACTCAGGAATGTTCTATACCTATGAGCAACTTGCAGAGATGCGCTCATCTCCTGACTGCTATTCGTGGCGCTTTGTTGAGACATCCGCTAATACTGGTATTCTGCGGATAGTGATAGCACCCAGTACCGTAATAGTCTTAGAAGGTAGAATAATCCCGTGGTTGTCAGCGATGGAAGCAAGGGCGATTGAAACTTACTTCTCCCCAATCCCACAACATCGCTACCCCATGCGAGGCGTGATTCAATGGGGAGTTGATCTAGCGGCTGAACAAGCTGCCGAAGACTTGCAGCTAAACCAGTGGGAACCCAGTCACTACCCCATCAGTCGAGACTTTATGGCTGATTTTAATGAAGTTGAAATACTGCAAGCTAGCGAGAGGGCGACAGAATTGCTTAACGCACACTTCCTAGAACTTAGCTCTCCCCAATGCCTTGCCATATTCAAAAACCAACACACCGGATGTCCCTACTCTGGCGATACTGACTCTTGCGATAAAACAGAACGATGCTGCACTGAGCTAAATGGCAGTAGTGAACATTTCGTAGGCTTCCGTCGCATTCAGTCACACCCCATCAACAACAAATCATGTCAGTACTACAGTCACGACTGGCGCTTGCGTTGTGCTGTCAATCCCAAGGGACAGTGCGAGGGTTGCAAGGACTTCAAGGCATTGAGTTAGACTGGATTATCTCCACCTCACCACAAATCAATGACTCAGTTATCCATATCCGCAGTAATCAGCCGCCAAATGGAAATCATCACGTTTTTCCAAGACAAGCTACTGAGCAAGACAGAACACGAAGGCTCAGAAGCAATGATGAACTGGGCGATCGCATTGCGTGAAGCTTACACTGTTTACGATGGACTAGTGCGAGAGGCAGAGCAAAAAAGTGCGCCTAGTCCGAGTTGGATTGACTCGTATGGCTTGAAGCCCCTAAACAAAACAAGCCCCCAAGCATGAGATTGAGGGTTTGTCGGGTGTGCAATACTACTGAATCTTCAACGGTTAGACTGCCATTGTATCACTGTCGCAACTCGTGAACAATCGCCACAGCAATCAACCCACTGAGCAACAACAGTACATTGACCGCAGTGATAAACAGAATTTCAATCATCACGTCCACCTACTGAAGGAGCGGGAAACCAGAGAGCGGCGATTGTGGTTAATGCACCAAAGTCCACGTCTTTGTTATCACGAACCACTGGCATAGCAGCGATCGCAAGGATAATCAGACTGATTGCGAATTGAATGAACAGTCGAGTCTTCTGCATAACTTCTCCTAAGCTAATACCCTGTAGCCACCCTGCCAGCGATCGCGAAACTCGGATTCGCTAATCTGACTGTGTTTGCCATTCGTTGCAGAGTACCCAGAAGCTAGCGTTCCGTAGGGGTCATGGGCTAGCAATACGCCATCCTTGCGTCCCACGAGCATGATGATGTGCCCTCCCTTGGGTGCCTTCCTCGTTCCTCTGTGCAAGATGTTGCAAGGCACGGGGAAGCCAGCGTCTAGCAGCGCCATGACAAACGCCCAGTCTCTATCTGTATTCCACTTAGTCGAGAAGCCGTATTCCTTGATTACTGCGGTGTGCGCCTCGTGGTAGATGGTATCAGTTCCGTTCTTGATGATTTTCCGTAGATAGCCGTCGTCAGTCTCTAGCCCAAATTTGCCGATAACTCGCAGTAGCCAGTCACAATACATGGCATGAGTGGACGAGTTGCAAGTCCGGTGTGGCATCGTGAAGTTGTCACGCTGGGAGAAGTACTTGCAAGGGATGTCGAGGTTCAGCGCCTCACCAGCTAAGTAGGCTGATAGGCGTTCAATCTGGCGTTGTACTGCTGGATTGGTGACAGAGTGCGAGACTGCTTTGACGGGCTTAGCGGCGAGTTCTAGCAGTAGCTTTGCACTACCTGAACCTAGCTGAGAGGGATTGCCTTGGTTGCGATCTGCCTTGAACTTGGCAAAGGCTGTTAGGGTTTTCTGTCCTGCGATTCCGTCAGTTTGCAGGTTCAAGAGGGATTGCACTTCTTTGATTAGCTCAGGTGAAGCTGCCGTGAGTTCAATCACTGAGTTTTGCTTGGTGAAAGCTTCTAAGGCTGGGTATGCCATCAGGAGAGAGAGGAGAGGACGACTCAGGATTCCTGATTAAACCGGATAGCCCAGCGCCTCCAAGAAAAATCTCACATCCATAAATCTGTCAAAGATGTGTTCTCTCTCTGAGCCTGCAAACCTCAAGCAGTACTCAAACACCTCTCCATTTTGTTTGTAGTCAACAGTGAATTCTCTCATCGTCCTTGGCTCATTTCGTCAGCCAAGGATTCCTACACAAAAGCCGCCCTGTGATGAGCGGCTAAGGTTAGCGATACTTGTGGGGTTTGCGAGTCTTAGCGAGAAATAGACACAATCTGCAATGCTTTTTCGTGACTTAACCCTGCTATCCGCAATGAGTTGTAGCTTGCCTCACCCTGATTCAGGATGGCGAGTTGTTCCACGCTGTACTGATCCACGCAAACCAAGGGGAGCTTGCAAGCTTCTTTCAGGTTGTTCACCTCGGTTCCGTAAGTCGCCGTCACCCCATCAGCTTTGAGCCAAGATGTGTAAAGAGGGTGAAACTGCTTTAGGTGGGCTTGACGCTGGACAAATCGCTCATTCCTTTCTTCCTCTGTTCGTTCAATATTAAACTGCTTGTCGGCACGACGTTCAATTGCTTCAATAGCGCAAGCGGAAAGAATGTCTCCAGCTATGTCGTTGCCATTGCGATAAGCTCGTTTCCAATATTCTGTAGCGTCTTCTATTGCAACTGGCACAAACGTTTCACCCGTATCAGACTTGATTTGGGGACAGGCTTTATCCGCATGGGGCAAAGTTTTCAGGCTTTTTACCCCCATGATTCGCCCCAGGCTTTTATGGTCTTCTTTTATGGCATCTGTCACATTACGCCCTGCTAAAACATACCGAACATCTGGAGTCCCTGCGTTAATCAGGTAGCAGTTTAATGGGATATCTCCAAGTTCAATCGAGGTGCGCTTCGCTGTTAGAATACTCGTGGTCATTTCCTACTCCACTAGGTTTTGACTGTTGACTGACGGGTGTCTTAAGCATCCGTCAGATTTTATTGTCTCACAAAATGGGGCTTCAGCGCGTCAACTAAGCGCCATAAAGATAGGGGAAAGCTAGCGGTAACTTAGAGGACAGTTGCCGCCATGTTGCTTAGAACCGAGATTGAACAGATCCGCGACGAATTGAGAGCCGAGTTGAGAGCCGAGATAACAGCCTTGGTGACTAGCCAGGTTACGGGTGCCATAGGCAGGGCAATCAAGAAACTCGAGCGCCAGCAACAGCAACAACAGGGAAAGCTTTGACAGTATCGGCTATCCCGCAATGAATCAAGAGCCACCCCTCTGCCCTACTGATTGCCCAAACCGAACCCAGAAGCAACTCGGTAAAGGCTACTCGTATCTCTTTGTCATCGTGATGACGGGCTTTCTCGCTAGCCAAGCCGTCAGCCTCAAGGCTTCCAATGAACGATGGGAGATTAATTTGTCTCCTATCCCCACACCAATTTATATAACCGGAGTTGGGCTGATTGCTTCTGCTCTGGGACTAAATACAGACAAACTGGCTGCGGTTCTAGGTGCCGCTCTTTCAGGCAAAAAAGGAGAGGAGTGATGTGGCACCGCAAAAAAAATCAGAGCTACAGACGTGGTTTTCTCAGTTCCTTCGCTGGGTTAAGTCAATCATTAATGGTCGGCGTACACCTACCTCTACTGTTAAAACCCGTCGCTACAGCACAGATAGAGCATCAGCCGTCTTCACTTTACGACGTGACGTTCCAGGGGCAGTCGAAACTTGGCGAATCATTCACAGTGGAAGCACGGGCGCGATATTGCTTACCTTGGACAATTTGTCCGACTCAAGAGCCTACTACAAGACAGAAAGACGTAAGGCTCGTGAATCTGGGCGAGGCTACACAACCACTGCCGATGAGCGAGGCTTACAGATGGCAGGTGGCGAAATTCATACTCACCGCTTCGCGTTTTCTTGGATTGCGTTCGATGGCAAAAGGCAAAAGGTTCGTCTCTTAGGTGTCTACGACGGTGACTTCGCTGCGTTCTCCAAAGAGTACGCCTATTCAATCAAAGTGAGGGCAATCTCCACCAATGACGATGGGCTAAAGCGACAGATGGGTGATCGCATGGCATTGAAGATTGGTGAAGCGATCGCGCTGGAATTGCTGGAACTGAAACCACTGCCAGGATTTAGGTGGGAAAATCGAATCGCAAGCTATGATTGGGAAGAATTGCTGTTGGGGTACACCAGGCGAGTGCATAGGGCTAGTGACTTTGATCCGAAGATTGTTTGTAGGAGTAGGTAAATAGTTTTATTGTTCAAAATTATTGAACTTTCGGCTAAAGCACAATCTTCACGGGTTCTGTAGATACTCTGATTTTCTATTTTCTTTGGAAGCATCTTGAATCCGGATTCCTCCTCTTTACCCACCCGTGAAACCTGGATATAGAGAGGCAGACACTTTAACCAGAAGAGTATGCTTTAGCCGAAACTTAGCTTACAATATGAAAAGTCCCAGCAGTGCTGATTACACTCTGGGGATGGTTAACCAACTTCTTTGCATACCCGGCTAACAGATGAATACTAACACAGGAATTGGCTTTAAGCCAACGCTCCCAAGCCTTTCAGAAATCAATAAACTGCGGAATCATTTCAAGTCTATTATCCGCAACTGGCGAACCCAAAAGCTAAAAGTAGTCTTTGCTTACCTCAACGCCCTCACTTATCGCGCCTGCCGTCAGTCAGGCGCTTTGGTTCGTGTGAGACGAGCAAGAGGTGACAGCAAAGGGTTTCATAAATTCGTAGGAGACATTAAAGCGATCGCTCTTAAGGGAATCGGTAAGTTCAACATAGCGATTGAGAGCATGGTTGATCAGCTTGCTAACTTTTGGGATGTGACAATATCCGAAGCATCTTTGAGAAAGTATCGCTACGAACTGCGCGATGTGTTTGGGCTGTTTAAGTTCGAGAGCTTCCCTCTGTCTTATCACTTGGGACGCAAGGGTGATGTCAATAACAGACGACCACCAGCACTAGAGAAATTCAGTCTACCCAAGGCTTGCATCTTGCTGGAGGTACTAGAGGATGTTCTAGTCAAAGAAAGGGATTGTGAACTCGAAGACTTTCCCGGCTGCGGCGCTATGGGTAGATTTATCTACAATGCCTTATTCAAGGGTGTTGTATCGTATCGACGGAAGTCACACAGTCCTGATGCTGTGGTGATGATTCAAGGTGATCGCGTGGTTTGGGCTAGCGAGTTTGACTGGAACGATAATCAGCTAACCGAGTCAGGTGAGATTGCTTGGTATGGTGGCGTTCGACTAATACCGAATGAAAATGGTGTTTTGCCTGAACTAATACCGCAAGGTACCTGATGCGCCAACAAGACTGGGGTGATTTCTAACCGCTATTTCAAGCGGTTAGAAATCACTCTATTTACCTAACGCTCGTCTCAACTGCTCCCAAAACGTCAGTTCATCCTTATCCTGTTTGCTTTGCGTCATGATGTCACCTGATAGAGTCTCAGGATTCCTCTTGACAGCCACTAATTTGGTTTGACATACAATGGTGCATAGAGTTTTGGGAACGTCTTTATGTCCACTGCAACAGCAACGCCAACCGCAACAACAGACGAATTGAATGGACTATTGGAAAAGCAAACACCGAGCCTGATATCAGTTGGGATTATTGCAAAACAGCTTAAAGCAGAGTCCGAAGCAATACTGGACTTCTGCAAGACTAAGGGCTATTTCGTCGCACCTCTCTATGATGGTGGCGAATACATGATCGACTTCAATGCCATCACACCTGACTTCATCCGAGACTTTACCTATGCAACGATGGCTAAGTCTCTTGAACCGAAGGTACAGGAAGGAGTGGAAGCGATCGCATCCTTGAGAAACACAGCTACTACAACTGAAACCCCTGCCGCTGACACTCCGATAACAACCGAGGCAACAGAAGTAGAGGAAGCCCCAGATATTCAGCCAACCTCTCAGGCTGAGACAACGTCTTCAGGATGGAAGCTGGGAAAAAAGGGAAAAGGTCAAGAAGAAACAATCAACAACCTAATCTCTGCCAACGACCCAGACGGAAGCCGCAACTTCATCCAGGCTCTAAGAAAGCGCACTCAAGGCACAGGCGATCTTATGGAGAGGTTGGCGCAAACTTATTACAAGGGTGGGGACAAGACACTTGCGAATCTATGGAAAGTGACTGATTCGATTTTGGCTAAAATAGCTGCCGCAGCAGAAACAGAAAACCCAAAAAACACTAAGCGTCATCGACGTGGGAATCAGGTGGATCAACCAGCCGCGTCCTAGTCTTCGAGATCTGCGAGGTCTAAGGTGTAGTGGAGAGTCCGTCCAGAGATGAGCTTCACCTTGCGAACGCCGAGTCCTGCAAAGGCTTGGAATGCGATCGCTCCGAGGTCATTCTCTACTTCTGTCAGATTATCTTGAGGCGCAAGGACGTGAAGGGCATCTGAGCCGACAGCTAGCATGGAACCTTGGAGGGAGTTGTAATTAGCCTGAATTACTAACAGCACATTGCGTAGGTGACGCAGGTTGGATTGAATTTCAGCTTGGACTGCGTTCTCGTCCTGGGATTTGGTTAAAGCAAAGGGTAGTAAGCTCACGGTTATGTCCTCTTAACTGTGGGAGGATACCCATAAAAAAACCCACCTCTACAACAGGGGTGGATTTAGCTTTGTTGGTCGAGTGGCTACTCCCGTGGCTTTGACTTTCGCCTAACTCTCTCGTCTCTCTCTTGCCTCATCTCTTCCTCGATGAGAGCAAGTAGCGTTTCGTTATCAGTGACTAGCTTGTTGATTAATTCCATCATTGATTGCTGTGCCATTATGGTCTTGTGTCTCCAGGTTGAAGGGATTGGAGTCACACCCTGGTATCTGTCGGCTGGATGAACTGAACCCATCCAGCCTTTTGCTCATTTGTCCTGTTGTTCTTGCTTAGCTTTCTCGTTGTTGCGTTGGTATACCCTAGCCATTGCCTTGGCAACTTCCGGCTTACCTTGCTCGATCAGGCTTTCTACTTGCTTTCGTTGCTGTGGGGTATAGTCCTCTGCTGACATATCGCCTAGTACCTTGGGCATCCGGGAGGTGAGCTTTGGGTTGTGTCGTCGCAGTTGACCTTACTTTGCCAACTCTTCACTTGGCTGTTGGTCTTGTTCCAGTCAATCCAGTGAAGCCATCCAAGGCCACTGGTCGCAATTGCGGCTATTAGGAGAATGTTAGTTATCATTGATCTGCTCTTAATCTAGGTTGTGAGCCAGGGCGCTTCAGTAGTTATGCAGGCTGGCTGAAGCGCTTCTGACTGAGGGAATCCCCTCATCCTGCCCACCATGAGAGGAAGGACAGGAGGCGAGGATTAGTACACGGTAGGATTGGCTGACTCGATTTCTTCAGGGGTCATCTCTACCTGTTCGTCGCTAGCTTCCGGTCGCTCGACTTCCATCGCCTGTAATCGCTTCAGGAAGTCCTGTAGTTCAGCGTCAGTTAGGAGTTGACGTGATCGCTTGCCATAAGTCTGCACTAGGTAGTCACGCCCTTGCTGATTAGTCCAGCAGAGTCGATTGAGTTCTTTATTGGTTTGAGAAATTAAGTCTTCGTAGCTGGTTCCCTGTTCGTCCACAGTAACGACATCAATAGTCTCGATAGCTTGAGGTAAAGCCATCGCTGACGAAGGTTCCATCAAGACTCGATTGGCTCGACTTTCTAACGCTTCTAAGACTTTGCTTGACCACTGAGGCGATACTTCAAGAGTCAACAGCCACTTATCAACTCTTGCTCTACCGTTATCTCGTGGAGTGCTGATATTTCGCTGACGACGACACAGCTTGAAGGGGATGCCTCGTAGGTCGCCTGTTGCTTGCTCGATTGCAACTAGGTTTTCTGTTAAGCCCATAATGTCCCACTTGCTATGGGTCTGGACTTCCACGTAACCCAGTCGCTTTAGTTCTGGAATGACAACAGACAGTCGTCCTGATGGCTTGCATCCTGTTTTGCCGTCACACCCTAAACAAGCCTTGCGCCCCTTGGAATACGTTCTCTTGTTGTCGTCCAACCAGATAACCTGATTCTCCCCGTCACAGCGTCTCAGTAGGCTAGATGCTGCCCACTCTTCCATCCAGGATGAGAAGTTTTGCTCGGTTGTCTTGTAGGGAAGGAAGACATTAATTTCTCGTGGCTGCTCTTTGTAAATCTCGGTGAAGGCTGTCTTTAACTCAGTGTCAGCAGTATCGAACCTGAAATAGTCCAAGTCTTGCCCTGGTCGGTTACCAGTCTTGGGCGCACCTTTGCGAAGGATTCCAAGCTTAGGGAAGCTGGCTGTTCTGTCGGTCAATCCTTTGATAGGCATCTTAGAATTCGTCCTCTTCTGTGGTTTCTACTACGCGATTCATGAATCGCTTGGTGACAGTTGCCTTGTCTAGCCAATACTGACTGGACTTACAAACAGGCTCAAGCGCTGCCTTTACATTGTTTCTTGCTTTTTGGATAAGGACTTCCATTGCAACCTCATCCTCTAATTCGTCAGGGTCGTCATTGTCTAACTTGGCAAAGTACCCAACACTCGCTTCTGCTGATTCGTAATCTCCTAAGTTGACCTTACGGGTATAAGTTACTGAAATTGTTGTTATGTTCATGACTGCTGGCTTGATTGGACAGTAGACACACCCCCTTCATTCTCGCTACACCCTAGAACTCACATCCCTCACTAGTCCAGTCTTTCTGGTGATAGGCGTTCTCCACAGCCGGGAGAAATTCGGCTTGCTGTTCTCCAGTCATGCCGAAGATGTAGTCGAGTGATGCACCGATGGGTTCGGTTAGCCAGTCGTAGTTTGAGCTAAGCATGAACTCATCAAACTCCTCTTGAGCCGTAGTCTGGATAATCTCACTCAGTTCTCTCTCAGCCTCAAGAACTTCTACCTCTTCAATCTCAACGATTTGGTCGATGTACTTCTGAGCGTTAGCTTTCTTCGCTTCCAGCACTGCGCGGAAGAGATACCGAGACACAGGGCGAGTGCGGCATCCTGTCAGCCTGACATCTACCAGGTCACCCTTGATTGCAAATGCTTCAATCTCATTAGGGTGATAGTGGTAGCTGCCTACCTCATCCCAGTTCAGGACATCCGCAATAGTTTGGCGATCCGAGTAGCTGAGAGCTTCTGTAGGCTTGCGTGGCTGTGTATATGTCATGATTGTGTTCTCGGAGTTACTTGGTTTTCTTCGGGGTTCCCGTCGCTGTCGTTCTGCCAAGTCTGTCAGTGGCGGGTTTCCGTTTGTCTATAACTAATCTACGCGACACGTAGAATAATTGTCAAGTAGATTTATCGACTTTTGTTGACTATCTATCTACTTCTCACGTAAGATATGTGGAGTAGATAAATCCACGCTAGGCGAGTAATCTAATGGAGAAGAGTTATGGATAAAACAGTGATTGTCTGGAAGCTTAACGAGGTGATGGCACAGAAGCGAATACGAAATAAGGACTTGGCTGGTGCGCTGGGCATATCAGAGAACTCAGTCTATAGATTGCGAAAGACAGATGAGATGCCTCGCCTTTCGCCTGAGCGATTGAACGGCATTTGCTTGGTTCTTGAGTGCCAGCCTGGAGACTTGCTTCTGTTCGTGAATGACGCACCCTCTGATGAGAAGCTTTCAGGTAGGTCTACGACCAAAACACCTAGCAAACGGGCAAAGCACATACGTCCAGCAGAAGACGGTGTTCAGTCCATTGGTCAGCTAACGAAAGGTGTTGCATAGAAAAAGCGATCGCCTCACAGATTAGAAGCGATCGCTTTTTAGTGATGATGCAGGTTTTAGAGGGACTGAAGATACTGATCTAGCATCCAGTTGTATTCAGGGCAAAGATTACGAGTCCCGGCGACAAGAAGTCTACTGGCATACTCTCCGAATTCCTTTTGTTTAAGTTCATCTTCCAATCGAACAGATATGTCTACGAAAGTGTTGGTAACACCCTCAACAGACGAACCCGAATCAAAAGCCCGACAAATTTCTTGAGCATGATCAGCCTTCTGCCAATCAGCCGCATTTTGAATAAGCCTGTTGTTAGCAACGCTTTTTGTTATTGCGTCAAACGCCTCGATAAAAACAACTTCTTCAGGAGTGAGCGAACGGGGTTGAGACTGAGCGTGTGCGGTCAGGGGTGCAGAGGTAACAGAAAACAGCGCAAAGCTAGCGGCAATGCAGGTTAAAAGGCGCATCTCGGAAGTGATTAAGCTTGTCTGCTCTAGTCTGGCTGTTCTTTATTAGGAGGATTTTAAGTTCACGAACTCTTCAAACAAACAAGCGATCGCATCGTGCCCGGAAAGCTGTTGCGATCGCCCATGACCTATCCCACAAGAGGAGAATAGATAATGTCTAATGTATCAGTTCAGGAGAGTAAGCGATCGCTATTTGATTCGCGCATCCTGGCAAAAGAGATTCAGATTAACCACAAGAAGCTGCTGACTATCATCATCCGACAACGGTCAATGATTGAGTCGGCGCTAGGCTCAATCCTGATTACGAGAGTTGGCGATGAGAGAGTTGCGTTCTTAACTGAGTCGCAGTACGTTTTCTTTCTGACACTGCCTCGCCAAGTTGACGAGATTGTCAAATGTCAGTTGGAGTTAGTCTCATCACGCCCCAGTCAAATCAGTTCGCCTCTGTCAACCAAGCGACGACGCACCAAGAAAGACCGACTCATTAAACGCCACGGCTTAACCTGCTGTTGGTGTAGTGAGGCTTTGACTTCTGAGACTGCAACGATTGAGCATCTCATTCCACTTTCTCAAGGTGGCTCAAACCATATCAGCAACCTTCGGCTGGCTTGCTACCCCTGCAACAACGGACGGAACCAGCTAGCAGTCGGAGGAATGCACTAATGTTTGACGACTTAAACGACAAACAAAGTACCGAGACTGAACTGCAACGCATTGTCTTTGTCGAAGTCCGAGATAGCGAATGTGGCGTAGTGGGCTGGCGTTATCGCGAAGATACCCATGACATATCCCTTGAGTCAAATCGGTTGTTCGACACTGTTGACGAAGCCATAGAAAGTTGGACTGAATCTCGAATTTAGTCTGTTATCACAATCCGCATTTTGTTGCGGATTTTTAAAGAAATCACGATTCCCTACATAAGCAAATTATAGGTTCTACGAGAATGTCTCTTTTTTGTCCAAGTGGTACGTTGATTCCGAATCAAGAAAGAATAAAAGAAGAACTTCCCTTGGTGGATATGGATTCTGCTTATGTAGGGAATCCGGTTTCTTTACTCGATTCAACGCAAATTGATGCATTATGCCTTGAGTGGCATGGCTTCACCCAGAACTGGACTAAGAGCCAATTCTTAGGATTCATGGGATACATCAACGCCATCACCTACCAGTTAGTTAACGAGTCGGGTGCTATCCGCAAGGTGAGTGGGTTTGCTTCTGAATCAAATCCACGGCATGAGATTGTAAGCCAGATAGTATCCAAGCTGGTTGAACGTTCTCGTCAGGGGTTGCTTGCGGTTCGCTCTGCCATTGTTGGCATGGAGCAACAGCTTAAGCGCTGGTGGAATGGTGGTTGTCACAGTCCTAAGACTCTGTGGAAGTATCGCCAGCTACTTGCTGATTGGGACTTCTTTAGGTGTGAGGGAGGCACGAAAGGTAAGTATGAAATCCCGTCTATTGCTGATGTCAACTTAGAGCGGTTGCTGTTGTTCTATGAACACATAGAAGAGGCGTATTGCTCTCGTGGGTGGGAACTGCCACTACACAAAGGTAAGACAACTCGGTTGTTGTTTAAGGCTGTGTTCGCTGGCGTACGAAAGTATCGCTTTGCGGCGTTGGGTAATTCAGCCACAGAAGGAGAATGGACAGGAGATAGAACGCGAGTACCTGTGACTTATGAGAACGGCAAGTGGTTTGACATCTACGGAGTTGAGGTAGTTGAGAATGAGAAGTTTACGCGACGAGAAGCTGACCCAGAGACTAAATTAGAGAGTTCGATTGAATGGAAAAGTCAAGATTTACCGTATTAAAGGAGAAGAGGGATGATGACTAAAAAACACAAGCTACCAACACTAGAATCAATTGCTGCCAAACTCCAGGAATTAGGACAGCAAGCCCGATACATTCTGAAGC